GTCCGCGACAATCTTTGCATAGCATACATTGTCGGAATTGAGAATGAGATTTTGTTGAATAAATACGACCATAATTCTATATCTAAAAACTTCACTTAGTAATAGAAACCGCCTTCAATCTCGTTAAGGAGAGCCTGAGCGGCATCAGCACCACACACATCGGTGGAAGCATAAGAGGTTGTCTTGTCGATGCCATGAATAATCGCAAGACTTGACGCATCACCCGTCACACCCGTATCACCCTTCGGCCCCTGTGGGCCTGGCACGCCCTGGATGCCTTGCGGCCCCTGAGCGCCGGTTGCCCCCTTCAGGTTCTGGAAGCTGAGCGACAGCGTGCTGCCACTTACCGATGCACTGCCCGATGGTGTGCCGGTGTTGTTGTCCACCGTCACGTTCACTGTGCTGATGGTATCCTGCTTCGCGTCGATGGCCGTCTTCACACCGCCGCTCTTCACGGGATTGTTGCTGTTGGCGGTCGGAGCATTGTCGAACGTTAGCGTGTCCTGCTTCGCTGCCAAAGCAGTGTTCATCGCAGCAGGCTGCACAGCTGTCGCACCAGCGGCAGCACCGCTGCGAATCGTGGAGAGGTCGCTGATAGCGTCTTGTTTCGCACTTACCTCGTCAGTGGTTGCAAGAGATAATTCGCCAGCCATCCATCCGTTGGCGACGGTCCACTTGTAATAATATATCGTTGCCTCGTTAATGTCTTTTTCTGAGAACACCATGTGGGTCGGTGATATTTCCTCAACAGGCAAGTAGTTGCCTTCAGACACTAATATCACCGGCTTGCCGGACATAAAGTCGTTGTAAACCTTGTTTCCGTCGACAGTCTCCCATGCTTCGACGATTACTATTCCACCATTATCGTTTATCAGTTCTACGGTGAGGTTCTTAGCAGCCGTGCTGCCGTCACCCTTGATGTAAGCGTCGTAGACACCCGTGCCATTCACCTTGGTGGCGTTGGTGGTATCAACCAGCCATATCTCGCCGTTGGCAAGAACAGTATCAGCCTTACTGCCACCCGTCTGGATGGCGGCAAGATTGCAATACCTTGGCATTTGTTTACCGTAAATTATCTGTCCCATATATATTCAATTTTGTGCTTTTTAATTTGGATAATATTCTCCGCTCAGCAAATCATCCACTTCACTCTTTGTATAGAAGTTATCCCTCAGCAAGTCTGCCGAAATAAGCCTTCCCGTAGTTTCCGTTCCAGCATCAATCTTCGCCTGAGTAAGTGCCGAATAGGTAGTGTTGTTGTCAGTGCTATGCCCCAGGAACACCCAGTAAGTGCCATCATACATATAGTTGATGTACCTGTTGGCATACCCTGCAAAAGCACTCTTCGCAGCAGCCAGTACAGCATTGTTATACCAAATCCTGATAGCCCCCGTTCCATTCACGTTAAGCTCTGGGGTGGTGCTTGTCGAAGTATTTGTAGCAGAGAACTTCACAGAGATAAGCGTACCCACAAGCGGCTTGCCTTCAGCATCAAGAGGGAAATCCTCAACAGTGCATATCTTCGGATTTGTGGCAGCAGCAGTAGAGCAGGAACCCACGTAGACCCTTGCAGTAGGGTGAGCCGCCAGGTCACTCTTCTTGGCGAAGGTAGCCTTCATCCTTGCCCACAGGGTAAGGACACCCGCCTTATCCAGGTATTCCCTTAACGTGGTTGCCATATATCGTTACACGCAGTTTTCAGTGATCCAGGTCTCGTCGATACGTGATACGTTCAAGTTGCTCTGCACAACGCTGAAGTCGCTGGCCTTGAAGGCAGTGCCGTAGTCGGTTACGCAGAAGATCATGTCGCCGACCTCGCAAGTCTCACCGGCATACTCGCCTGCTGTGCCCACAATCCAGTACATGCCTTTCTTGTAGTTGGTGGGAGCGAACCCGGACGTTCCTGCAGCAGGAACCGTGCCCTGGAAGTTTGCAGCGCCCACCTGTGCTGCCGCGATGGCATCGGCCACGGCCTTCGACGTGGGAACGTTAGTGCTTGTGCTTCCTGCGGGAATGGAGGTGTCGACACCCTTGGCGCAAGCAGCAGCAAGCGTATAGCCGTTGTAGGTCTTGTTGGTCAGGGCCTGTTCGTCGTCGAGGTTCACCGTTTCCTTGCTGTTGCTATAGAGCTTGTTGCCGGTAGCAAACACACCCGCCTGCGAGAATGTCTGCGGGTTTGCGCCCTGCGTCTTTGCGCCGACCAGGAACAGCTTGGCAACGTCGTTGGTACTGCCGGTGGTGTTCTTGGTATCAGTGCCGATGCTGTCGGCACTCTTCCCGGAGTCCACGAGGTTGCCGTTGGCATCCAGCGTGACCACGTTACCGGCGGTTGCGCCGCTGACTTTGTCGGCCTTTCCGCTGATGTCCTGGTGCGCTGTGAGTACCGTCGCACTGAGTCCTGTCTTCAGTTGGATATTCGTCTTGTCGGCATTGGCTCCCGTTCCCGGCGTAATGGCCAATTCTGATACATTAGCTTTGCTAGTGTCGCTCGGGTGCTGATGGTCGCCGCGTGCGAATGCCGTCTCCGTACCTACCACTGCCGTTGCTGCGTCCATTTTCGGAGCTGTCGAAGAAGCAGCTGCGCCTTCCGGCACGTCGTCCTGCGTGATGAAGCCGCTGTCGTTGGTGAGCTCCGACGTCTTCTTCGGCGTAGTGACACTGATGGTCAGCTTGTCGTTGGCAGCATCCGGCGTGATGGTCACGTCGCCCCCTGCGGCAATCGTCAGTGTGTCCGTCTTCGTGTCGGCGGCGATGGTCGTGCTGCCGACCTTCACGTTCGAGAAGGTGTTCTGGTTCACCTCTGCACCCTCTGCGATGCCTCCCAGCTTCGTTTTCTCGGCAGCGGTGTAAGCCTTGTTGTCGGTTCCGTCCTGGATCATGTCGGCCGACAGCTTGTGCGTTGCATCAATCACGTCCTGCTTGCCTGAGATGTCCTGATGCGCGTTGAGCACCGTGGCACTCGTTCCGTCTTTCAGCGTGATGGTCGTCTTGTCGCCACTTGTACTGACGCTCATCTCGCTCTTGTCGGCCTTTCCGCTGATGTCCTGGTGCTCAGTCAGTGGCGTGACGCTGTCAGTGCCGATGTGGATAGTCGGTGTGCCGTTGGTCGTGGTGATTTTGGCATAGCCTTTCACCCATGCTTTCATCTGGGCCCAGACAGAAAGCACGCCGCTCTTATCCAAATACTCTCTTAAAGTCGTTGCCATATACTTTTTGTTTTGTGTTGGTTATACTAAGTTCTCCACCAGCCACTCCCAGCTGATAGGTTGTATGGGCACCTGCTCGTCGAGCTTCACCTTGTCCTCCTTGCTCATGGTGCCGTCGGTACGCTGGGTGGCATTCTCCAAGTCCTCGATCTTGTTGAGCAGTTCATCAACGTGCTCACCAGACCTGACAACTCCGTCACGATTTGATATATATCCTTTAGCCATACCGAATTATTTAACCTTGAAATATCCTTCCTCGACGATGAACGGGCCTTCGCCCACATAGAACACCTTGTAGTTGAGCCCAACCTTGCAGACCAGACCGACTGTCACCTTCAGTTCTGTATTGCGACAGCTCGCGGTGATGTCAGGAATGGAATTTTTGCATTGGGCTTTTACGACAATTATCACATTCCTGTTTTCGGCTCCTACGGACATTTTCTCCTGCGCGGGTATGACAGAAACGACAGGAACGCTGTTCCTCGCTGTAACATTCGTTTTAATGTCACAGGCTGTCTTATCCCATATTTTTACTGTCAAGCACCCCATAGCAGTGTTTTTATTTTGAGCATGTCACCGTCTTGATATAGCACAGGTCGCGCACCAGCACTTCGCGGCGATACCCTTTCTTGAAATCGCCGTCATTGACCTTGGCCGTGACAATCATCTTCACCAGTCCGGTACCAAGGCGCGTAGAGTCGACACACAGGTAGTGTCCATCTTCCCCGTCCACGATTTCCGATTTCGGAATGACGATTTGTGCATCGTCGCTCTCCAGCCGGATTTCGTAGTCGTCCTCGTCCTGATTGAAGCCTGGCGCCTCAATCGTCAAGAGGAACTTCAGGTCTGTGCCAACGTAATATCCGTTCAGTTTCATGTCGGTCAGTTTTTAACTTTCGTAATACTCTCCGTGCAGCGCAGCAAAGACACCCTTGCTGCTGACGGGATAATCGCTGTCCTCCGCAGGAGCATCGTCGACTTTCTCCACCTGATGAAGGATTTCGTCAACCTCCTTGCTGCTGTAGGAAATGTATCTCGGGTCAATGTTTACTCGTGCCATTCGTTTTTGCGTTGTTGTTTTCGGTCAATATACAGATTTACCAGTTTGTCATCAAGGGCACATCAGGAAGTCGTGCTAAAAGATTGCCGTCGATTCGACGATTGCCCAGAAGTACTGGCTTTCACTTTGCGCGACGCCAGTCTCAAAGATTGGCATCGACACAAACGTCGTTTTCTTTCCGGCGGCCAAAATAGCAGTGTAGCTGACATAAGTGTAGTCAACCATCAGTTTCTTATACTCCGTCGATATATATACACCTTCAAAATCGGACTGGCTGGTATTGGAAACCTTGGCAAACACGTTGCTACGGTACCGGATGTTGTCATAGTAAGAATCAGGGTTGTCATTCGGAGAATCGGCACACTGCACATTCACAGACTGTGATGTATGGTTATATATTTCCACCATCTTGCCCGGGTACAACCTCGGAGAAGGAAGATAGATGCAATCAAAATCGGCACCAGGAATGACAAAGACCTTCTGCTTGTTGCCCGTAACGGGGCACCACCCTGGAGGCAACGTCTCATCAGGGAATGTGCTGCTAAAGAAGGCTGCCAAATCCTGTCGCTTAGCCAGGTCGACAATATCTCCCTCTGAAAATGCCTGACAGACGTCGTACCATTCACTGCCGCTCGTCGGGTAATTACTATGTCCCCGGAACGTGTCTCTATACAGCAACGCGATACACGTATCAGTTTCCACATCCCCGACGAACATCGTAGAGACGTAGAAGTTGTCGGCCCGCACCGTACCGCTGATATTGGCGGCACCCTGGAAAGACTCACCCGTGCGCAGGTTGACGGCCCAGTTGGGCGCAAAGGTCGCCCTTGCGCCCCCTTGCGGATATTCAGGATTGAACCAAGCATACGGCACTGCCGTGTTACCGTCGAACGTATAGGGTGTCTCGTAGTTTGCCTCGTTGACTTCCGTATATGCGTTGGCCGAGGTGTAGAGTTTTCCGTACTGCGAATACATCCAGTCGCCACAGAAAATGGAACTGGCCATCTTTCCGTAGTCCATGATGCCAAACTTGGCATAGACCACGTCCACTTGCGACATGAGCGTCCACTTGGAAGATGTGCCCGGCATGTCAGAGGCAGAAGCGCTGGTGGTGTTCAGGTAGTAATAGCTGTTGTTGGGCTGATAGAGCACGTAAGGTCGGCTGTCGCCGTTGGCCGTGTAAGTCTTTGCCTCCCAGATGCCTGCAGGATAGAGCATGGCACCCGCAGAGCCAGGGGTGCCGTCGGCGCCCCTTTTGTTGCCAACGACCGTGATGGTGATGTTTCTCGACACATTGTCGGCCGTAGCCTTCACGACCACGCGTCCCGCGTTGGAAAGGTCTCGGTTGGCCGGGTTAGTATATCTCGTGCCATTGTACATGATAAAGACAGTTCCCGCACTTGTCACAGAACCTACGGCCTTGCCATTGGCATCATACACAGCGTCTCCGGCAGCGACTTGTGGGTAGTTCTTTTCCGTATAGACAACCCTTGAACCATTCTTCCAGGCCACGCCTGCATAGATCAGTACCGTGGAACCCGTCACGCGAGCCACGCAATTCTCGGCGCTCTCCACCACCGCAGTGAAGTCGACCTGCCCGGTGCCTTTGTACATTGTGAGTTCAACCTCCTTGGCAACATTCTCGATGCACAAGCCTGAAGAATTGCATTCAAAGGACACCGACGGTGGGTCGGCTGTCAATGAGTATGCGTCTTCGCCCGGTTCGCCCGGTTCGCCATCTTCGCCGTCCTGTCCGTCAGCCACGACCGGTACCGTCTCGCGGTCAATCAGTTCCGTGACGTCGTCTTCAGAAGTAATGGTGTCGGTGCTGTTCGTGCAAAGAATAAACTCGACGGCATCGTAAGTGGCAGGAGCCACGCCTATTGTTGCGAGCGCAGCATAAGCATTAGCAGAGCCATAACGATAGTAGGTGAACCATTTTTTTGAAGACCTTGAACGCAGTCGGTAGTAGATGTAGTAAGTGTTATCAATCAAGTTCTTCTCATCGGCGACGATTGTAAACACGCCCCCTTCGTTCTTGACGTATCCACATGTCAGCACGACATTTGTGGGTGTATAGCCCCCAGCGTCGGTACGTGAGACATTGATCTGACTGAGACTTGGCTTCAGGTTGTAGATGACTGCGTCACCGCCGTTGGCTCCCGGGCGGATGCCGTTGACGGTGAAATGCAGCGTTCGTGTAACAGTTTCGTCAGCATTGGCCAACGTGATTTCGTAGTCGTCTTTACCGTTGATGGTGGCAGTATTGATGTAAGTAATTGCCACCGTGTGCGACAGAGCAGTGGTATTGGTGGATGTCTGTGCCACTCCGTCAATTTTCACGGTGACACCCGTTCCCATCGTTGACGAACTGTTTCGCTTGACAGAGACGATCTTGAAATTTTGAGGGTTGCTGCCATAGTACAGGGCAAGTGTCGTCTCCACTTCTTGCGTGCGCGATGGTCTTCCGCTGAAGTTGCATGCCACGCTATCCATTTCGTTGTCGAGGTCGGCCACCCACGGCGAGGTGCCGTCGGCTCCCTTCACATAGTTCCATTCGTAGAGCTTGGCGGCGGCCAGTTTTTCTGCATCCGTCTGTGCGTTGGCCCCTGGGTCTGTCTCATTGTGGTCAACACGCAGTCCTATCCACGGATAGTCGTCGCGCTGCTTCGTGACAGAGAATCCAGTGACGGCCGTCACCACACCTCCGACGAGCGTCACCTCCTCGGCGTAGGCAATGTGCATATAGCTGTTCTCGCCCGGCTCGCCTTTGAACTCGCCGAGGTCTTTCCAGTTGTCAGGGAAGCTGCCTTCCCCCGTATAGAAATAGAGGTGCCGGTTTGCATTCACCACATAGCAGTCGCCGACGGCCACGCCCGTCAGTCCCTGCAGGGAGGTCTGTCCGCTCTGGGCATCAGCCGAATACAGCACATCGACGCTGTCGCGCAGCTGCACGCCCGTGCCGTCGGAGCCCTCCGCCTTGATGTCGGTCTTCTCGCCGTTCTTGTACCAGTAGCCATCATCGCCGATGGTCCACACGTCGGCATCCTTTGCCCACTTCGACCAGAGCGACATCTTATAGTCGTTGTTCTTACCCGTGAACTTCGTCCACGCACGGCTGCCGTCGGCAGCAGCACTGGCCTTGCTGCGCATGGCCACCCATTCGTAGGGGTACGTCTCGTCAGGCCCTGCCGGTTCGTCCGTCGTCTTCAGCTGCTCTGCCTGGGAAGCGGTGCGGCTTGCTGCCGTGATGTTCGGCAGGAACTCGTCAGACAGGTAGCCATCCTGCGTGGAGTCCATGACAGGCGGCACGGCCTTCTTGGTGCGCATGAACACATACTCCGTGCCGTCGCCGTCCATGCCATTGCGTCCGTAGTGACTCCAGAGTATCGGCGCATCGGTGCTGGAACCCGTGCCCTGACGGCCTCGCCAGGCGCCCCAAGCACGAGTATCTGTCCCCGTGGCTGTCTGCGTGCGGTAGCAAGCATATTCATAGATATATTCAGAGTCGACGCCCTGTGGGTGGTTGCTCCATCCTTCAGGCACGTAACCGTCGCGGTCTTCGCTCGTCGTGGGAAGGGCCGGCACGCCGTCGGACTCCCTCACCTTCTTATAGATCCACTCCGTGCCGTCGCCGTCTTCACCCGGCGTGCCGTTGTCACCGCTGATGCGAACAGGCGTTGCCCATTCGTCGACGGTATTATCCTGCGTGTTGAGCTGTCCCGTCGACATCCAGAGAAAACCGTTGTCGGTGCGGTTGGGGGCCGACTTATACCACCCAGTGCTCGCGGCAGGCGGGTAAGCCTTGGAGGCAGGCACGGTTGGCGGCGTGTCGCCGCTGGCGTCCCACTTGAAGATGCTCACCGTATTGCCGCCGGGACTGCCGTCGGCACCATAATGGCTCCAGATGACAGGAGCATGGAAGTCGCCCCACTGGTTGGTTGTGTTGTCATGGTCGCGCCACGACGCATATTCAGTATCGCCCGACTCGCTGACACCTACAGGGTCGTCGGTCCAGTCGACCGGCACAAACTCATCATCCTGAAATTCCTTGCCGCGGTTCGCCACCTTACTGTCGTAGCCCTCGCTGCTGTTCAGTCGGTATATCCATTCACGGTCGCTACCATCCTCTCCGTCGCGCACGAACGCAATGCTGGCGGCCGACAGTTCAACGCCTGCCGCATTCCGCAGCCGCACGTCGAGACTTTTCTGCGCTGAGAATGCGCTGATGGGAATATTCGCCTTTGCTTCTGCTGACGACGTACCTGCGAACTCCAGCTCGGTAGCGCTGTCATCGGATGCACCCGATGCGACATAGAGCACCGTGAGCTGTGCGGCATCGAATAATGCCTGCGTGAGAAAGAACACCGAGCCGTCCTGCTTCACGGCACGGATGCGCACGTCGATGCCCTCACTGGGAGAATACTGCTCCGTGACGGGGCTATAGCTGGCGATATGCGTGCTCAGGGCCAGCTCGTATCGCTCTGCCGTTTCGGCGAGAATGGTGATGGCGGCTGAAGCCAGTTCAATGAGCACGGGTTCTTCCTCAGTATCTTCAGGGTTTCCGGAGGAATCGGAGCTTTCGGAATTTTCCGAATCATCAGAAGGTTCCTGTTCGCCCCACGCCGTGATGACAAATGCCGCTGCCGGAGCCCCGTTGAAGTCGTCGGCATCATGAGCGTGAGAGAGCGTCACCTGTCCGTTGGTCATGGTGCGTGGAGTCGGTTCCGCCTCCGGATCGGCATCCTCTGCCACCGGGAAGTTCCACGCCGCGTCAGCTTCGGCATCGCCCGTGTCGCGACGGATGGTCCACCGCTTCACCTTACCGGCGTCCACGCTGCCGTCCCATCCTTCCACCAACTTAGCCACAATGTTGATATTCTCCTCCCATGCAACGTAGGGCACGCCAGCCTCCTTGCTGTTGGTAATCTCCACGCGCAGCGGCAGTTCGTCGGGATTCAGTTCCCATTCCTCATTGTACTGGTCGGTGCCGAGAATGCCCGTATCGTAAGAGACAGAGCGCTGACCTCCCTCGGGCAGACTGACATCTCCCAAACGAATGAACCAGTAGGACTCGATGGCGCTGATGACATCGGCCGAAGGCGTATAGCTGATGATGCTAAACCCGTCTTTCGTGACGCATGGGTACTTGTCGGAGAAGTTCACCCCGTCCCACACCTTTGGTGCGAATACGAGGTAGCCTGCCGTTCCGTTCTTCTGCAGGCGTGCATAGATGGTGTAAGGAGAATCTGAATTAGCCAGACGGCGGTTGAGACCAGACAGCAGCCACTCCTGGTAATTGCCGTTTACCGTATTGATGCCTGCAGCAGCCGAGAATACCTTTATCTTTGCGTTCTCGGTGACAGATACCGCCAGGTCGTTTTGTGAGCCGTTGGCATTGGGAATGATGCTGATAGCAGATGGTGCTATGTAGTGAATAGGTGATGTACGTGGCATTTTTTTCAAACTATAAGTTGACTGATGCCAATTTACAATTCCACACGCGCCCTATCAAGGGCATTTCAAATGCCCTTGACCCAATGAATGGAGGTGCGTATTTTCGCTGATATATAACGACGACGTATCAGCACATGGAACATCTGTCACTTGAAATATTCGACCTCACCGGCAACGGCTCAAAGTACGCCATGCTGCCGGAGGACACCAGCATCACCATCACCGACACCAGCGAAGTCTTCGCCTCGGGTGACGTGTGGTCCTATACTTTCACGCTCAACACCGAAGCCAACACACACATCTTCGGCTCGGCAGGCGAGATGCACGGCGCACGGCTGCACGAGCAGATCAACAAACGCCGCGCCCGTCTGTGGGTGGAGGGGCTTCCTCTATATCTCGGCTACCTGACACTTGACGACGAGGTGGAAGTGGACGAAGACGGAAATGTGGAAGTGGGTTTTGAAAGCGGCCAGAAGACTTTCCAGGAGATGATAGACGGCGCCAAGGCTAACCAGGTGCCGATGATGAGCGACGTGCGGATAGGTGTGGCATTATGGAGGAAGCGAGTTGTCAGATGCTTCCTGAAGCTAAAGGCACAGGGCGTCTTTTCCAACAAGTATCCGACTGAAGAATGTCCGGTAACAGGTCCGAACGGTGAGGTCTTGGTATTTGACAGCGACGACGAGCACAACCCTGCTCAGCAATACCCGCGCATGGTATTCCCCAACGGAGAGTTCAAAGTGTTCACTGGTAACACGGATGATTCGGGCACCAGCTTCACGCCAGACTGCATCAACACCGACGAGCCCTATGCCGAAGACGAGAACGGCACGCCCACCCATCCCTATTGCAACGTCGCCCTGTGCTACCAGAAATACAGCTACGACAAGAAGCAACAAGACGGCAGCATTGTTCCCGACTACACCAGCGAACCAGAGGCTGAGCGCGAGTATGAATACATGCCCGCCAACCGATTGAACTCCGCGCCGAACTTCTTTGTGCTCTACTGGCTGAGGGCACTGATGAAGCACCTGGGCATACATATCGAGGAAAACCAGATGCTGGCCGTGGAAGACCTGCGCAGGCTTTTCTTCGTCAACACCAACTGCGCCTACAGGGAACCATCGCGCAAATTCGACTACAGCAACCACATCGGATGGTACAAGTTCGGCGACTCCGGAAGGCTGGTTCCCGAACACTTCGACTACAAGAAAAGCATCGGCATCACGAACGAGGAAAGTTTCTTCGTCAGTCTGGATGGCTTCACGGCAGGCGAACCAGAATACGATAGCTTCTATCATCTGACAGCGGACATCCCAGACTTAGAACGCATCAAGGTAAGCATCAAGGAAGTTGACGACCGAAACGCTGCCGGCATCAAGCAGACCTACATGAACAACAACAGCTACCTTCATGACGCCTATGCCACCAGCGACTGCTTCCCGGATGCTGACATATCAGACGTGATCAAAGCCATCGAGAGCGGGTTCGGCGTCCGCTTCCTATTCTCCGACAACTTCCAGCGCGTCCGCATAGTATTGCTGCGCAACCTATTCCGCAGCGAGGAGGTGCAGAGCATAGCATGCGACATTATTTCCGTGACCAAGGAAGAAAACTCCATACGCGGGTTCCGCATGACTTACGACGGAGGAACGGAGGACACCCACTTCTACTACAAAGGATTTGCCGACATGCTCCCTCACAAAAAGGAACTATGGGTAGACACGTCGGACGACCACGATTATTCGAAATGGAACCTGAACGCGGACTACGCCAACATCATCCACAAGGTGTCTGCGTTCGACAAGACCTGCTACGTGACGCCCGTCACGGGTAACGCCTACGGCATCAAGGTAGACAAAGACGCCAAGCGCTATGACGAACTGCACCCTTCGCTCTTTGAGTTCGCCGGGTTTATGGATGCAGAAGACGGCGACTGCACGGGAGAGGAGAACACCATTGAGACTATCAACGTCGGCTTTACGCCCGCCATCATGAACGACCTGAACATGAAAGACGAGCGAGAAGGTGATGCGAGACAGCGCTTCGCCCTGTTTGTCGACGAAAAGATGCGCCCGAGAAGACCCGACCTCCATGACGGCGACTACAACTCTCCCGACGTTTTCTATGACGTAGAAGGAAAACTGTATGCCAAGGAAGGCAAGCGCTACGTCTATGAGAACATGATGAGCGAGGGGTTTGTGAAGCCCGGCGAATTTGCCATCAAGTCAGACATCTACGCCAGTGCCCAGAACCTTACAGCCAAGTTGATCGTGAAGGTCAATGGCACGGACCTGGATTTGCGGACATGCGAAGTACCAGTTTCCATTCCTGTCACCTTCGATATTGACGGACATATCAACGAAGGCTACCGCCTCTACCTGCAAGACAACTTCGAGCCCAACGACGACGGTGTGTCGCCCATCGAGACGCACGACTGGGGTCTGACGCTCGGCATCATGCGAGGAAGCGGCAGCGATGCCTACGTGGACTACAGTGCCGACCCTGACGACCAGGAAGGTAACGACACGTGGGAGATTGCTCCCGGCAGCAGCGTGACGGCACACCCAGATACCTGCGACAGCTACGGTGAGGAATGGGACTACAACGGCAGCATCCGGGTAACACAAAACCAGGCTAAGGCGAAACTGCAAGAAATGTTCCCGGACAGTGATGCTCCCTTCGTTGACAGCGAATTAGGTTTCATCACCAAGACGATGACGTTCAACGTGCGCGATAATTCCGGCAACCTGAGAACAGTACTGATTGCCAGTGCCTACAGCAAGGCGGGAACGACCGTTACCGGTGGTGCAGGCGACATCAGGTATTTCGTGACGCGCACGCTTGAAGAGCTACAGGAAATCAGCCGTTCAGGCAGACACATGCTTGTAGAGGTAGACAGCAGTGAGGAGCGAGGGAAAACCCTTGTACAGCTTTGCAAGATGGCTGCAGTGCCCAGTCACGGATGGATGGTTGTAGACAACGGTGTGGGTTCTCGCTATGGCCGCTTCTCGCTGAAGCTCAGGGCAGAGAAGCCGAATCCAGAGTATAATCCGCAAGAAGCACCGAGCAGCTACAACCGTCGCTACCTTGCCATCGGCAACGAGAATCTGCGTCGTCGCGGACTTGCCGACCAGTTCTACCAAGAGTATTCCTATTGGGTGCGCAATGCCCGTGTCGCAAAAATGACCGTTCGTATGGAACTGGCACAACTGCTGGCCATCGACAAGACGAAGCAAGCGACCTTCGGCGACATCACCGGTTTTATCAGGAAGCTGCAATATTCCGTCAACAACAAGACTGGACTGAGCATGGTCACGGTTGAGATGTTGTATATTTGAGTTGAGAGTTTAGAGTTTAGAGAAGATATGGCAGTAACAGTATCAGGAATGTTTGGCAATGGCAAGACATACTTTGCCGGCAGTCCAGTAGTGATAGATATCAGCGGTCTTGAATGGGCCGACAGCAGCGGTGTTGTCGCATCGCCATTTACCATTGTTCGTGTGAATGTGATTTATAACGGTGCAGTGGTAGGCAAGTTCCATGCCGACACAGGCGGCCAGACCAGCATCAGTTTTGACATCAGTTCCGCACTGCGAGCCATCTGGAGCGACTTCGACTACACGGAAGAAGTAGCGTCGGCCAATCAGGCTGCAGCGGCCACGTCTGGCAATGACGGCTTCAAGCCGGGAACCGACGGGATTTACCAAGGAGGTGTGCGCCGCTACCGAGCCTACTCGCTCGACATCTACACGGAATACCTCGACAGCCAGGACGGAGAGTTTGTCACCACCTACAGCGGCAGGATCACCGGTGGCCAATGCGCCATTGGAGGACTGACGGAGTGGGAGCGCCGCATGGCCATCATCGACGTGGGCGACAAGCGGAATGCCGATGTGTCATACAGAGAGCACAACAACCTGCGCAATGGCGATGCCAGCACCAAGCCTACTTCCTCGCCGGAGAGAGTGGGAAAAGACAGCATCACGTCGTGGGTGGACGTGACGAGCCAGGGAACGGAAAGCGTGTTCTATCCTGCAAGTGCAGCGAGTGGTGCCGGTGCCGTCGACAGTCAGTTGGCACACGCCCCGATTGTGCTGCGCGACGACCAGCGATATGTTGACTTCCTGTTTGTAAACCGGCGCGGAGCCGTGGAAACATGCAGCGCACAGACGTTGGAGGGAATGGAGATTGACGTGGAGACACAACAATACAGCCGCGTGGAACGTCCGACATTCAACCAATCGCGCACTATCATGGCCATCAGCAAAGGCGGCCGCCGGTCGTGGAGCATGTCGAGCGGACATCAGACACGCGACTGGGCAGAGTGGTGGACGATGGAATTTCTGCGAGCTCGTCAATGGTGGATGCGCTATCCAGTCGGCAAAGCGACGGGTGTTTTCGTACCGGTCACCGTTGAGCCTGCCAAGAAGAGCATCGGTATCTATGACAGGAGCAAGCAGGAGATGCCCAGCGTGGAGTTTACGGTGACGCTGGCGTTGGAGGGGTGAAAGGTAAAAAGGTGAAGGGTGAAGGATGAAGGTAAAAGGGGAAAAGACGGGTGGGGATTGTCGCCCTTGACAAAAAGGGTCAAGGAAGCGATATTACGGATGTAAATTTAAGGACAACAAATGGAAACGATGACAGAAATTATCCAAGTGATAATCGGAGTGATTGCCGGTGGGGGTCTGACAAGTCTCTTTGCGTGGCGGGCGAACAAACGGAAAGCGAACGGAGAGGCCACTCAGACCGAGGCTGACGCTATGAAATCCGTGCAGGACGTGTATCAACAGACTATCAGCGACCTGCAAGAGTATAACAAGCAGCTGCGCTCAGACCGCGACCACCTTCGCCAAGACCGCAATGAGATGCGGCGCGAGAACGACGAACTGCGCAAGCGGCAAAACGAACTCGACGAAAAAGTACGGCAGCTGGAAAACGACGTTGCACGCAACGGCAGGATTCTTGAAATGCTCCGCCCTTTTCTATGCGGACGCGTGAACTGCCCGAACCGCACGATGGTAGACCTGGGAGGCAGTGACGTCAACACACCGGCAAACAGCAAGGTGAAAGAAAAAGTAGCAAAAAAATAAGACAGGTTTTTTCGTTAGTTATAGTTATTAGGTTTTTAGTTATGATGTAAAATTTTAGGGAACTATATACCTGTTGACTCCAAAAAATAATAGATAAAAATACAAATATGAAAAAAGGAATTGAACTAATTGCTGAAGAACGTCAGAGACAAATTGAAATTGAAGGTTATAGTGCACAACATGACTCACAGCACAATGCAAGTGAGTTAATCTATGCTGCTATTGCATATATTGAATCTGCAAAAGTTGGTGTGAACTGTGCTGAAATGGGTAACACCAATGAGCATGAAATTATGAGAAGAAAAACAGAAATGGGAAGATACTATCCATTTGGATGGTCGTTCAAACCTTCAACTGATATTCGTGACTTGGTTAAGGCAGGTGCGTTGATTGCTGCTGCGATTGATAGGTTAGAGTCAACAGGTATATAATCCCCAAATTTTAAAGTGTGAAAGGCCACTGTCCGCGATGGATAGTGGCCTTTTTAATTGCTAATCAAAACCGAAGACTCGATCCAATTCTTCTGCCTGTTCATCGGGTGGGCTGTCGCATGTGCCGGCGGGCGGCTCTACCTGCATCAGCAAGTACGTGGGCAACCATGCCTCGTCGGGTTTCCCGCCTGGAGTGTCATAAAAACGGAGAAGGAAGAAGTCGTGCCGTTCTCCGACGCATTCCCCGACACGACCACGCCATCGGTCTACGAGCCGCTGCAGAGCCTGTTCGAACTCACGTCGCGACTCCCATCCGTGAATAAGATAGTCACGGACGGGCGCGTCGCCAATATTGGATTTCACCTGATAGAAATTACTCATTATGCTGACAGGTTCATCTTATGAGCCCTGCTTTAAATAAATCACGACGTAGTGTCGCGTAAAGGGCATACTTGTCTGTGGCATTGAGAATCTTCACTTCATTCAACGAGTAACATGTCAAGCAATACTCTCGCTTCTTCATTGTGGGCCTTCCTCCCTTCGGGACTGGGGCATAAAGATTGTCACGCGACGGGTCGCGGTAAAAGCCGTAGCTCTCGGTAAGCAATTCATCGGGGATTTCCATCGTCACGCACCAATCGGGATACGTGCAGCCGCTCAGCCAGTGTATAGCTTCGTCAGGGTTCTCTACAAAGAAGCAGAAGCCAACGGAGTTTGTCTTTGCCTTACTCTCCTTATGGTGGTCGGTGGCGTTCATCAACTTAGCGCCACTCTTCAGACACTCGTATTCGGCGTCCGACATAAAACGGTGTACTATCATGCTTGTTTCTTTTTCGTGTAACTAATGACTTCGATACTATCCGTATTGCGCCAGAGATTCTGCCACCTGCGGTTCTGGGTGAGGAGTAGCGTGTAGATCAGGTCGTGCGGATACTCGGCTTCGACCACATGGAGGGCGAAGGGATGCTTCAAGTACTGTGGACCCTCCTGACTTCTCCATCCGGCGTAGGCACGGATGCGGATGACCGTGTCAGGTATAGCCTTCCGGAACTGCTCTTGCGGATTGTCGCCTTCGGACATAGCATGCAGAGCCGGTTGGGTGACGTAGGCTTCGTGTTTCTCGGGCATCACTTCGAGGAAGCCTTTCTCTTCGTAGGTACGCAGCATCTCGAAGTAGTCAAGCCACGGCTGCAGGTCAGTTTTCTTTGTCATTGTCGTGTGATTTAATGTGATTACCGAATGCCACGAGCGTGAACAGCTGAACTACCAGCAGCACGCAGAGCGTTACCTTGTCGGGCAACAGCCACACCAGACCGGCGCATACTGCCACGATGAGCAGCAGCACCAAAAGATTAGAAATAATGATTTTTTTCATTGTTGTTTGTTTTTTTGGGGGTTTACTTCTTTCGGCGTGATTCTAACCACTCTTCAAATGTCGTTGAAGACACTATCCCACGGTCGGATTCTAAAGCCTTGTAGTGGATATACTCGCGGTAGAGCGAATTATCTGGGTCGGCCATGGGTCAGTCCTCCCTAACAATTATAATTTTTACTTTGTCACCAACATCGAGTGTGTTGTGTTGGAGAAACAACATTCCTGCTGATGAGTCAATAGTAGAGCCACATGCCGCTCCATTAGATATGCAAATGCCATCCACAGCATTCCCAGTCATCCGATTAAGCATCATTTGTGCGCCGTCCCTTATTCCTCTCTCGTAAAAGTTCAGCACAATATCAGTAAACTTCCTGTCATCGACAAAACCAGGAATCATCTTTTCTAATTCTTCCCTCTTGCTTTTGGCAAAGTTTTCAACGACTTCATTCTTCTTTGCTGAAGAAATAAAAACATTGTTCATTTGGTCAGTCCTCCTTCCTGATTGTGTCAAACACTTCGCCTGCGATGTACTCCACCCTGCTGCCAGGCTTCACCTCGGGAAACAGCAGCGGGTTCAGCTCCACTTGGTTCGGGCTGCGGAAGTCGTGGTTGTCGCCCCAATGCGGATAGGCAAAGTGCAGGAGCAACTTGCCGTCACCGTCGCGGCTGACGTACAGCTCCGTCTTGTGGCCGGGGTCGTAGCGGAACTCGTTGCAGGCATCGGCCAGTTCGTTGCCGTCGGGACAGAAGCGGCGCAGCATCGCCATCGTCAGCCCCGCCGACATGCCGCTGTGACCGGCATCGTTGAAAATCTTGTAAGCCTTGCGCAGTCGCTCTATGCGGCTCAGCGTCTCGTCGCGCATCACCCTGGCGCAGTCGAGCACCTGGTCAAGCTCCATGCCACGGTAGAGGTCGCCGAGACGGATGGGCACTATCTCGTCCCAATACTCCAGTTCGCTCTCGATGACCACGCCGCGAGCCACCTTGCGGTAGTGTTCTGTCAGTTCGGGGATGCGGGCCTCGTGCGCCTTTCGCTTGGCCTCGTAGTCCTCCTGCCACTTCCTCACATACTCGTCGTGTTCGGCCTTCGTCTTGCCCGTGATGCGCAGATAGGCATCATCGTCGGTATCGGTCGAAAGCAGATACTTGTCGTTGAACACGGCCTTCAACACCTCGCCGCTCTCGTCGTTAGCGGCCATTTCCCTTAAACTCTTCAGGCAGCTGTCAATCGTGCCGCCATACAATGTTATTTCTTTCATAATCGCTTCTTTTTAAATGTTTAGATTATACAAATTTGATTCAAATTATTCAATGATGTGGGCCGAAGTAGCACTGTCTGCAGCGGTTGCACCTGCGCTTCTCAGATTTTAGATGACACTCGTAGCCGTAGGCGTAATGCAAGCCAAAACCTTTCTTGTCTGTCTTGTGGCAATACTTACAGTCCTTGATGATGTCCTCCTTGCCGAAAGACACATACACTCCGCAATTTTCGTCCATACACTCAGTCCTCCTTCATAGCATTCAATTCTGGTTTCTCCATCGTGCGCCACCATAGATGGTTTCTATTAACTACCAGATTTCCATTTCTGGTTGTGAGGTGGGGGAGGGTTGTTGTGACGAGGTCACGATATACGGGACGTCGGGCTCATCTTCCCAACGGCGGTGAGAGAGGTAGCCCTGCGCGTACATCATGGCGATGCCGCGCTGCTGGCAGTCGGCGCGGTAGGCCGGCACCCCTTTGAGTGCGGCCCGCCGGTCTTTTGCTGAGAGCCTGTTCCAGGCACGCTCGGCAGCCATGCGGTCACGCTTCAGGCCGTAGGCATTCCAGAACGTCTGGAAGTCGGGTGTGGGAGTGGAAGCACGTTGTGTCATAAGCTATCCTCCTTATGCTCTTTATCCGTGAGGATGCACCACGTGCCATCGTAGTTCTCGCACAGCCAGTCGGAAGGACTGGCGACAAAGAGTCCTACCTGTGGCTTCAGGCAGTTGATGTCTATTTCAACTTTGAAAGACGAGTCCTCAGTCTTCCAAATCGAGCGGACGCATGGCAGTCGGAAAATGTCGGCGATGTTTTTGTCGTCGACCTGAATTGTTTGTTTGAAGTTCTGTTTCATGTTATTGAAAATTTGTAAAAACTTTAATTCCCATTCCTACAATAAAGCAGACTACAGCCATACTAAGCCACCCCAGATAGGGTGATTGCTGAAAGGCCAAATATATCAGCATGCCTGAAATTATTAACAGACACAGTGCTAACAGTATATTCGCTACGTATTTCATCATAACTTATTCTCCTTTCTGTGCTAATCCCAATTCAAAGAAATGACGAGCAATTTCAATAAAAGAGTCAATATGTAAACAGGCAATAGTGTCATTCGGATTTGCTGCGCATCTTCCCCACATTTCAGTCACTCTCATATCAAACGTCTTCAAGTCCACCTCTTTCACCCCAATGGGGCAATCGACTTCTATTTCTGTGATGTCCCTGCCATAAGCATCCTCGTTACCTTCAAACTGCTTGCAGTACTCCTCTGCTTCTTTCTCACTAAAGAATGCCTTCTCTACATAGTCGGAATGCTCCTCGCATCTTGTGACAACATAGAGTTTCTTTTTCTGGAACTCTTTCACTTCAAGAGTGTCGAGGAAATCTAACAAATCTTCATACATATAAGTCGAAGAAACCCAGCACCCACTTTTCATTTGGAAGTCACGCTCTTCGATTCTTTTCTTTATCTCCGCCACTATAGCGTCTTTGTCTATCAGTTTCATAATTATTACTTCTAATCATCAATTAAATCAAGAAATGCACAACAGGATGCTTCACAACTAAATGTGTCGGAATCCAAATCATGTCTTTGCCTATAAATCGAAAGTTCTTCTAATACCTCGTGAGCAAGGTCTGCTGCCTGTCTAATAACATCGTCTACATCAAGTCCGTCAAGTGTAGCAATAACAGATGTAGTAGTTGTAACTTTTAACTGTTTCATAACTTTATTCTCCTTCCATGTGTTATCTATTCGTCAAGCGGATGTTCCGCGCCGTTAAACAGCCAGTCGAGCGTTGCCTTGATTCCTTGCTCATAGGTCATTCCTCTATAAGCACTTTCATTCCTGTTCTCCGACTCCACACAACGGTCGAACAGATCATCAATCTCTGCCTGTGTCTTTTCTGTTGTCATAATTTTATTTTTTATTACGTGAACATTTTGGGCAATAATGAACGTGAAGGCCATCGCCAAACGTCCATCCTTTTGGTAATGGCTGTTCTTGGTCCAACACTTCCGTCAGTGCGCCACAGTTGTCACATCCGTATTGTACTAAGTTGTATTCCATAACTTTACAATTTCTTTAATTCATTACACAAATAACTTAAAACCCGAACCTCTGATGGAAAAGAGACCTCGTTGTATGCTTTAATACTCTTTTGAAGAACTTCAATCTGCTCTTTCGTAGGCTTCCACCTGCTCCGATATCTGAGGGATTTGAGCCAATCAAGAATTATGTCTTGTGTATTTCCTCCCCAAGTATTTATCACAGCCTCTTTAATATCTTCTAACATATTTTCATCCTTTTCACTCCACTCTTGTTTTGGCTGAGATGCAAGAAAAATCTGATATAGTTTACTAAGCCAATTTATATGTTCTTCTATATTCTTTTTAACAGAATCGTTGTCAGATTCATCCTTAAGAATACGTAGATAATGATAGATTGAATGTAAGTGATTATCGTCCTCCACACTCCACTCAGCAGGCTTCTTCTCACCTTGCTTTTGAAGCCCATATTTTTGAGGATTTTCAACAATATCCTTTCTTTCCTTTAGCCTTCCAGTCATTTCAGCAGCAGCAAGTCTATCAGCAGTCAATAACGCTTTCACGTTGATTTCTTCTGATTTTTGCTTTTCAAGCCAAGCATGAATATCTTCTACAGATACACCAAAAAACATCTCATAATCTTTATGTGTAGCAAAAACATTGATTAGAGCTTTCCTTATCCTCTCGTCCGTGGACTCGCGGAGTTCGGGAACTATTTTGTCAATAACGCAGCAATATCGCTCGTCATTGACACTGTTATCTTCTTTCGCTTTTTTCAGCCTTTCAATGAGGTCTTCGTATTTCGGTTCGTAGTTCATATAGCTTTTCTTTTGATGTTGATGGTTTTTAATTTCGTTGAGAGGGCTTCGCAGAGGACGCGACTCATGTTCACTTCCACGGCGTTGCCGATGAACTTCTTCTGCTCGGCCTGGGTGCCTACGAGGATGTAGTCCTCCGGGAAACCCATGATGCGTTTAAGCTCCATGATCTTCAGCATGCGCATCTTGATGTCGATGATGCCGTAGGCGGCCATGAACTGCTTGATTTTGCGGCTCATGGGGGTATCCTTCTCAGTGATGGCGATGGCCAATTCACCTTGCTCCGTCGTGACCAGGTAGGGCGGCATCTTATCCATGCGGGCAATGAGCGTGAAGCAGGGTTTGTCGATGCTGCCGCCGGGGCTTTGGTATTGAGGGTTCATCAGGAACTTGGTGGCGATAGTATCGCCACAGACGGAACAACTGACGAGCTGCTGCTTGGGTCTGGTCAGCACGGCGGGGTTAGGCTGATCAAGGCTCGACAACTGACCGCCGCCGCTATATTCATTTGCGATGAACTGGCAGTTGACGATGCTCAGACGGTCTTTCGTCGTGACGGTGGGAGCAGGGTCATTGATGCTGGAATTATAGCCGTTGCCGTAATAGGCGGTGACGAAGGCGTGATGATCGATCGTGGTGACGGTGCCTGCCGGTTGCTCGATGCTCTGGTTCTTCGACATGGGGTCGCCGCTGAACTGCTTGGAGAGAAACTGCGCCTTCACCAAGCCGAGGCGATTCTGCACGGCCACGACAGGACATGGCTCATCAATGCCGGGTGGATTGTGATGGCCGTTATGATTGGTGGAGTTGTATTTCAGAATCCATGTGTCGGCCTTCTCTTTTCCTCCGGCCACAAACTTCACCAGGCCCGCATAGATGCGCTCCAGCGTCTTCTCGCAGAGAGGTTTCTTCTTGGTGAAAATGCTGCTGCCTTCGTCCGTCAGGTCAAGAACTTCGCGGACGGGTTTCCAGGGGCGGTACTGGGAAGGGAAGAGAGTCGGAGTTTTAGTTGCGACAGGGTCGCAACATACAGGACTCGATTTGGCGTGGGTCTGGGTGGGGAAGGCGATGGGGAGGCCCTTGCGAGCGAACTGACCGAAGAAACGCTTGCGGGAGGTGTAGGCACCAAAGTCGGCGGCGTTGAGCAGATGCCAGTCGTAGGTGTAGCCGTAGTCACAGACGTGCTTCACCCAGCGTATGTAGGATATGCCTTTGTGGCGGGAAATGGGTTTGCCGTTTTTGTCGAGCTCGCCCCAGCACATAAATTCCTCCACGTTCTCTATCTGCAGATAGTCGGGCTGCAGGGCTTCGATGTAGCGGAAGAGATGTTCCGCCAGTGTGCGACTGTCGGCATCGCGGGGCTGTCCGCCCTTGGCCCTGCTGAAGTTGGTGCATTCGAGGGAGGCCCACAGCACGACGTAGGCATCGGGATATTCGGTCTTCATGCGGTGCAGATGTTCCACCATCGGGGAGAGTTCCAGTGTGCGGATGTCCTCGGTGAAGTGGAGCGCGTCGGGGTGGTTGGCCTGATGGGAGAGGATGGCGTTACGGTCGTGGTTGACACAGGCCACCACCTTGGCGCATTTCTCCCCGTCAACACGGGCATATTCCACACCGGAAGACGTGCCTCCGGCGCCGCAGAAAAGGTCGATGTAAAGTAGGTTTATCATTTTGATGAGTTTTGGTTTTCTTTGTTCCACTTGTCAAACAGAACCCGTCCATGTTCAGGGCCAAACAGGGCCATCATGGCTTCCTGTTTTTCTTTGTCTAAGCACTTGCGGCAGTAGGGGTGGCTCGGTATGTCCGGGTCGATGACCGGCCAGAAAGCCACCGCCTGCTTGCCACAGACAATGCACTTACAGTCACTTGCTTTCATTCTTATGCTCTTTTGGCTTGTGCTCAAACACATCAAGAATCTTCGTCTCGTCGATGGCGCATGCTTCGTAGTCGATCATCGTGCCTCCCATCACTTCGTCCACGTTCTTCATGGCCCCGTGGAGATTGCTGGCCTGAACGAGGTAGGTCACGCGGCTGCGCTTCTCCTTCTCCGTCTTCTCGTCGATGGTAAGGAAGTCGAGTTTTGCCTTGTAGTAGCGGTCGTCGTTCTCCATGTCAGAGAAGAAGATTTCTTTGTAGGGGGCCTTCTTCAGGTCTTTCACCTCGAACTCGCCTTTGATGTAAGCAGACATTTCCTCCGTGATGCGCTGCTCTGCCTCGGTATAGCTGAGGGCATCGACTACATACTGCTCGGTCACTTTCTTCTGCAGGCCATCTTCCTGCGTTTTTTCATACTGGATCTTGGCTTCAAACCAAGTGGCTGTAATACTTCTCATAGTTGTTAATGTTTTATTGGGTTAAACATTTAAAAATTGTCTTCGATGTACTTCTTCAGTCCGAAAAACACGCGGCGTTCTTCCAGGCAGGCAGAAAGGATGGTCTGTCGCAGCGCCTCGATGTCATCGTCGCTGATGATGATCTGCAGTTCATCGCTCTGTGTTTTGCCGTAATGTACCATAGCTATTTCGGTTTTTTATTGCTTAACATCAACGTGATAGGATTTTCGAGCACCTTCATCTCTTCACGGTGCAACCGCTCAAAGTTCTTATACAGGCGGCAACCCTTGCATGGACGCGAAGCCTGCATCTTGCGGAAGGCTTCACTTACGCCGTCGCTGACGTGGGCCACGGCAGGGCACAGCCACGACTCCGACATGTGGATATTTCCGTTGGGGTCGATGAGCGGCCGGCAGAACTTGGCGGCCATCGCAGCCATAGTGAGGAAGTGGTTGAACGAATGCGCCTGTACGGCTATGAGATGGCTGTTGATGCAGGAGGGAACATGGTCGCTCTCCCGCACTTCATCCTGGCAGTTCACTCGGGCGCGGCCCAGATCCTGCATGAAGATGGGGTCTGTGAAATTAGGCAGGCAGCCGATGGCCTTGAACAGTTTCTCGTGTTCTACAGTCCAGTCGTGGTCCTGGTAATACTTAGGGTGGCTATACACCTGTACTTTCACCCGAGGTTTATTGTCTCGGATGAGCCGGGCCATCTTGATTCGTTCCTTTGAGTCCTCAATCCATGCGCCGTTGGTAAGGATGCAAAGCATTTTTACGCTTGGCAGAGCGAGCAGAGCGCGTGTCATTGTGTACCACTGAGGGTGCTCGGTGAGTTCGCCCCCCGTCACGCTGACAAGCAACGGCTTTGCCTCTCGACAAAAGTCTAACACCTGCTCAAATGTTTCGTCGGTCATGTGCGGACCATTAGGATTGCTGTCCTGCATGCAGTGTGGGCATTGCATGTGGCAGCGGTTTGTAATTTGTATCAGCATCGTTTTTGTTTTGTTTAGGTTTAATCAAAAACTTGGTAAAGTGCAGTGTCGAGCTGTTCCTTCATCATCTTTCGGTTGCGCTCGGCGCAGTAGCGGCAGTTGCCTTTGTGGGCGAAACCATACGAGTACTGAATGTACTCACATGAGTCAATACGGATAACATGAAGACCAAGACTTCTTTCCGGATCATAAGAACCGTCTGGATTCTTTCTATCACAGCTCATCAACAGGAGTACTGCGAGGATGATTGATCCGAACCACCAGCCATAATGGATGGAGAAAATCCTAATTGGGAAATACTTTTTAACTTTCATTGTCATTGTCGTTATTGTTTTGATTCTTGATTGGTTGACCGTCCATGTCGACGGTGTGGGAAAGGAGTGCTTCATAATCGCCAGGCTGCAGGAATTGACGGAGCAACAGACGGGTGCTTTCTTTGAGGTAGATAGTCATACCGTAAAGCTCCACAGTTTTCACGATGCGCATGATGGCTTCGCCGCTCTCGCTAATATCGTAGTAGTCTTTCTTCACGCCACTACGAAGCCCGAGCTTGAAGTGGTCGCACCATGCCATTGCCGCTGCCTCGCGCACCATACGTTCAGCCGAAGGCCAGTCAATGACCGGCTCGATGCTGGCAAAGGTGGGGAATCCTTTTAAGCTCATCCATTTCATTGCATTGATGCGTTCATGGTTAGAGCAGGCATGCGGTTCCATATCGTCGCGGCCCGTGAGTGTAAAGCCGAAATGGATCTGGTTCCTGCACTTTGGGCTTATGCGGTCTATATCCTCCATGAAATCTTCATCATAAATAAAGGTCGAGTTCTTTGTCAGCACCCATACAGGGATGCCTCGCATGGTCGCCTCGGTAATAGCGACTCCTGTCAACTCTCGCGTCCTGAGAATCATCGGGTCGGTGGTGAACGACAGGAAGATGCCATAGCGCTGGCACTGCTCCAGATGCTTGTCAAGTTCCCGTCGCAGCACGTCGGCTGCATGTTGCTCATCCCGAAAGCACTTCTTCAGCCGCACCTCCGTGCCTCCGAGTTGCTTGCTGGGTGCGCCGCGCTTCAAGTAACAGTAGGTGCAGCCATGCGGACAGCCTGTATAGAAGTTGCAACCGATGCGCCCATATTCCCGTGCTGCACCTTTGGTGGTGTAGATGGCTCGGCCGCTGAATGGTTTCAGTTCTTTCATGAGTTATTGTCTTTCAGTTGTTTTGTTTTTGCTTTTACCCAGTTTTTCTGTACGATTGCTTCGTCTATCATGTCTTTAATCAACTTCAAGGTGGTGATGCCGCCAGGATGAATGTATTCCGTAGGACTCATATAGACGCTATCGTAGGTGTCGCTAAGTAAAGCCAGTATTTTTTCGTAGTGTTCAGCGACCTTCTCCAGGCGCTTAATGTCTCTTGCTTTCATTGGTTTGCAAAGTTACTGATTTCAGAATGGGAGTCGTTCTTGAGGGTAGCGCAGTCGGTTCCAGAGACGTCTCCACCAGACAGGCGGAAGTGGTTCGTCTATGACGTGTGTCCCGTAACAGTCACTGCATACGCCGAGGACTCTCACTCGCGACCATCCGTCTTTCCATGTGCGGCTCTCAAACTCCTCGGGACAGTACTTCCTATAGAGAGCCACTTCATCTTCGGTAGCAGGGCGAAGGTCGCGGTCGCCGAAGCACGAACAGGCTTCGTCACTCCACCACTTGCGGTCATAAACGCCGTTGCTGTCAGGTTCTCCCATAGAGCCGTCGCGCATACAGTTGATAGCCACGTCGAACCAGCCGGACGAGTGGCACAGGGCGATGGCGCGAAGGTGCTTACCCTTGTACTCGTTTTCCCAAGACATAACAGTCTTGATTCGGAGATTTCTTTTCTTTTTCATTTTTTCTTGATTTTAGCATTCATTTTTTCAATTTCCTTGGCCTCCTTGGTCATCGTGTTCAGGATATCGAGCACGAAGGGGAGGTTGCTGTCATAGACCTGTTGTTGTTCGGCGTAGCCCGCATACTTCATGATGGTGTTAATGGTTCCCACCTCACCTGTCAGCGCGTCACGCATGGGATCGTTCTTGCCACTGTCGCCGAACAGCAGGGGATAAACCTTCTCGTAGTAGAGGATGGCCGTCTGATAGACTTGAAAGCAGATATGAAATAGGGGCCCCACCCCCCGCCCCTCCCCCGTAGGGAGGGGAGTAAGTACATCTTTTGCTAACTGTTCTTTCCAGAAATCAACGGTCTGCTCGGCACGCTCGGCGTCGTAGCGGAAGATTGTCTTCGGCCGGAACTTGTCAGTTGTCGACTCCGGCGATTTGGCGGGCACGAGGCACTGGGCAAGGAACTGCGCCTGCAGGTCAAGCGTCTGCTCGTCGGTGATATCTTCAGAGAAGAGCTGCGGAGCGATGGCCTGCATCGAGCGGTATTGCTGCCACGTAAGGTTATTACAAGCCACCTGCGGCAAGGAGAAGACAATGCCGCCGACAGTCATTTCCGTCTCAGGCAGCACCATCGCATCACGCATCGCACTGACGTACCCGGCGACGGGTTCCCGACGCTCCTTCACGACCTTCCCTTTCTCGTCCCTCTCTTCCTTCTCGCCTGGATCACCGTAGGGCCAATCAAACCACGGAAGGGCCCGACGGGCCATCTGAGAGAGCTCGCGTGGAGTAACCGACCACAGACTGTTATTCTCTCCCTTCAGGCGGTAGATGGGTTCGCCGGTTGTCTCGTCATAACGCAATGACGTAATGGCGTTATGGCGACACGGTTTCAGCCCACAGAGTTCCAGCAATGCCGCGGCCCGAGCCACGTCGGCATTACCGCCATAGCGCATCTTGACGCTCCAGCACAGGCACAGCTGCTGCCACGAGAGTTCGCTCCAGGAGTGGGGTAGGGAAATGGTCATCACTGAGAATTAAGCCTTTGTTTCTACGTTTTCTGATTGCTTGTTTTTCGTTTCAGCAGAATCTGATAGCTTCAGCACAGCAAAGCAACGTAGAGCATTCTTGAATAATGATTGACTTTTTTCATCATCTGCCACTTTGTCTTCCGATAAAACAAACTCAGAGACACCTTCGTCAAGAGCTCTTTTGAGATTACTAAATGTCAAGATATCGGCAAATGCCGCAAGAACATCACATTTCTCGACTGACTCGACGATTCTTGCATGAATTTTATCAGGATCCGCACAGTCACGGATATACTCGTCGCTTACTTCAATAATAAATTTTGCCATAGTTGTTTTTTTGTTTTTAAGCCATCTTCTGATGGCGGTTAATCAATTTTTTCATCGGGATACAACCGGTAGAGTTCTTCATCAGGCGTTGCGGAAAGGACTTCCTCCGCGATGGCGCGAACGTAGCTCATGGCAACCGCCTCAGTCTCCTCCTCGCTCTTACCACGAGTTGCTTTCAATCGCGGAAGCCACGTCTCGCGCAAAGCATCCTCTGCTCGGAACACAGTGAGCACAACGCTGGCTACATGATTGATGATTTCTTCTTTTGTCATAACAAGTCCTATTTACTTGTTCATCACTTATCTGCATTTACTTTTTTTATCGTTACTGTACAGGCATCGTTGCCGAACATATCTTGAAAACGACGGAGGGCATTCATGGCCGACTCCTCGAAGTGCTCGATGACCGTTTTCAGTTTCTTCGCCTCCTCGAAGTTCTCGTTCTCAACAAGTTCGTTGAAAGTGGATTTCATGTCATTCAAATCATTGAACGTATTCCGAAGATGATCGCTCATGACAAGCATCAAAATTTTCACTTGCATGCGGCGAAGTTCCCTAAGTTTGTTGAAAGAATAACACACGAAGAATGTCATAGCCAGATAGGAAATCATTGCCACGATATAAAACGCTACTTTTAATATTGCCATATCCGTTGTTGCCTTAATGTTGTTGTGAATTATTTCTCAGCCAGCGCAATGCCTGCCAGGTGTTCCACGTGGAGCGCAAGGCGTCGTAGAGTGCATCGTGGGCCTCCCGTCCGGCAGCATACTCCTCGGGCAGCGGGTCGTAGAGCGTATAGGCTTTGGAGGGTTCTGCGAGGATTTCCTGCTGCGTAGTGGCGATGGTATCGCCACATACAGAACAGCGTATCAACGCTGCTTCCAGAATCACGGTGCGGCAGTCGCGGAAGGAGGTATGGGGAATGTCCTCTTCCAGGGTTACGTCGTATTTCCGGCACAGGTTGCGGAGGATGGCGATATCAAAATCCGACCCCTGGCTCCAAAGGCAGATGCTGTTGATGTGATACTTTCTAACAGCTTCGCGTATATAGTCGAGTATGCACAACAGAACTTCGTCAATGGGCTCCGGACAGCCTTCCAACACAGCTTCCCGCGCCTTCACGCTACGTCCTGCCCACCACTTGATCGTGTCAGGGTCGAAGTCAAAGCCGTCAACGACGCACGTCCGCAGGTCGACATAGCCCACATAGGGTTCGAGTTCATTATCGTTCACAAAAGGGAGCTCAACGTTGTCTCGCATCCACGGAACGACAGCCACCTGCATGACGGCCGCATTGGCTGACGTGCTGCAGGTTTCAAAGTCAATGGTAAAATCTAAGTGTCTCATGTTAATTTCATTTTTGTTTGTTGAAACGGTAGGATATGCGGCCTCTGGTCAGGTCGTAGGGCGACAGTTCTACTTCCACCCGGTCGCCCGGCATCACTCGAATGTGCTTCTGGCGCATGCGCCCGGAGAGCGTGCCGAGGATAACGATGCCGTTGTCGAGTGCCACTCTGAAACGGTCGCCGCCGAGGGCTTCCGTCACCTGGCCTGCGGCCTTGATAAAGTCTTGCTTGCTCATTTCGTCTTTACTTTAAGCGTTGCATCATTTCCATGCGTTCGTGCGCACGTCGTTCCATCTCGCCAACCTGGCGCAACAGGTGTTCACGTTCCGGCGAACCGTATGGAGCGAAGTCCAGTTCAATGTGTAACGACCGCAGTCGGTCGTAGTAGGGTGAAGCGGCAGGAATGCTGCGCGTTGTGGTCTGTAATGTTTCCATATTCTATCAAGTTTTTAGCTGTTTATCATAATAATGCTTATCATATCTTTCTTCTTTCACGCATTTTGATGCGCAGTTCCTTGTTTTGCTTTCGTCGGTGCCGTTCTTCCAGAATATGCTCATAGAAATCCCGGTTACAAGCGAAGTTTTTTCGTTCGATGGCCTGCAACCGTCGCACGGCATCTTGTTGTCGCTGTGTGAGTTCTGCATTGATTGGTATCTCTGCCAGGCAGTCGTTCAGTAGCCGTTCGATATTTGCCATGCGGCGTGCCGCTGTACTTGCCCAGTTGCGCACGCGCTCAATTTCAGCGCGGCACGCCTTCCAGTAAGCTGTCTGGGCACTGCTCTTCGATGAGCCCTGATAAATCCATACTGCATTACCCGTGATACACGAGCGCCGTATGTCGGTAAAGGAATGTTGCTGTGTTCTGTTCATCACAATGGGGTGTTTAGGATAGTTGTATTCTTTTTTTTTAACACTCGTCAGCTTCAGGGTCTTTCTCTGGTGCCGGTTGCACATAATCCTTGTCGCCAATATGCGCCGGGTCGAAGAAGTATCGCGGAATAGCACTCTTGCGATAGAAATAGTAGACTCGTTTCGCCATCTTCAGTTCGCGTGGCAGGCGGGAACCGTCCTTGTCAGTCGCGATGCCCCACCCGTCTACGTCCTTCGGATATTGCCAGGCCGCACATTGCCTGTAATGGTTTGCACGGTCGGTAGGTGTCAGCAACACTACTTCCGGGTCGACCACATAGATGGATGTGCGGATATAGTCTGAGAGGTTATCGCGGATGCGCTTGTATGCTGACTTGATGGTCTTTTCGCCAATGGTGACACCGCAGTAGTCGAGCAAAGAGATAGCCAGTTCGCGCTGAGCGATGGGCACGCCGAGGTGGCGCTTGTCGGCGAGATAGCCTGCTATCCAACGCGTGAACTGCTCGTCCTTCGACGATGCGAGCGCCTGTCGCAGCAGAGCCCGGCTGTCCTTCGGTGGCATGATGGTCTCGTCTGGCAACTGAAAAAACAGTTGCACGCAGCCCAGCAGTAGGTTGCGGGCTTCGTCGAGCAATGTGGGTGAGAGATTTCGTGCAATCTCTTTCAAGCCGTATTGCTTACGGAAATCATCTGCAGGAGTATGGGCCGGCCGGGCGCCATCCATTGAGCGGGGATGATACCAGTCGCCTACCAGCACCTGATAGGTACGTCGCGATGTAGAGTCAGACGACAGGTCGAGCTGCTGATTGGAGGCCACCACAAACTTCGGGAGGTCGTCGCCTTTCAGCACCACCGAACCGCGGTATAGGCCACGGGAGGTCAACGAGAGCGTGTAGTTATACAGCGACTCCGGATTGAAGCCCTGCGGCAATTCGTCGATGGCCACGATGTTGTGCAGTCCGGGAACAACCTTGTCGAGTTCCTGAGAGAGTTTGATGTTTCCACCCTCCAATGCCTTGCCGTCGACGCTCAGCACGCGGCGCACCAGTCCGAGCAGTTCAAGGATGGCCGTCTTACCCGTGCCGCCCGACGCAAGATCCTCACGGCGCGTGCCGTTGTCGGTGATGTGAAGGTATTGTTGTCGGTTGGCCGAGCGATGGCGCACCAACGCCGAGCCGATGGCATGCAGCATGGCAATGAGATACATGTCCTGCACCTGTTTCTCCGCAGAGGAAAGTTCGTGCAGTTGTTCTTTCTCCCAGAAGATGCGACAGGTATTGTACAGGAAGCGGAAATGCACCGGCATTTCGTCCAACGGTCGGTCTAGTTTCAGCAGGTAGTGCCAGAGCGACGACCAGGAATCCCAGCGCATGTTCTCCTGGGCACGTTCCGCATCGGTCCTGGCAGCGGCCAGCATTTCTTCATGCTTAGTCAGTTCGTCGGCGTAGCGCGGATTTTCCACTACATGCCATGCCTGCGGCATCAGCGTAAACTTACCTTCCAGTATGGCCTCCGAGTTCGTCCACTGCTTCATTTTGCTATACGCCACCTCTGTAATCTCGTCTTTCGTCACTTTGACGGCCGTATTCTGAAAGAAAAAGTAGTCGAAGTCTTCGCCATAGCTCTTCTCGTTGAAGTCCATCTGCTCGATGGCTTCCATCGTGCCCTGCTCTAACTTGGCCGAGTATATGGAGCGGCTGAGCGCACCCTTCGGGTCGTTATACTCTTTGTGCGCACGAAGCCATTCGGCCATGAGGTCGCGGGCCTGAGCAACAAGTTTGTTGTTACCTTTCTCTCCGGGGAACATTTCAATGTAAGTATTATCATTTCCCAAAAGGAAGAAGCGCGAGAAGGTTTCCTTACCCTGCTGCACAACGCGTCGCACCATGCCACGGGCCCGCAGGAACACGGGTGTATTTCGAAGGTCGAACTTGTAACGTGCGCGTCCCGTGCCATCGGAGTCCTTGCGCTCGCTCTCCCACTGCCAGAACTGGCAGGAGGGAGTATCAAACAGCGCGTTTTCAAACCACTCCACCGGGTCGTCGTGCTGCACGTCGGCCGGCATCAGCTGTTCCACGTCTGAAAAGCGCGTCACGAAGTCGGTGACGTCCTTGCACTTTTTAGTGGAGAGTGGAGAGTGGAGAGAGGAGAGTTCTTTGGGCAGACGCAGCCAACGCACCTGCGGATTGTTCAGGGCAATGGCCTGGCTGGCAGCCAGTCCTGCCTCGTCCTCGTCGTAGCACACGTACAGACCGCCTTCTTCGGTCACGGCCTGCAGACGCCGGATGAACGCGCGAAGCCAGCGGTCGGGGCGCATGGCACCGCCCTTTCGGGAAAAACCTGCCTGTTCGGAGTGTAGCCATACCACGTGGGCATCGCTATGAGAATAGACAGCGATGGCGTCTCGTGGACCGGAGCACAGCACCACACGACGGAAGCGCACCTTGCCAGTTTCCTTGCCATCCTTATCCTTGGCTTTTGAATAAGGATGCCGTTCGTCGTTGTCAGGAATCGCAGTGCCAGGGGTGAGCACGTCGGTGAGTGCCGCATCGGCATACCACTGGTGAGAAAGATCATCCTCGCCCGTGACATTCCACCACGTCCACTTGTTGGAGCCGTAGATGTCTTTCGGCTCATATTTCTTCGTGCCCCAAGGGTATGGGAACATAAAGATGGGGTAGTTTCTTGTGGCCCTCACGATGCGGGCGCACTCGCCTCCCTGCTTCGGCTCAACACGCTGGATGAACCGTGCTACGGGTTGAACGCCAAACAGACGTTCCACCTCCGCACCCCACTGGGCAATGGTCTTCACTTCGGCCTTCTTCGGGTCGCGGTAGTAGCCCGCACCCAGCGAGCAACGGTAAAGGGCTTCACCTGTATCAGGGTCAAACTGGGTGACGACATCGTCTCTCTTGATTTCCGATTTCTCAGAATATTCGGAATATTCCGACTTCTTGATCTTGCGTGAGGCAATCGTCACTTTCAGACCCAAGGCTTTCAGGTGTTCTTCCGTCCACTCTCCACGCTCAAAGAGAGGAGCATCACCAGACCAGTCGGCATATTGCGGTTCTGACGCACGGAACTCCGTCATACCCACCAATGCGGTGCGTAGCTTGTCAGTATGCCATTTGCCATCGCCGTTGCCCTCGTCCTCCAGGACTACGTCGTCGCAGCGTGTCGCCAGTTCTCTGAGAACGCCGTCAAGTTCTTTTCCCGACACCTGACCGCTCGGCTTTCCCATCAGCCTGGCAGCCAACTGCACAGCGCCATAGCCCGTCTGGCCGCACGCAGCCCCAAAGCACTTGAAGCCAAGGTCGGTGGCACCATGCCGCACCTTCTTGTCGACCGCGAACGACTCGTGCTTTTCCTCGTGGAACGGGCACAAATACCATGCCGATGCTTCGTTCTCTCGCCTCGGCACGTATCCCCACGCTCGCATCACCTCCACGAGCGGCAGACTGTTCAATATGTTGAAATTCTTTTCTGTCATAATGAATAAAAACGGGAAGCGGTAGTGCAAGCTTTACTGCTTGACCGCAGGCTTTCGCCTCTTATCAGCACTTCTTCCCGTCGGGTATGCGAGATTTCTATATATTGAGGGCAGTTTTATTGTCATTGAGCAACTCGTCACGAAGGGGTTCGAGCAACGCCCTATATAGCACGCGCTTCTCGTCGGGGATGTCCGACTCCTCGATGGTTGCCAGCATAAGGTATGATTGTGGTATGCCGAAAGCCTGGCACATCTTCTCCACGGTGCTCTTCGGCGGGAAAGATTTGCCTGTTTCAATCGAGCATATTGCATTCGTGCTCATGCCACACCGCTCCGCCAGTTGGGTTTGCGTAAAGCCGTTCTTCAGGCGAAGCGTCTTGATTGCTTGTCCTACGTCCATTTTTTCTTTTGAATTGATTCGTCGAGGGAGCAGGACTCGAACCTGCGATACGGGAACCAAGCGACTTTCGGGTGCGCACCCCACCATCATTTACAATTTCCGCAGGCCGCTATTCTATGCGCATCTTATTCGCGGCCGTCTCCCGCGCCAAAGCGGGTGTGTTACCAGTTACACCATCCCTCGGTAAAATGCCCCTCCGCTGAGGGGGCCGGTTGATTGAATATTCTTCTTTTACACCATGACTAAGCGTCTACCCTCACGGGCTATCATCTCATGTGTTTTCTGCACAGACGATGTTATATTGCCTTATCTGTCTGAATAACCTTGTATTTCTCCTCTAGTTTTTTGAATCCCTCCTCCATTTCCCGCTGTTTTTTCGCCTCTTGTTCTCGCTCCGACTCTTCCAAGACGTGCTCGTAAAGCGCCTTCGACTTCGGGTTCAAGTCCAATGCTTCCCTGGCAGCATTGTCGATGATGTCGTCGTCGCGCAGGTCGTCCATGAACTTTAACCAAGCCTGTTTAAAACGCAGGTTTTTCGACGGTGCAAATCCTTCAAGCGCATAATAGCCATACTGGTCCTTGCACGTCTTGATGCCGAGTGCGTCGCATAACATCGCAAACCTCTTGACCATTGGCTGAAGATCGTCAGCAGCAAAGCAACGAGAGAAGTCTATCCCCAGCTCTTTCCTGAAATCGTCAAAGAAGTGCTCATACGATGCTCCAGCCACCTCGCCCATCAACAATGCCACACAACACCGTGCTTTCAGTTCCACGTCGCGCCAGCGCAGGTAAATCATGTAGTCACGCAATGCCTCGTAGACCTTCTCCATCTTCGGCTCCACAGCATCGTAGGCCAAATCCATGTGGTCCTGTAGCACGAACCATGCCGTGCGTTCCGTATCAAGGCGGCGAGGGCGCACGTAGCTCTCCCATAAAGCCTCTGTCTGCGACTGGCATTTCTTTATGGCAAACCGCAGGCGACCTTCTCGTTCAAGCAAGTCGTAGACCCTGACCATCGCCTGATGCAACACGTAGTTCACGCGGTGGATAATGATAAACAACGACTTCGCCTTTTCAAAGCCTTCGTTCAAATCGGCAAAGGTAACGCGCTCGCTATCGACATCGACCTTTCCCAGTATCTCCTGCAGCGACAGCACCCAATCCGCAAAATGCGAACCATCCACCAGGTTCAGACCGTTGTCGGAGATGTACTGGTTCACCAACTTTGGGTTCGTCATCCACAGCACAGGCATCTTGTTGCCGAGTGCGGTAATATCTTCCGGCGGCATCGCCGGCCTGTTCAGCAACAGGCTGATGTTGCCAGCAAGCCCCCTTGCAATTTCACGCTTTTTCCCCATAGTAGTCAATTTCTGCACCATGATTGCGCAGCGCGAGCTGCATGCGTTGTATTTCTTCGTCCTTCTCCTCGATTCGCCGACGCAGGTTTTCTACCAACCGCTGTTCGTTGGCCGCTTGCCCCCTGGCTTCGTCGAGCAGTTCCTGGGACTTATAGTATAAATCTGTCAGCGTAGCTACATTCTCCGCCACCTTCTCGTACTGCTCACGCAGTTCAGCTAGTTCAGCGCGGAACGGGTTCCTGCCCAGCAGGGCACGAAACAAGTTTCGTAGGTAGCGCCTTAATGTTTCAAAAATGTGACTTTTTTGTCTCATAAATGCGGATTTTTGGAAAAATAATTGTAACTTTGGTGCAAAGATACAATAATTTTGTGAATCGCCGCAATAATTTTATGATTTTTTGTCTTAATTTTATAGTAATACGTATTTGCTTATGAACATTCAACTCAACAACAAACTCATCAGCAGCTTGGGTGATGTCCTTGGAATGCCCACGTCGGAGATGATTGCAGCCACTGTCACCAACCGCTCAACATGGTATCGCATCATGCACCAGCCAGAGGTCATCACGGTGCAGCAGCTGCTTGCCATCTCTAACGGTCTACACATTCCCGTGCGGCGGTTTTTCTCGTCAGGGAAAGCTGACTTCATCGGAAAAAAGAGCGACTATGTCACTGACCCCTATCTGCCATGCCACTACGAAGCCGAGACACTGCAAGAATTTGTCAGTACACGCCCGTCAGCGACCTGGAAGCATGCAGCAAAAGTCACAGGCATGAGCCGCGATAACCTGCGAAACTCATTGCTGGCCATCAGGCGCACTCCTGTCACGCGTTTTCTCGCTGTGTGCAACGCGTTTGAGGTTGACCCGTTCAGCATCTTGTCTGACCCGAATCCTCAGCTGACTCGGCAGAAGGGGCGAAATAAAGATGATGAACTAAGAACCGAGATTAGTTCCTTGCGTAAGGAGATTCTGATGCTCTCCTCGGCCGTCGACGAATTGAAAAAAAAATACGAGACTCTGCTTGCCGACCACAACGACCTGGCCAAGCGCGTGAACATCAACAGCGTAAACATACAGAACTTTACCGACAGCAGCCTTAGCATCGCGGCCGATCACCTGGACCCGCGCTAAACAAAAAAAAAGGCTGCCTCGCTATCACAGCGAAGCAGCCCCAAACTCAAAATCATTTAGTTATGACACTAAATGTGCTTTTACGTGCGCGTGCGCACGTTATGGTGATAGGTGTGTGAATTACAAACCTCCGTATTCCTCGCCCATTTCCATGTAGGCGATGAGTTCGCGGAGTTCGTTTAGCACTTCGTCGAAGACCTTGGAGTCGCGTATCTCTCGCAACTCCGAGGCTTCCATAAATTTATAGAGTTCCTGAAAATCGGCTTTCGTGCCTGTGATTTTCAGAGTCGCCGTGTAATCTTTCTTCGGCGGATGAGTGGTGAAGTCGGTAGTCATTGCTCGTCTGCTTTTTCCAAAAGCTCTATGTCACCGCATACTCTCGGCATAGCCAGTCCGTTGATGCCACGGCTAATCGAATACAATCTGTCGCGTAGCGCATAGAGTGTTGCACCTACTTCATCATCTACAACACCGTCATTATTTGGGAAGAGTTCGTCAAGGAGACCTGTTTCACCCTGACCCAGCCAATGGTTTAAATCGTTGTAAAAAGACTCTGCTTTTTCAAGAAATTCTGCTGCTTTCATATTTCGTTTCCTTTCAAGTTAGTTGAAGTAATCGTAGAGATAGGCGATGCGTCCGTCGCTCAACACTTTCTTGTCAAACACAAAGATATACTTATCACGGTCGGTCTCTCCTGGAGATGGAACTTCAAACCAGTCGACGTGTTTAAACTTTCCATCTCCCACCTTACGGAAGTACACATCGCTTTCGGCCTTATAATGACCGAAATCGAATATCTCACCACTCATGGTCGTATGATAGTCAGAGTCTTCATCCCAAAATGTGTAGCTCTGGTTCATTCCGTGCCCATCCAATTCCGTCCGGACGAACTTTACCCCAACAGGACTGTCAAGCAAATTTTCCTCGGCGGCAGTGAACACGTCAATGATACTGTCTTCTGGTTCAAATTCAAAGTCGTTGTTCACGACTGCGGACTGGATAACCCCAAGTAGATAATTCTTTTTTGCCATAATGATTATGAGTTTTGTTTGTTGTAGCCGATGCAAAGATACGGCATTTTTTTGATTTGCGCAATAGTTGGACGGGAATATTTTCCCGTCTGCTTACCCGCGCTTCATGCAGGCCAGAAGAAACAGGACTGTGACGATCCAGTTCTCGACGGTGCTGTCGCCGTCGCCACCGCAAGAGGTAAGCATAAGTGACGCTGCCACGACGGGCAGCAAGTTTGAAACAATCTTGATAACTTTCTTCATTTCGCTTTGTTTTTGGGTTATTTGTTGATGGTTACTGTCAGCCCGTTGCGTCGGGCTTTGTCGTGGAAGTCCTGGCGCACCGCCTCGGTGGGGAACCACGCCAGTTCGTGTCGTTCCCGACCGTCGGCAGTACGCAGGGTGAGTTCATAGATACCCGTCATAGTCAGTCCTCTGTGATACAGTTCTCTCTGAGGGAGTGGAGAATATGCCGGATAATTCGCTGCTTGGTGCGTTCATCGGTCGTGTTCGCCAGATTTCTCAGGCATGACTCGATGTTTTGATAGAGATACTGGCTTATCGCCATATTGCTTTCATCCACCACATGAAAATGCACCAACTCTAAGTGCTCGCCGTCGCTGACGTGCGTCTCGGCTTTCACTCTGGATGCCTCTTCCCTGTCTTTGTAAAGGGGGTCTAAAATCTCATGGTCAAAGTCGCCATGCTCATCTGACCAAATCTTCATTATTCCGTGTACTTGCATAGTGTCATGTTTTATGCGTCGATAACTTGTTGTATTGTGTCGATAACATCGCCATCCAGATTGTCAATGGCAGCCTGAAGGTTGTCGATGTTTTCCTGCATGGCTTCGCCACGCTCACTCTCCTGAAGACTTTCCGGCAGGTTGTCGTAGGCTTCCTGCTCTTCGTCCATGACGGCCTCGATGCCGTCCTTGATTTCATTCAGCTGGTCGATCAGGTCTTCCAGCTGCTTACGTCTTACTTTGTTCATAGTTGCTTACTTGTTTCAAATTCATTCTCCCAAGTCGTTGAAATACTCTGTCCAGCTATCGTGGCACCACAAGTGATGCTCAGGGTCATACGGCCAGCAGTGGCCATCGTTTCCAAACTCGTCAGTGATAACACCTACCATGTGTTTTGCATCTGGCTGATACTCGTTTTCCGGATAAGGTGTATCTCTTTCGCATTTATAGGTGTTACCTTTCTTGTAATAGACCTTACGAACTTTCCCAATTACACTTTTCTTGCATAGAAATCTGTGTCCTTTAATCAGTCTTGGTTCCATAGTTTTTATTTTTTTCTTTCACTCCAAACATTTCGAGGTTACGGCTCTCCATGATGACTATCGGTGACATGTTTAATGCCTTGCCCAACTTGCTTGCCATCTCTGGAGTGATTGGTCTTCTCCCGTTCAGGAGTTTGTAGAAGTTCATCGGGTGTTCGTCAACCAGTTCAGCAAGTTCTTGAACATCCATTCCTCTGTATCTCATAACGGCTTCTACTAATCGGCCTGTCGTAAGATACTTTGTCTCTTGCCTTGCCATAATGATTTTGAGTTTTACTTGATTGTCATGCTACACGTTTGTATCTGTTGCGAGAGTAGTAAGGCGTATGCCAGTTAGTGCGATATACGGTCTTACGCTTCGCCCTCGGCACGATGGCCGCGTCGAGACGCATCAATCAGCTGGCGCATTTCTGCGTCGATGTAACCAGGACATTCCATAGGTGTCACAGCTTGGTTTGTTCATCCGCCGTTGACTCCGCATAACTCAGGCCGAAACATTCTCTCCGGTGGTTCTGCAGGGCCTGCTCCTCCGTCAAGCCGTATGCTACACGGCATGTGCCAGCGTCACCGTTCTTGCAGTACGAGTAGAGAATATGGGTAGGTTTTTCCAGGATCTCCCCAGTCCGTTCGTCCACATAGGGCTCACTGTGCAGGCTGTTTGATTTCATCGCGTCGCTCAGAGTGAGGAATGACGGCAGGTCTTCCTCGTCGTAGACGTTGCCGACCTCGTTGATGACGTAGCGCCATTCCTCCCTGAAGAGTTTCATTTTATTCTCAATCTCCCGCTGTTCTGCCTTGTTGGCCCAGCGTGCCAGCTGTCGTCCGTTGACTCCCTTGGCCTCACGGATATAGCCGAGTGCTTTCAGTCGTTCCCACTCGTTTACCACGAAGTCAACTACCGGTCGGCGCATGTGAGGACAACCGGTACCGATGTCATCGAGGTCTATGCGGCGGTTCTGAATGCAGATGCGGTTGCAGGCAGCATTTTCGGCACTGGCTTTGTCTTTGTACAAGTCCTTGCGCTTGGTGGTCAGCAGGTCACGCAATGTCGTGGCAAGTCCTGCGGGATAGAAGTCGCGGTACAGCTGGCGCTCATCCTCTTCCGATACTGTCACCAAGATGTCTCCGTAGTTGTCAGTCCAACGGTACTTGCACGACTGCATGTTGCGGAACATCGTTTCCATCTTCCCGACACTACCCTTCTCCACCTTGCCGGAGATGTCTTGCGGATGACAGTAAAGATACTGTGCTCCCTTTATTAGCTCTGGGCATGCGCCGGGGCCATATTTCTCTTTTCGTAGCTTCCATCCGTCTGCCAGTAGCAGTTGCACCACCTCATTGTCGAAGGCGGTGACGGCTCGCTGCTCTGCATCACGAGCTTCTGGGCTGTAATCGTTCAGGGCGCGGTTATATTCCGGGATGTCGATTCGGTAATGCACGTCGGCCAGTAACTGCCGGCCACAACCCTCGTATTTTTTCACTTTGGGTCTCAGGTCAATTATTGTTGTTTCCATAATGATTTTGAGTTTTATTGTTTGTCAGTTGCCATTTTACTAATTGCATCCAGACCGCCAAGGATGTCGCGCACCATCTTGCGGAATGGGTAGCGGTCGAACAGTGTGATGTCACGGCATTCGATATTGTCATTTTCATCTTTGAACTCGCAGCAGAAGTTCAATGCTTCCTCATAGTGCTCGAACAGCGGGCTCCCGCTATCCTCGCAGTCGAGGTTCGGGTCGAAGCCGATGCAGAAAACCTTGCCGTCAGGGAAATTAGGCCGGCGCTCGTCTTGGATGGAGTGCGTCAGGTTGATGGAGCACTCTTCGAGGCGAAGCACGAACCGCCCGTCGCTTTCCATGCTCCACTCGACACCCGGCAACTCCCGGCCTTTGCATGCACCGTAGTTGTAGAACATCTGCAAGCGCTGGTAAAGCAGGCGGAGCAAGCTGGTCATATCCTTCACCTTGTAATACTTCATCCCGTCACGTGTTCTCACGTTCTCATTCAGCATGAGTTGCAGGGGAACCAGTTCACAGAACAGCCCGCTGTGCTCCACGGCATTTGCAAACGTATCGCTCCCCTGCAGTTCGTCCGTAGCAGCACACAAAGCATGGAGAAGCGCTTCACAAGTCTCAATAGAGAGGCGGTTAAAGTCTTTCGTTGTTGCCATTGTCGTTTTGTTTTAAAGTTTCAGTAAAATATCGTCAATATCTCCTTCGTTCTCCCACCAGCCTTCGGGCAGGTCGTTGTCCTGTCCGTATTCCTCCAGCAGGTCGATGACCTTGCCGTCTTCGGTCACACAGTCGCCAGGCGCCATGTGGTAACGGTAACTGCGGTCCACCTGAGCACGGATTATCGCCACTGTTTCCTCGCCCAGCTGCTCACGAACGTAGTCAAGAGCGGGTTTCAGAGGATCAGTATCGGCATCCTCCTCGCACTCGCTGACCTCGTAGATGTCGAAGTCTGTGCAACTGTCGGGTGTCGTGCAATACTGGTAGGGGTTACTGTCGAGCTTTTCTTTTGCAAGTTGCTCGGCCTGCTCTTCATTCTCCGCATCAATGTAGATGCGCTTGGTGACGCGGAAATCCACGTCGATTGCAAACTGTTTAGTCATAACTAAATTCGATTTTGATTGTTTTTGATTCCGTTTTTTGTAGCTTTCCTGCAAATGCAGCACTTAGAATGTGATTTTATCACGATTACGCAGCCTGGGCAAGAGGCTGGTGTGCCTCTTGCTTGTCAGCTGCGTGCAGTTCTTTCTCGATCTTACGGTCGAGAGCTTTCAGTTCCGAGCGGAGCGTGGCGAGTTGTTCGTCCTTGCCCCACTGGCGAGTGAGGATAGCGTCGAGTTGTTCGATGCTCACCTTGTTGGCTTCTACAGTCTCTTCCCATGCTGCGATGACAGTAGGAATGCCCTGCAGTACCTGCAGCGGATACTCACTGGCCAGACGTGCCGACACATGGTTGAGCTGTGCCTTGTTCGTCTGCCACTTGATGCGACCGCCTTCCACGAAGAAGTAGTTGTGGTACTCGTATTCCTTGTCGAGCAATCCCCTCACCTTCTCCGTGCGGACGAGAATCGGGAAACCATAGATGCTGCCTACCTTCTGGCAGTTGCCTTCGGTGCGTGCCTCGCAGTCGATGCGCAGCAACTCAGCACCGAGAGCCTTGGCGTAGTCGGTGGTACCGGGAACGACATCGGCAGGAACCGTCCAGTCGTCGACGACCGCGTCGTTGACAACAAGCCCGTCCTCCGTCAGTCGGCGTGCCTTGTTGAACCGCGCCCAGTCTTCTCGGGCATCCTTGATGTCGCGGGCCAGCCGCTCGTTTTCATTTTGCAGCTGGGTGCGCTTCTCCGTCTGCTCCGTCTGGTCTCTATAGAAACTCTTGCGCTCGGCTTCCAGTCCGGCAATCTTCCGCTCCAGCTTCGCACGCTCCAGCAGGTCGGTGTTGCCGGAGAGGATGGCCATGTACTCCGAGAAGTTCATGCCCGTGTTCTCGTCCATGGCACCCTCGTCGAGGGTACGGATGGAGAGCTGTCCGCGCTTCAGCTGATTGATGAAGGTCTGTTTGCAGTGGAGCAAGTTGAACTTATAGCTGTCCAGACTTCTTTCAACAGCGTAGATGATGATATCCACCTTGTTGTCGGCATAGAGCTTGGCTATCTCGTTACCCTTGCGCACAGCCCTGCCGTCGCGCTGCTCCAGGTCGGAGGGTCGCCACGGCGTGTCGAGGTGATGAACGGCCACCACACGCTGCTGGGCATTCACGCCGGTGCCGAGCATCGTCGTCGAGCCGAAGAGTACGCGGATGTTGCCTTTGTTCACCTCGGCTATCATCTGCTGCTTGGCGCGGTCGCTCTTGCACTCTTGGATAAACCGTATCTCAGAGGCAGGAATGCCATACTCAGTGACCAGCTTGCGCTTGATTTCAGAGTAGACATCCCAACCCTTGTCCTTGCCTTGATAGGTCGAAAGGTCGGAGAAGATGAGTTGCGTGCCCTTCTGGCTGTCGTACTTGTCGTAGTACTGCTTGACGAGCTTGGCACAGCGGCTGGCCTTGTTGTTCGGGTGGTCGCCGTAGGCAGGGTCTATCATTCGCATATCAAGCGACATCTTGCGTGCCAGGTCGGTGGCATAGAGCATCTTCGCCTTAACCTGCTTGTCGGTGGGGTTATGGATGCCTATCAGCGAGAAGTCGCCGTCCTTGGCAAACTTCATCAGCACATTGATGAACTCCTCCTGGTCCGGCGTCGGCTTGATGTTCAGGAGCATGGCGTGCTTCTCCGGACGCTCGATGCCCACATCCTCTGCCGTGCGGAAGTCCGTTATCTCGTTGTAGAACATCGCCAGCTCCGGCACTTTGATGAAGTAGCGGAAGCGCTCTTTCATGACGATGGCGTTGGTGATGGAAAACTCGAACTCCTTCGACTTCTTCGTGAAGATAGCAGCCCACGCATCGAAACAGGTGATGCGCTGCTTGGCCAGTGCCTTCGGTCGCAGGTAGCGGAACAGCGAGTAGAGTTCCGTCAGCGAGTTCGTCACCGTCGTACCACTGAGGAACGTCGCTCCGAGATCGCGGCCCGTGCGGTTCTGGATGGTGCGGATGGCCATGAGCATGTTGAATGCTCGCTTCGAGCCCTCGGTATTGCCAATGCCGGCCACACGGTCGTGACGGGTAGAGAAACCGAGGTTCTTAAACTGGTGGCTCTCATCCACGAAGATGTGGTCGATGCCCATCATCTCGAAGTCCACCACGTCATCCTTACGGTTGTTGATGGAGTCCATCAGCTTCTCCAGGGCAGCCTCCTTGTTGCGCTTGCGCTGCTCCAGACCCTTGCGCATCCTCGACGAGATGCCGTAGCTCTCGCTTTCCAAGAGCTGCAGGGCATCGTCCAGCTGCTGTATCTCGTCCTGCAGCAAGTCGCGCTGCACAGCGTCCGACTGCGGGATGCGTCCGAACTGCTCATGGCTCATGATGATGCAGTCGTAGTCGTTGTTCTTCATCTTATTGAAGAACTCCACGCGGTTCGCTGCGCTGTAGTCGCTGGCCGTGGCAAAGAGGATTTTTGCATCGGGGTAGGCCGTCTGATAGGTCTCTGCTATCGCACTCACGTTGGCCTTCAGCCCGATAATCATCGGCTTGTGGCACATGCCCAGTCGCTTCATCTCGTGGGCAGCGATGCACATGATGAGCGTCTTGCCTGAGCCTACTTCATGGTCGCAGATGCCACCGCCATTCAAGAGAAGCATCCAGATACAGTCCTTCTGAGAGTCATACAGGTGTTCCACGCCGTACTTCTCACGAAGCCCCTTCATGTTCAGACCGGGGAACGTCTGGTGGCTGCCGTCGTACTTCGGCTTTACGAAGCAGTTGAACCGGCGGTTGTACTTGTCGGCCAACTCGTCGCGGAATGCCTTCGGCTGACGCTGTAGCCACTCCTCGTAGCCACGACGAATCTCTTCAATCTTTGTGGCGGCGAGCTGTGTCTTCTCGGGATCCTCCACTTTTATCTTGTTGTAGTCATCGTCATACATGATGTGACCGTTGCTGTCGCGCTGATACTTCATCAGCGTCGGCGTGGTATCCTGCAAAGCATGTGTCAGCAAGTCCATGCCGTCGAGACGCTTGCTGGCCTCACTGGCAACAGAGTACTCCGTCCACACCTTCTCGTTAGAGTTATGGCAACTCACGGCATACTGGTCGATGGCCGCTTCATACTTCACCTCCACCTCTGTCTTTCCTCCACGCCAACTGCAGCGCGGATCGACTGGCATGGAAAAGAACTCCGATGCAAACCGGCTATACACATCGGCATCCACCCAACGCTCTCCCAGGTTGAAGTCCAACTGCTCGAAGGGGATAGGCGTTGGGATGGCTGCTTTCAGCGCAGCCAGCGATGCAGCCACTCGTGGGTCTTCACTCCCCTCGCCCTTTGGAGAGGAGCCGGGGGTGAGGCTTTCAATCTTCTCAATCACATTGCCTGACACAAACTTCGCCTTAATTTCGTATTCGTTGATCAGCGGGTTATAGAACACCTCGCCCTGCAGTTCGTCGAGCAGTTGCTCCTCGTCCATGCCCGTCAGGCCCACCATATATCCGATGTTGGGCTTGCCATACTCATTCAGGCTGGCGGCCAGGGCCTCCTTCGCCGTGTAGGTCTTATTCTCGTCGGCGGCAGCAAAGGCAATAGGGCGCAGCATGATGTCCGCTTTCTGCCAGTGGCCATCCGTCTTCACCTCCAAACCCAGCAACTCGTCGGCCTTCAGGTTCTTCACGCTGTTTTTGTTCAGTGCATCGTTCAAGAAGCCATACTCCTTCACGAACTCATCGTAGAGTTCGTTCAGTTTGTTGCGCAGCTCCGCATTCTCCTTCTGTTCGTTCTGCTCATAGCTATACAATTCCGCATAGCACTTCTGCATATCCACAAGCCGTGCCTGCTTCTTTGTCAGCCGTGGCTTCTTCTCAGCCGGCTTTTCACTTTTCGCTTTTCGCTGTTCACTCAGGATGCTGGTGAAGTTTGCCGTGAGGTCACGAGCAAGAACTTCACGAACAGCCTGTGCAATCCCCGTCACCCCATCCTTATGCAGATAGGTGAACCCCGGCTTGCCATAGGCATCGGTGTCGCGCCGTGTCTCGGTGGCAATTACATGGTCGGGCTTCATGGTGAAGTAGAGGTTGGTCGGGCAGTCGTTGTCCGTATAGGTAGAGAGCAGCATCGTCTCGTCGAGTGTCAGGTCTCCCCTACCCTCCTGCTTCTGCATCACCAGCAGGTCGGTGCCCACCTCCGTGCCGCTGTCCTTGAACAGGTTGTTAGCCAGACGGTAGGCACCAATCAGACGGGCACTCTTCAATGCCTCTGCCAGTTGCTCCGTGTCGCGGTTCAGGTAGTTCGAGGTGATGATGTAGGCCAGCAGACCACCGTTGCGCAGGCAGTCCAGACCTTTCAGCACATAGTAGCGATGAATCATCCGTGCTGCATCCCGTCGCACCTGGCTCTTGCTGTTGCTATAAGCCGGGTCATACACCTTAATGTCGCCGAAAGGAACATTCGTGGCCACAAGGTCGAACGTGCCGAGGTCGCTGGCAGGGATAGTCTCGAAACCCTTCACACGAACATCCATATACTGCGAGAAAGCACCGCGCTGCAACAACAGACCTGTGAGTAAGTCCTTCTCGTAGGCCACCGTATTCTGGTCGTTCTTGTACTTCGACCAGTCCATGCTGCACTTGGCAAACTCACCGTTGCCAGCTGCAGGGTCGAGCACCTTTGCGTATTTCAGTCCGCCTTCCCAGATAGTCTGCATCAGGTAGGAAACAAGTACGTTAGGCGTATAGAAGGCCGTCAGCGTCGATGCCTTCAATGATTGCATCCATGCCTTGAACTCGCGCTCGTCCTTGCTGTTGTCGCGCAGCAGGTTATGAAGGCGCATCGTATCTACGAAGCAGTCCAAATCATTTGCTGCCCATGCCCCGGTGTCGAGCGGATTGAGCACGAAGCCCAAGCCGCCGAAGCCTGTATATTTAGCCATCAGGCCCGTATAGTCCGCATTGCCTGAAAAGGCTTGTTTCAATGCTGCGATATTGTCGCGCAGCCTCTGTAATTTCGTTGCCATAACTCTTGTGATTTTTGATTGTTGATGATTGATGATTCTTATTTCAATTCCGCCTCCATGTTTTCCAGCAGGAATTGAGGCGTGAACACCTGCTGCATCTTAGTGAGGTTGGGTGTTAGCTTGAAGCACATATAGCCACGTTGTTTCAGGTAGTTCAGGCAGTAGTCCTCATTCAAGGCCACACGCCCTGTCTCCTTTTCCTCCGTCACCGGTGCCTTCTTGGGCTTCGGCGACCTGCCGTTATAGAAATCGCGTTCAAGACCCTCGAAACGAGAGAATGGTATCTGCTCCTTCGGTACCATGTAGTAAGTGCCGGAGGCCTTTCCGTGACGCAGGAGCAGTTCGTACTTCACGGCAAGCTGGAATACCTTGGGCGATTCAGAGGGCAGGCCGCACAGTTCTATCAGCGCATCGGCTTCCTTGCGGGACAGCCGCTTGCCTACATTCTTCCTCCGAAGTCCTTCATAGTCGCTGTAAACACCTTGGTTCACGTCGACGTCGTATCTTACGTATGCCATAACTGTTACTTTTGAGTATAATTATCAATTTTCAATTTTCAATTATCAAGCTGCCAGCCGTGCCAGCAGCACGGCCCGCAGTTTGTCGGCCATCGTAGGTTGGGCGGTAGCCTGTTCTGTCTGCTGCGAGATTATCGCAGCCTTGGCAGCGCGTGCCTTTGGCTTGGTTTCTTTTTGAGCAGACGCCACCTTCGGAGCATCCAGCCACTTCTCGAAAGTGAATACATCAATATCCCTTTTATCAATTTTACAAACAGGAATATCGCTGCAAGGATCCAACAGCGGCATCAGCAAGACCAGCGTGTCGTCGCCATGGAACATCACGGCCTTTGAGTTGTCGTAGAAGCGCATCCCCGTAGGCTCGAAAGCCAGCACGTCACGCAACTTCTTGCAGTTGAACGACACAGACACCTTGTACGGCATGCTGCCCACCTCCACGTCCTTCTGCCACGTCTCATCGGTGACATCATCGTAGTAGTTCAGTGCAATAGTCTGAGACTTCTTCTCAGCATAGAGACGCATTGGGTAGGTGGGGTTGTCTTTTCCCATCTTCGTCAGCATCTCCTTCAGCACGGAATCCCACGCTTTTGCATTCACGTCAATGCTGCGTCCCGACGACCACGGCATAACCGCCCGCCAGTTGGGATAGCGGATCTCCTGCTTCACCTCGCCGCACACACCGTTCTCGTCGCTGGCTGAAACCACGGTGTCGGAGCCATCGGAAGTAATCTCCACCGTCACCTGGCCTTTCATCTTCAGTACCTCCACGGGCAGCATATAGCAGCCGTTCATCACAAATACACCATCGCCCAGCTCGCAGCGGTAGTCCTTCGCTTTATGCGCAGCCAGGATATGACCGTCGGTAGCCAACAGCAGCCCCGTTTCCACCTCGATGGCGGGCATCTGAGCAAACTGTCTTTTGTCGCGCTTGTCCAGACATCTTTTCAGGTTCTGTACCATCTTGTCGGCCACGAATGTTATTCGTGACAACACTTTGCTTTTAGTTTCTTTCTTTGCCATAGTCGTATTATTTTAGTTTCAAGTTTCACGTAAAAAAGGCTACCGCGTCATCACGACGCAGCAGCCGCAGACTCAAAAATTCACAAGTTATGATTCTTGTTTGTGCTCCGCATCCTTTCAGCAGGTAGGCTCTCAGGCCGTGCGGAGCTCGTAGGGTCAGTCTTCTATTTCAAAATAGAAACTCACTGTCAGGACACCAAGCACCTGCTTGGTCTCTACCACCAAGCCGGGATTATCCTCACACTGCAACGCTTTGAACACTTGCTCATAGTGGTCGAACACTTCACGTCGCACATCGTCGATATCCTCCGTAGGCTGGAAGCCGATAACCTGAATGTCGATGGTGTGCTCACCCCAACACCATTTTACGTCTATCAGAGCGTCATAGTTCTCCGTCTTCACCTGTCCAATCATGTGTCGGCGCTTGCTGCCTGTCCTATGGTCGGGCGCCCAATAGAAGTTCTGAAACTCATTGTCCTCGAACGCATCTTCCATCAGGTTCTTGTTGTCAATCGGTGCATAGATTTTCTCCATAGTCGTAATCTTTTTCAAATTTCAAAGCAATAGTGACCGCATGGTGTTTCTTCTGTCACCTCGCTATAGTGTAGCATATAGTCGGCGGGGTGTCCGTTGTAGAACTCGTTGATACACTCCACCACATCGTCATCGTTCATGTCCTCAATATACTGTTTAGCCTCACTAATTAGCCTTTCAGTATAACCGTCCTCCTTGGTCACATTCTTTACGAACTCCGTTATTGGGATAAACACGAAACACGGCTCCAACAGGCGCCATGCACCCTCGCCGTTGTCCTCGCTCTGATACAGATAGCCGTCCAGATGCACCTCTTTTCCTCCCCTGCCGTCGTTCATAACCGTAAAGAACTCCAGTTCCATAGGTTCCGTAACTCCATTAAATTTCTCCATAGTCGTTACTCGTTTAAAATTTTCTTTTCCAGACTGCCTCGCGGTGTGGCATAGTACTTTATGGGTTCGATATGAAGAGTGTTGACAGCTTCAGACAAGAGGCCGCCATCTTATTGATGGCCGCCTTGTCAGTCTGAGCTGGTCAATGTACTCTTAAATTAAATCCTCCGCTCTGCAGTCTCACATAGGCGGTATGCGCCGCCATACTCCCCTCTCCTTCGGGGAGGGGAAGGGGGTGGGGCCTGCTCATCATCCATAGCGCATCGCTTTACGTTGCCGATAAGTTCCGGTGTAACTTACCTGGATGATACTGGGAATCGCCCAGTTAAATCCAGGTAAAATTGTGAACCGGAATTTTAAAACCGTTGGATGCCTTGCAGACCGTCGGGGTGCGCTCCCCTACCCTGCTCACGAACTCGGCACATCTGCTTTACTTGCTCGATATAATAACAGTGCTATACGAAGGTTCCGATGACCGGCGTCGTATAACAGTAGGGATACGACGCCGGTCATCGAACCCTTCTGTATCACTGTTTATTAAATGTGTGTCCGTCTTGCAGGATTGTCCCTGTGCTGGGATAGAATAGTCCTTACCTTGCGTCATGGCATAGTTCTATAATCTTGCGATGGAAAGAGATCCGACGTAATTTACGGGTCCCTGAGACGTAGGGTCAGGGCCCCGCAAATGTTCAGTCGGATCTCTCTGAAAGATGACGCCCTGTAAGAACACGGCTGTATGCGCAGCCCATATCATCCTCGCTCTCCGTGCCCGGTGCGTGGCTATATAGTGCCGATGTGCCAGCTCAGGATGACCTGTCAGGTCATCTCGTCGGTCCACATACCATAGGGATGTCGGACCACGAGATGAACTCACAGGTTTAACCTGAGCTGCTAAAACGTTGCACGTCTTGCTTGGATAGGTCGCACGCCTTTTCTTGGGTGGGTTTACTTACGCTTCTTGGCTGCTGCCCACTCCTTCATCTTAGCCTCGATGTCGATGCCGTTCTCGTCGAGCATCTGCTTCATAAGACCGAACAGGCGCCAGCCCTCACCGTCAGCATAGGCATTGGCAGCGTTCTCCAGCATCTGCAGCCCCGTCAGTCGGCGGTTATAGAAGTCGTTGTCCTTTGGGAACTGGCAGCCATGGAAGCGCAGCAGGTTCTGCATCGTGGCATACGCACCCATTCCCTTGTAGGCATCCTTCCATGCAGCACACTGGTCGTAGCAGCCACTTCCGCAAGGAGTGGCCTGCCAGAACTCACGCACAGCCTTGTAGAGATGTTGCGGAGTCTTGGTGACGTTGATGCCAAACATCAGGTGGCGAAGCGGACTTATCAGTTTCTTCTCAATGTCAGAGACGAAATAGTGCTTGTGGTCGATGGTTACGTAGGGCACACCCTTGCACTTGTGGCGCGGACGGTTCTGTACATCCTTCTCCAACTTCGTGATATAGTCCGCAGACATCGTCACGGCCAGCTCGCGGTTGAACCAGCGGTTACGCGCCGCAAAGTTCTCCATGTCCTTGCCATAGAGCTTCGCCTGCACTCGCAGCTCCTCCACCAGCATCTCCCACTGATACTTGTAGCCGTGGTTCTTTACCCACTCCGTGAATCCCCAACGGGAAGAAAGACCGTGGAAAACCTGCGACATCACCCATCTGCGGAACAGCGAGCGGTTGGGCACCGTGCCCTGCTTCACGATGGCCGCCATGATGGTGTCATCAGCAGTTACGGCCACGGGAACACCCTCGTCCGACATCTTCATCAACTGCTCACCACCCGTGGGGAGCTGGATGGAGAAGTACTTGCTCGTGTCGATACCGGAGGCGCGGAGCGCGTCGCCCCTCTTCGAGACGGGCAGGAATACCTCGCCCAGCCCTGAGTCCTTGCCGATAGCAATGCCGTTCTTCACCTTGTGCTCATGTTCGCCAATAGCGAACTCCGTACCGCATACGGGGCACATCACCTTTGTTTCGTTGTTCTCACTCATGTTCTTGTTCACGTTTGAATTGTTCTTTGTTGCCATAACTAAAAAATGATTTTAAGTTTAATAATTTTGTTCACTGTTTCGCTCGTCTTACGGATTGGCATAGTGCTTTAATTCGCTGATAAGAGGCGGTTCGTTGGTCTTCTGCAGAGAGTCTGCAGACGTGCTGATAAGACGTCTGCACGACTCACGGAAGAAGACTTAACGCCGCTACTTTGAATCGTTCCGTCCTGCGAGCATTAGGCAGTATGCGCTGCCATTTTCGTCAGCTATCCTCGCGGTGTGGCATATCGCTTTAGTTGTTTGATGAGTTCCCGCGTTAGAAGCACCGCCACAGGTGGCAGCTGTGCGCTAGCACAGAAGCCCATGTGTGGGGGCTTATTGAAAACGCGGGAATCTGAAACCGTTCCGCTCTGATAGCCGTTGGCAGTATGCGCTGCCATTATTATCGCCTTGCGGCATGGCACATCGCTGTATTGCGTTGATGATAAGTACTGGTTTACCAGAATTGGCATCTGTTCCAGCTCGAAATTCTCGAGCTGGAACAGATGTGCAACTCTGGTTAAAAAACCGGCACCTAAAGGTGTACCGCCCTACGATAAATTCAGGTTGTGCGACCTGATGTTTCTCTGCTCCTTGCGACTCGGCACATCGACTGTAACTCGTCGATATTACCAGCGTGTGCCAGAACGAGGCGCCAGGACGCCGTCGGGTGGCAACCGGAACGGCGTCCAGGCGCCTGCTCTGGTTAAGCACGCTGGATATTAAATCATGCCGCCCTGAACAGCCAGGCTGTGTGCGCAGCCTTGTTATCCACCCTTGCGGTGTGGCATAGTTCTTTATGGGTTTGATTTAACGTCCCGAACGGGATTCTTACATCTCTTGTGCTGAGCACATCTCTTGTAAGAATCATCTTTCGGGCAGCGATGAATAAACCGCCCTGGTGGATGTCCGGTATGCGCCGGAGTTATGATTAACTAATCAATGCCATGCCGTATGGCTTTGCATAGATTACATAGAAGGCCGTCGGCGCATCGACACCGAGTAACATGAAGCCATCCTTATCAAAGTAGAGCTCTCGTGCTTCCTCAAAAGTTTCGACATTGTCGACATGTAACTTATGGTCTTCGCTCTCGCTGAACACCTGATAAACAGCGTAATTAGTTTCCATTTTTCTATTCTTTATTAGTCCAACTTCTCAGCACCACCAAGTCGGGGTCGTTCTCGCTCTGCCAGAACCAGCCCGCACCCTCGGGCATCTGGAAGCCCTGCAAGGCTTTCTCCAACTCCCGCTCGGCCTGCTCACGAGGTACGCCATAGAGCATATCCTCGTTGCTCAGTTCGCTCTCCGGCAGCGCATAGAAGCGCGGTGTGCGGCTCATCGTCCGCTCCGAGGGGATAGAGTGCTTATAGATAGCATAGAGCGTTTCGAGCGTTTCTACATCAACGGCGGCAGCAGGTTGTTCACTCTTCACTTTTCGCTTTTCACATCCGTTCAACGAGCGGACCAGCGACTCATACGCCGCCTTGCTCGTGCGGATAGCATTTTGCATACAACCCAGCGACAGATAGCCGCTGATGTCGTCGCCCGTCTTACGGCGGTTTGCCGACACGTTGCGACCCTTGCCACGGACGATGCAGCCCTCACGGCCCTGCTTGTCATAGCCCAGGCCGCCCAGCTTCGTCTTACCCGTATGCACGGCACGCAGACAATCCATCACGAACACGTTCAGCGTGTCGATGTCCTTACGCACATTCACGATAGGCAACACTTGCGTTGCCCACGAGTGCCCCTGCCCGTCGCCACGGTAGAGATAGCGATTCACACGGTTAAGCGCCGTCCTGTATGTCGTCGTACCACGACGACGCACCGTCCTCGCCTCAATCTCCCGCTGAAAGCTCTTGATGCGAGTAGAGCTCAGGCTGATGCTCTTCCCCTTGATAGAGAAGCCCAGGAACTTAAACCAGTGGTCGGCATCCAGCCACTCCACCTTCTTCGGGTTCAGCTTCATGTCCATAGCGGCCAGTTCCTCCGTGAGTATCTGCATAGCCTTTTCAGCATCCGGCCCGATGAACAGCATATCGTCCGAGTAGCGGACGTAATAGCCATTCAACTGCGCCAGACGCTCGTCTATGTGATAGAGAATGACGTCGGCCAGCCACGAGGCCACCGAACAGCCCTGCTTCAGCGACTGGTACTTGCTTTCCAGCTCGCCTTCCGGCGTGAAGTACAGGTCAGCATGATAGTACTTCCTGAGCACATCCAAAAGGGCACTCTTGCCGTGCCGTTCTTCCACCATGTCGAATGCCTGGTCGATATAGCGCAGAGGCACCGAATCGAAATACTTGCTCAGGTCGGATTTCCACCCAAGCCGTCCTGTGTGTTGCGACGTCGCAACGATAGCCGCAGAAACTTCCTGCACCACCCTGCCACAGCCCACACCCTTCAGGTACGACTTGCAACGCGGATGCACCCTGTCAGCCATCAGTTCAAAGAGCAGGTCGTTGGCAATAGATAACAACACACGGTCAGCCGCCTCGTTCACATACACCGTGCGGAACTCGCCCGGCGTATCTTTCGGAATAAGCGCCGTATGTGGCGGTGCAATCTCGTACTGCCCGTCACGGATAGCCTTACACATCCGCAGCCGCATTTCCGGCTTGCATAACTGGAAGAGCACGTTCTTCGGAACGTCCTTACCCACGCCCTTGGCGATGGCGTATTCCCACCGCCCACCGTCGAAGAACATTTCTAAAATTTTATCCATAGTTTCGTTTTAATTTATAGTTTCAATTCACACTCATTAATTTCACCGATAGTGCGGTTGGCATAACTATCCTCGAAGCGAAAGTCGTCTTTGCTTTTCGTGCTTACCTCCTTGTCATACTCATTCTCGGAATTCAGCGTCTGCCATTCATCGTCCAGGCACTTGCGAGCTTCCTCCTCGGTAGCGAATACATTCACCGACACGCCAGGTGGGCCATATTTAAAGTCATTCAGGAACGTAACGACATAGACCTTCTTCCGCTCTTCCGCCGACTTTACGGCGGCAATAGTTTTTAACGAGTTTGCGATGTCACTCAGCAGGCTTGGCACCCGCTCCATGAATCTCTGTTCTAATACTGTCATAGCCGTTGGTTTTTGTTTTTTATTATTCATACTTGGCATATTCCAGCCCCTTTTTCTTTTTCAATAGCGTTCCCTGAAAGCGCATTGCGCTAATAAAGTCTGGGAAACTCTTTCGTTGTTCTGCCTTGCCGGCATACTTCCATACCACTGTTGTCATAGTCTTATTTGTTTAATTCGTTGTTCTGAAAAGCCCCTCCCTGCAGGGGAGGGGTTGGGGTGGGGCTTCTAATAGTGATAGTCTATGATAGCCCCGATGTATATGTGGTCGCCCTCCTTCAACTGAGAGTTCGCCCACTCGAACAGCTCCCCAAAGGGATAAGCCACGCCGCCACACCAGTCCTCAATGGTGACACGATAGGAAATGTCAACATGTGTACGCTCCGTAACCTCACGGAGGCTGAACAACCGCAACTCCGTGAGGAGATTGTCTGCGGTCAGTTCGTTAGCCATCTCCTTGATGCGGTCGGCCCACTTCTGCTTGAACTCGTGAAGGGCTTCCTTGCCCTTATAGACGAGCACGCCGTCGCCGACGGCAGTGAACACGTCTTTCACGCTAACGGCAAACCAGCCGATGTAGTTTTCACGCTCTTCGCCCAGAACCTCGTCGCCGATGTAGTCGGCAAAGTCGCCGCTATTATCATAGAAGTCCGAAGGACTTGCGTAGTCCTCCTTGCTGATAGGCTGACTACTGATTTGATAAATCTTGCTGTGCATAATTGTTGTGTTTTATTAGTTCATAATGTCACTCATAAGGTCGTACAGCGACCCCCAATCCGTAGGCATCTCGCCATTGATGGCGGCCTCGATGTTCCCATTATTTTCGTCCATAGTTATTGCCCGTCATGCCGATAGCGCAGCGTTAAATTCGTTGTTCTGAAAAACCTCTCCCTACGGGGGAGGGGTTGGGGAGAGGCTTACGCTGCCTTCATGTGGCGCTTGATGTTCTCGGGAATGTCGCCGCCTGCCATGATGGCCTGAAGAATCTCGGCTACGTCCTTGTCGGTGTGGCCCTTGCTCGCCCCTACCTCGGGCGCGGTGGTTGGGCTGCTCTTGGGAGCCTTCTTCGCCGCCCACTCAGCCTTCTTGGCCTCCCAGCGGGCCTTGCCGTCGGCCTGCGCCTGCTCATGTTCAGCCTGGCAGTCTGCTTCGGCCTTGGCAATAGCCTTGGCATCGCCACTGTTGTAAGCGTCGCAGAGCGCCTTGGCGCATTCCATATAGCGAGTGCCGAACAGCAACACGTACACCTTGTCGCCGTTCAGGTCGCGGCGATAGGAAGCTGCGCACCACTTGTGTCCCTTGTCCTTGTGCGACTTCCAGCGCGGGTCGTCCTCACCCGTGAAGCCGATAATCTGCGGAGCGGTGTCGCCACGCTTGGTCTTGTATGTGGAAAACTTCACCACAGAGGTAGCGGTAGCAGAGGGCACAGAGACTTCCACGCGCTCGGTCTCAGGCTTCTGCTTCTTCTTCAGCGTCACCTTCTTGGGCTCCTCCTTGATTTCCTCGGCGACGGCATCCTCGGCAGGTCGGGTAGAGAAGCCCGGCTTGCCGATAACGAGCGTACCGTGCTCGCCCAGCGGCACCGTCACCGCCTTGTCCTCCTTCTTCTTCGGAGCCTCCAGTTGGTCGCAGATAGCCACCCTCTTCCCAGCCTTAATGAGCTTCGGCAGGTAGGTGTCGAGGGCATGATAGGGGAAGCCGGCCATCTCGTAGCCGTCAGCATGTTTCGTGAGCGTGATGCCCAGCACCTCTGCAGCGACCTTCGCATCCTCCTTGTAGGTCTCATAGAAGTCGCCGCAGCGGAACAGGAGCATAGCATCGGGATGCTTCTCCTTCAACTGCTTGAACTGCTTCATCATAGGGCTCTCGTGGTTAGAAACTTGTGCGTTCTGCACGTTAGCACTCTCGGTCTTGTTAGTGGCATTCTTGCCAATGTTTAACTTTGCCATAGCTTGTTTTTATTTTGAGTTTGTTTGATTTGTTTTGTAAAGCCCCTCCCTTGGGGAGGGGTTGGGGTGGGCTCTTAGATGCCCAGTCCGTAGCGGTCTGAGATATATTCCACAAAACTTTCGTTCTGCGGAAGGATGTTCGGCAGGTCCATAGAGGCTACCTTATAGAGCGCCGTAGCACTCTGATATACATCGTACAGCGCCACCTCCTGCTTGCGGCTGAACGTCAGCAGCAACGACTCCGTGAAGCGGCTTATCTGCGTCTGTGTCAGCGGATAGCAGTTGCCTTGTGCCATGCCGCGAATGTCGCGGTTGCTGCTGTCGAACGCCACACGGGTAGCCGTCAACTCGCCGACCATCTGGAACAGGTCGTTTGGAGAGACGGGAATGCGCTTCATGCGCTCCAGCACCTCCATGTCGTCGGCAAAGCGATAGCCCTGCACCATCTGGCGGACACGCTCAATGAACGTCTTCACATCCATCTGTGTGCGGTCGCCGTTGCCGTAACTGCTAACGAGGTGACTGGCACCGAGGATAGTCTGGTTGCGGCATGCCTTGCAGTTTGCACCGATAGCCACCTGCAAGCCACGCTGATTCGTGGCCACAACAATGTTTGCCATATGGGTGTCGGTAACGTATCTTGTGAGCGAGATATTGCAGAACACGCGGTTGAACGTCACCGCTGCAAAGGGGATGTTCTTTGTTCCCGTTCGCTCCTGGTACTGCTCCGTCAGCTGCTTGTTGATAGCGATTCCGTTGCCCTGTGCGCGGTTCTTGTTGTCGGCCACGAACAGGTCTTCAATAGTACACTCTGCATGATACTGCTTTGCGATTGCAGTAACCTTCATAATGAGCGAATAGGCATTGATGCCGTTGCTCAGATTTCCATCGCGGTCGGTCAGGTCGGCACTTGCCTGCAGCTGTGCCATAGTGATGCCCTTCGTCTTGCTCTCGTCAAGCGGGGCAAAGTACACTGTATTGTCGCTGATAGGCGCGATTCTTTTGTTCTCGTCTACGAGGCTCAGCAGAATGTCCTCGTTCGTAATCTCTTGAATGACGGGTGCTGCAACCACCCCCTTGTTAATAGAAAATGCCATAGCTTTAATGATTTTGAGTTTCAAGTTTCAAGTTTTAAGTTTCGAGTTTCAAGCCGCCAATTCGATTTCACCCCACCATCCGTTCACGCTGCGCAGGTCGTCCTCATAGAGTTTGTCGAGGCAGCGATAGAACAGCTCAGCCACCGCACGATGGGCGGCATCGTTCTCAATCTGATAGAGCACGCAGTTGAAAAATTTGAACATCGAGCGGCGGAATGTCGACTTGTCCATCACCTCTTTCGTTTTCGAGAAGATGATGCCGTTCGAGGACGTATAGCCCTCGGTGCGGATGAGTGCGCCCATCTTGCGATAGGCTTCAAACACATCGTCGTAGTTCTCCTCATCGGGCATCACTTCGTCGTCGTACCGTTCGCACACGCTCGCCACGTTTAGCGCATAGGCATGCTCGAACTGCTGGCGCACGTTGTCGATAAACCACTTGTGCGGGTCACGCTTGGCTTCCTCGAAGCCACACATCAGGCCAGCGGCCTTGATGTACTCCTTTTTGTCAATTACAAAACTGCTCATAGCCGTTATTGTTTTTCATTAATTAAGTTCATTATCTCAATCATCGCCTCGGCCATCTCGTCGCCATACTTCCGGCGCATTTCAATCTCTCCGGACGACACATAGAGCCGCCCCACCACATAGTCGGCATAGGGCGACAGGATATTCTGCTCACCACGCAGCCACTCGGCCACCTCGCGGTTAGCATCATCACGTTTTCGGCCCTCCTTCAGCAGGGCCACCAGTCGCGGACGGGTCTCGCCAAGTATCCGCAGAGCCTCCTTATGAGGCAACATCACGTTTGCTACTTCCATAGTCGTTTTCTTTTGAGGGTTACTTTTCCACCATCCACACGTCACGGATGACTGCTCATAATTACGTTGTTTAGATTTCACACAAATTCCTCACCATTTCCTTCAGCTCTTGCTCCGTCTCCACACCAAGACGGCGATACTCGCGGTTGAGTTCTGCCGTGGTAATGTACTTTGGCATAGCGTAATACTCCGCTGGGTACTCCACGCGGATAGCCTTCGCCTCGTCTTCCACGTAGTCGTAGTCACCAGTGTCCTCGGCCTCGTAGAGGTCCATAGACACGTTCATCTTGTATGCGCGGCCGCTCATCGTCACCACGCTTGCCTCGGCCTTGAAGCCGAGTTCCTTTGCCGCCTTGTTGATGAAAGCGGCAAAGGTCTTCGATACTTTCACTTTCATAGTCATGCTGCTTCTAAGTCCTTCATCATTCCCGATGCCACCACATCCTCACAGTGATAGCCGTCGGGCGTTGCTATAATCTCGTAGTGCGCATCGTCGCGGCAGAGCGTAGCGAACAGCGTAGTCCACCCTCGCTCGATAGCCTGCTTGCGCCACCCCTTCAGGTAGTTTAGGGCCGTCTCCTTGCGCTTCACCGATACGCGGTTGAAGTCGTGCCCGTACTCCTGGGGGTTGTGCCCCTCGTTAATCTCACGTCGTGCCGCCTCGATATAGGTCGGCGCACCATACCAATGCTGAATGATAAATGTCTGCTTTGCCATAATTCAATTCGTTTTTAGTCCACACTTCATGCCGCCATAGCCATCTGCACGGGCAGGGCCATATTCAGAAGCGGCACATTTACTTCGGGAAGGAAAGGCATCTGAAGCCACACAACCGTATAGCCCCAATCCTCGTCTATAGGCGAGAACGTCCCAAAGAACGCCTCGCAAATCATTCTAACGTCAGACATTACAGGCACGTTGACCTTGTCGATAGCCAACTGGTCTTCATCCGACCAGTCGCAAAAATTAGCACCATGTGCCTCGGCACACCGCTGCATAGCCTGTTTGAGGTTTTCCAAATTTGCTTCCATAATTCTAAGCTGCTTTAGGTAGTCCTTGTTCTTCTCGTTCATCGTAGGGGATATAGAGCAGGTCGGCCTTGATGAGTGCGTCGATAGCCACACGGGCACACTTGCAGGCCCATTCATCACGCGGATCGTACCAGCCCTTACGCTGATACATGGCCAGCACCTTCAGGTACTCGATGGCCAGCTCTCCACGCTGCCCCACCAGATAGCGGTGGTCGCGAGCCATAGCCCGCGCCACGTCGCGCTTGTGATAGAGACCACCGTTGATAAAATCGCTCTCCGTCTTCACGAACTGCTGTTCGCTCTCTGTCAGGTTCAGTTCTCCGTCGTACATCATAGCTCAGTCCTCCAATTTAATCAGAAGAATGACGGTCAGACCGCCATTGCGGTTGTCTTTAGAGTCGGTAGGTACGATTGTGTACGGTCCACCGACATAGTGGTCCTTTAGCTTCTCCAAGTCAACGGACAACACGCAGTCTGTCCATACGGCCACATACTCGCCTGGCTCCGCGAGCCATAATGGCGGATTGCCAAAGTACCCCTCATAGTCAAACTCGTTGTCGATAGTCACGGTTTGCATTGACTCAGTGTCAATAGAATTGTCTACCAACCACTTCAAAAAATCTTTTGCTTTCATAGTCGTGTCCTCCTGATTATGCGAGCATCCCGTCGAACGGGTTCCACGTATAGTTAATAACTGTCCCGTCCATGGGAATGTAGTCCTCGCCGAACTCTTTTTTAAGGTCGGCGATAGCAGTCTGTGCTGCCAGTGCAGCCATACTTACCACGACAGCTTTCTTGGCGCTTTTCTTGGCTGCGCCTGCCATTTTCTTTGCCTTCATAACTTTTTGTGATTTTGAGTTTGTAATTTTGAGTTAGCGTGTACCGAATCGCTTTAGTCCGAGAATGAGGAATGCCTCGACGGCAAGGCCCACTGTAAGCCCAATAGGAGCGAGAGCCAGCGCCAAAAACGTGCCAGCGATACCAAACACGTCGGCCAGATAGTTCAACGTACACATGCAAGACATGAAACTTACCATGCCTACGACGAACACGATGACGATAAACGATGCCCACGATAGGGCGTTCTTAATCTTTTTCATGCTGCTTTTTTGTTTACGGGGTTAATAGACTCTGTGTTCTCTGCTTTCTCTGTGTGCTCCGTGCGAGCGTCAGCGAGATGGAAACACCACCACGCTGCGCCCATCAACACGAGCGCATAGATACCCTGAATAGGGTTCTGCTCCACGCCTGATGCCAGGCAGAAGGCGAGAGCTGCAATAAATCCTCCGATTGTTTTCATTCGTTTGTCCTCCGATGATTATAGTTAAACTTCCTCGATTAGTTCGTATCCATGATTGAAACACCACTGCAACGCACGCTCAAAGCTGCGTGCCTTCAGCGTCTCGATAGGTGCCCAAAGCCCCTTGCTCGTGTCGACAACACGAAATCTCTTCATAGGCTGCACGTTCACAGGCTGCACGATAGTAGCCTTCAGTTTTATACAATTCTCCATAGTCCTGTCCTCCAGATTTTTCTTAGCAGGAGAGCACGGTCTCGAACCGCATAGACACCCGTCTGGGTATCCATAGTCCAGCTATATGCTCTCCTTATCCGTCACGCTGATAGTTCATACTCGATGTTACGGCTGACAATGTCGTGGGGAAGATAGTGGCAATCGTGCAGGGGCACAATCATGAGCCCCCGCACGATGTACGCGGTAGGCTGCTTACTTCTTCACAGTAGCCTTCACGCAGATAGCCTGACCCTCCAGTTCCTCGTCCGCGAACGTGTCACGGATAGGAGCATCGGGCACAATCTTTGCTGTCAACATAGTCTTGCCGATGTTAGCGTTAAACAGATAGTATCATTCGTATCCTGACGACATAGGGCGCAGCCCGCCACCTACTGCATTATTCGCGATAGTTCCCTACGTTCGCCACATTGAGAGTAGTTCGCACTGCGGATAGCCCAGCCACCCAGCTATATTGTCGCTGCCACACTCTTGATAGTGCTTTGTTTCCTTACAGTACGCGATAGTTCTGTTCAATCCAAATGACGCCACCGCCAGAGGCATACGTGCATACGGCGATTATGTCCTGTCACGCATAGGATCTCTCTTGCCGACGCCATCCACCACTCGCACTCATGTCCTCACGGATAGAGCCTTTGTGGAGTTTACTGTCATAGTCTGTCTATCCCATAGCATCTCCAGTCTGCACACTTGCATTCTGAAACCAAATTATTCTCAATAGCTGACCAAGGTATTACTTTTGCACAGCAGAAATAGTAGGGTGCATTCTCGTCCCTTGGCCTGTCTATCTCCACGAATAATAAAACTCACTGTGCCCACAATGGGAGTCGAACCCAAAGGGTGATGCAGCCCGCCACCTACTGCGTTATTCGCGATAGTTCACCCTGCCACGTTATTGGGGCTACCTTTGCGTCAAATTCCCATGTGCTTATAGCACACGGTTATATGACTGTTTGAGAAACGCTTTGTCCTCATAGACGGACGAACTCCATGCCCGATAGCGGTGCTCGGCTTTTTAGGCCCACGCTTGGTCTTGCAGTCACGCACGACCTTATAGCGCTTGGTCTCCATGATACGGAAGTACGCCTCACGCGATGCTTTCTCGCGATGATAGGTGCGCAACATCTCCCGCATAGCTTCTGCTTGCTTAGCACTCTCAATAACAGCACACTGACGCTCGTAATAGATATTCTTTTCCATTTTGTTTGCTTGTGTTTAGTTGATTGTCTTTCTTTCTCGCATAGAGTGTTCTCCCCCGATAGTCCCCAAGGTGGGTGTCGAACCCACCTGGTGCGTGTTTACACCTTTCCCGGAATTTCACTTGGGGCGCCCGATAGACTACTCGTTCACGTCGTCGATGCGAACTGCAACCTTTACGAGCTTTCCGTCACGATTCTGAACGATGTAGAGACCTTGCTTCTTCAGCTCCTCGAATGCCTCCTTAGACTTCTTGGCGCGTTCCTGCTGGTCGGCAATAGAACGGCTCTGTTCGAGTATCTTCACCAATAGGCGAGGACCCCACCCGAACTCGTTCACCATGACCTTGCGATAGAGCTTGACCGTCTGTGCGCTCTCGCCCTTCACTTTCTTGTCGGCCTCCTCGCTCGTATAGAGCGATTCGTCCTTAACACCCGTAGCATCGTTACCGACAGTCACCTTGACAACGCGGTCTACATAGACATAGTTGCCTACGACCTTGCCGTCAGTTCCGATAATCTTCAGGTCGGCATCGGTAGCATCGTTGTACATCTTGGGCGTATAGCCCAGGCATGCGCCCTTAGATGTCACCTTGGGCTCCAGTCCTAACTTGGATAGCTGCTCACGCTTGGTCACGTCATAGACCGTGACCTTGCCGTCCTTGTCCTTCGACTGCAGCTGATAGCCACATTCGTGCGATAAGGCTTTCAGTTGTGCTGCCTTAGTGCATGAACTGTTTACAACTGCATTGTTCAGTCTCTTCTCGTTTGCTTTTTCTTGCTTAGTCATAATTGTAAATTTTTAAGTTATGTTCTGCAATATTGCATTGTGGAGGAGTAGGGATTCGAACCCTATAATACACCCGTCCACACTTCATCGAGATAGATAGACAGACTCCTTGCATCGCTACTCCCGTTTTAGGGTTGGTGCCAACTATTGCAGTAGCGAATCCGCAGGCACAAGCGTCCTTTCATACCTTGCCAGTCGGGTATGGGCATTTTTCATAGCGCAAACACAATATGGGCTTTTGCGAGTTTCCTTGCGTACGTTTGCGAGCTTCTGAAAGTTTCCGCAAACTTTGCGCTAAATGTACCTAAACATTTCAAAGGTCGATGTTTCCGTTTCCGTTCTTGTTTCCGTTTCCGTTTGTCAGTCCGTTGTTTCGTTCTGACGTTTGCAAAGATACTACTTTTTTTGTTTTTCTCCAAACTTTTTTCAAACTTTTTTCGTTTTTCCTCAAACTTTTTTATTTTCACTTGAAATTTCTAAATAATGTTCGCGTATGTGCGTACCTTATTCAAAATCGAATGTGCTGCCTTTCTTTTGCCGTTCTTTTCTCGTACCTTTGTACTCGCATATTTGCAGAAACGCCAGAAACGCCCGCACCCACCCCACGATCCAGCGAGGCGCGGGGTCTTTTTCGCATAATGAAATCAAAAAAAAAGGAATTGGGTTGTTGAATGATGTTTAATATGACGAACAACCATATAAAACAACGGCAGGATTTCCGCTTTGGAAACCCTGCCACAATCAAACAAAAAGGATATAAATTAAAGGTATTTTATACTTTTTATGAAATATAATCGAACAAAAAGAACATTCTTATTTATTCACACTCGGGCACTACTTCGTAAGAAGAAAGTACGCCCGCGACGGATAATAGCTCAGCGTTGATGCGGTCAACGTCTGCCTGCGATACATTCCCATATACAGGAGAAGACTTGACAGAAAGCACCATGTCGCGCTTCCCCTTATTCCATCCTAACACTCTCTGGGCAAAATCTTTCATATTGAAATAGTTAGCTATCTTGTCAATAGCCACCATCGTACCTGGATCATAGGTGATACCGCGCTGATTGGTAAACGTCCTGTCGCTTCCAAAAGTAATCACACCATCACGCAACTCATTGGCTATCTGATGAATAGCCAAGTTCAGTTTTTCAATATTCGCCTTAGAGAACTTCAGCGGTTTGCCGTGGCGGTTCAGCGCATGACGGAAGCTACCGCCCACGATGCTCTCGCTCACCCCCATCATTCTCGCTATCGACACTGTGGTAATGTTGTGTTCCTGCAAATACTTATACAGAAAGTCTTGCGATACTTTGATTTTTTCCATATCGTTGTAGCATTTAATATTACTTTTCGGCTGCAAAGATAATTGTTTTTCTGCAAACCTCCAAATCTTTCCGCAACTTTTTTCAAAAATTGTTTTGTGACAAGAAAATAAGTTGGGCAAGAAGTTATCACAAGTTGGGCAAGAAGTTGACACAAGTTGGGAAAGAAAGCAGCATAACTATCAGCATAACTACCAGCATAACTACCAGCATAGCTATCAGCATAACTATCAGCATAGGAAACGGCCCACGGCAGGTCGATGCTGTCGTGGGCCGTTAAGTCCCCTTCCCTTCAGGGGGGTGGGATAGTTAATGCGTGTTAAATATTCTTTCCTAAATCGCGCTTTTTGTCCGCAGCCCTCCCTACGGGGGATGGTTTGGGTGGGGCTTCGCGCCAGAATCCTTTCTGGTTCTTCTGATACTTCAGTTCCTTGCGCTTGCGGATGATGGGGTCGTCGGGGTGTCGCTCGAAGCTGCGGCGCGAGGGGTCGAAGATGCCGGCTTCCACTTCGCGTCGGAGGTTGCGCGTGGGTGCAAACTTCAGACGCTTGGTGGGGGCCACGGTGCGGATCTCGTCGCGTCCGCCGTAGGTGTAGTGGTACTGGCGTTCGGGGATGTCGACGACGGCGAAGGTTCCGAAGCTCTCGATGGGCACGCAGAGGCAGCCCTCGGTGAGCTGGTGCCGGATCTCGTCGAACACGGCGGGCAGCACCTGTTCTACGGTGGCGCGGCAGATGCCGCTGCGCTTCACGACTGCGCTGATGAAATGGGATTTGTATTCGTGGGGACGCATAAACTACTTAGTTTCAAGTTTCAAGTTTCAAGTTTCAAGTTTCAAGTGAATGAGAATTAGAATCAGCGAGGCGGTTAAGGCTGCTATCAATTCCACTTATGTAATTTTCTATCCCTATATCGCTGAGTATTGGATCGTTGTATCCGTCAATCTTTGACGGGTCCGTAGTCTCCACTTCATCCAGCAAGTCCAATGCGTCTCTCACAACGTCGTGAGGATAGAACTCGTCCTTTTCACTGTTATGGTACTTGCCGCTACCAGCGAGTGCGAGCACGGCCTTGAAGAAAAATTCTCTATAAGTCATAATTGTCTGTAGTTTAAAATGAATGAGTGGGGTGGGGTTTACTCCCTCCCTACTGGGGAGGGCCAGGGTGGGGCTTTTATATTCGCAGGGCGAAGTCGTTGGCCTGGAGGATGCAGCAGTCGCGCAGGCGGCGGGTCTGACCGGAGGCTGTGAACTGCACGAGGCGGGCACCCTGGTCGGGATAGACGGCGATGGTGACACACTCCTCTCCCCGGATGCAGTCGCCGTTGCTGGCGGCCACATACCAGACGCGCCACGGGACGCGCTCGAGGACCTGAACGTATTTACCATTGACGGATTTACGATTTACTATTATACTCCGCTCGGCAACGCGCCGGAGTTCTGAGAGGGCGAGAGTCTTCAAATTGAAAATTGATAATTGAAAATTAATAATTAAGGGTCGGGGTGGGGCTCTTTCAGTGCCGCGTCGATGCGGTCGCGGATGGGTTTGGCGACAAGGAAGATGTCGAGGTTGAAGGCCATGCAGCTCTCCACCTGTGCGCCGTGTGACTGTCGCCAGTCGGGCATCTTGTAGATGCGCTGACATCGGCTGAGCAGCCAGAGGTCGTAGAGCAGCGTGAGGCGATATCCTACGAGGCGATAGAGCCACGGGAATCGGCAGGCCCATACGCGTGTTGGGTTAACGATGCTGTGATATCCTTCTTCGCGCAGGATGCGCTCGCAGATGTCGAAGCGGCGTTTGTACTCCTGGCGGGTGAATCCGGTGATGGGACCTGAGATATAGACGCGGTTGTGGGAAGTCTTCATGTTAAAAAAATGGAGCCCCCTCCTACCCTCCCCGCAAGGGGGAGGAACACTAACAGGGCTGACGGGTGTTTCATAACAATTACGATTACTATTACCTATGGGAGCCTCCAGAAGCGTCGGCGGCGGAAGATCCAGATGGAGGCCGAGGTAGCGAGGGCGGCAATCACGATGTTGGCGAACCAGAGGCGTGCCTTCTGCCAGATATTGAGCTTTGCCGGTACGCTTTTTTCTATGATTGTCTTCTTCGACTGCATGAGTGAGTCGAAATGGCTGAACTGCTGTTGCATAATGTTGAGCGTTGAGTCCATGACTTCGAGTCGGTGAATGAGCACCTCGCGCTCGCGGCGGTCGTTCTGGCTGTTGCTCTCGCGCTCGGTACGGATGACGAGTGTTTCCTTGATGACACGTCCGGCGGTATCGACGACAAAGGTGTGACTGGTGTCGTTGTGCTCGCGGATGCTCTGGAACTGGCTCATGATGAGTTCGTGCCAGGAGCTGTCCTGACGGATGACCTGACGTGTGTTGATGACGGAGTCCATGCGCTGCATGAGGTCGTGGATGCTGTGCTGATCTACGGATGTCACTTCCCGGTGTGTGGTGCAGCTGCCGAAGAGCAGACAAATCACAATGCCAATGGCGAAGGCAATGAGGGTGGTGACACATCCGTAGCATACGTTACGGATTCCCACCTCGAACAACTCTTCGGGTGAGAGTTTCTGCATTTCGTGCGACTGCCATTGTTGGTCAGTCTGCTGCATCTGCTGATTCAGGGGGTCCAGAGCATTGTAATACATGTGCAGTATTGGTTGGTTTACTCTGATAATTTACAGTTCAACACCCGAAGAAGCAAGGGCAAGGCGCTTCGCGCAGTTCAAAGTTCAAGGCCCTGCGGGCGTTCAAGGTTCAAAGTTCAAGGCACAAAAAAACGCCACCGACCAAAATGCTACAACGGTACGGTGGCGTCGCCAATGGCGGATTTTTCGATCTTTGATTATGAGTACAAAATTCGCCTCACGGCGTTTTTTTGTTTCGCGGCGCAGACACAGTTGGGTGGTTGGTGGTGAAGCATGCCCCCTACGTTTTATGTCCGGCAGAACTGCGCCGCGATTGTGGTCCCCTTCCATGCTTACCTCTGTAGGCAGAGGGGAATTATCGAACTACACTTGTGGGTGCAAAGGTAGTAAATTTGTTTGTAAGTCGCAAGTTTTCAGGGAGTTATCTGCTTTTTAAAAAAGAGCGTGGCGCCAGAAAAAACCGTTTATCAGACGTGAATCTTTTTGAAAGTTTTTTGTAAGTGCTTGATTTTCAATTAGTTATCTTAAAAAATTGCGGTTATCTATAAATTTCTATTGTTAAAAAGCAGTTTAAAAAAAAGAAAGAATAACTATATAAATATATATAATTAACTGATAATCAACCATTTATCTTATTTGTCATTCTTTATTTTATGTATTGTGGGTATAAGGGAGTGACGCGCACGTATGGTGAGATTTGCTTTGAGAGAAGTTTTCAGAAGAATGTGTTTTCAAAAAGTTTGTAGCCGAAAAGGCGGTTTTCAGATAATTGGGTACTAAAACCGCTTGTAACCTTTTGAGCATCAGCGCGTTACGTCTTAACCTGCGTTCGGATAATTATTTTTGTTGTAAAACGGCATAACTCATTGATAGTCAGCGTTAACCGTCAGTTATCCCCCACCTATCCGAAAGAGGCTTTTTGCGCTGAAAACGGTTAATTTTAGCTGTGCGAAAGAAAAGTTATTTTTCGTTTGGAGAAGTCGCGGAAAATGACTATCTTTGTCGGGCGAAAGGTTTGTTAGTTATGTCTGAGAGATACTACAAGTTGCCGGCTATCGTTTGGCTGAAGATGACCGATTACACGCACGGTTGGCTTCAACACGAATTAGGGGGTGGTGCAAGAATCAAGGAGCAGCGGGTGGTGTGTGTGCAGCACCTTCCCGGTGCGCGGGAAATCCTGCGCATGGAAACCGTTGAAGACATGATGGAACGCAGGCCGCTAGGCAATGCGCTGTCGGCCACGCGAAAGAACTGCATGGAGGCTGGGCTGGAGATAGACCCGTCAACCATGGAGAAGGAGTATGGTGTGACGCGCGAGCAGTTGGCGCTGTTTGTGCCAGTGGAGTGTCCGAAGATGTGCCTGACGAGGCGCGGCGTGCTGCGTCCCTGGACGCTCGATGTTTGTTTTGGGAAGGCACAGGCTACATCATTACAGCGACTTCTCAGGAACGAATTTTGGAAAGCCGTTGAGGAGTTTGACAGGGAGTATGCCCAGATGATGAACGGGGAAAAGTATCCTGCCATAGACATGATTGAGGAGTTCTGCTTGAAGACAGAAACACCTGACCTGTACGTGGAAGCCATACGCAGGGAGTGGCAGCGGCGGGTGAAGAGAGGAGCCCCACCCCAGCCCTCCCCAAAGGGGGAGGAAGTAAGCCCCACCCCGACCCTCCCCAGTAGGGAGGGAGGCCAGCCTCGGTGACATCTCCGCTCGGCTCTGCTGCTTTCGTAGCAAAGCGGAGAAAGAACTTAACTACGCTCGCAGGCTTGGTCCGGAGTAGATGGCGGTGGTTGTCATGGCACGGAGGCGGTCGAGGACTTCGGCGCCGTAGCGTTCCTGGATGGAGAGGGGGTAGAGATGTCGGTCGGCCGCAGGAACGGGCGACGTGCTCAGGTTCGTGTTGATGATGAGTAGCGGTCCACCTTTTACCGATGCCTCGCAAAGTTCGAAGAACGTGTTGTCGACGTCGCCAAAGTGTTTGCGCGGTTCCTTGCCAAGGTCGTCGATGACGACGCAACAGGCACGTCGCAGCTCGTCGATGCGTGAGCGCATGTCCTGTGCGCTGACCACGGGTATTTTGTCTCGGTTCTTTCCTCCGATGATAGCTGGCAGCACCTCCGTGCAGATGATAGACTTTCCGATGCCGGGCGTGCCGACGAAGAGCAGTCCCCTACCCTCGTTGCCTGAGAGCCATGATGCAATTTTATCGTAGGGCGGCAGCCACTGGTAGGAGTTGCCGACGACGCGGCGCAGCTCTTCCTCCATGAGTCTGCGAGCATCGGGGATGTTCAGCTGCAGGCGCGTTGGTGACACGCTGCTGGTAAGGAATCCTTCTGGTTGACTCGTGGCGGATTTAGCGACGCGATAGCCGAGTCTTGTATTTGGCCCGAAGACGGTCCGCACGGCCCATGACAATTGCCGGATTAAATAATGTTCCATGAACTCATAGATGTAGGAACTAGGCACCTGCAGTATCAGCATGTTCTTGCCTTCTTCGTAGTTATAGACAGTGACTGGCGCAAGCCATGTGTTGTAGACCCAGTCGGCATCCTGACTCTTGATATTCTCCCTGATGAGCTGGCGACAGTGCTCCCAGCGTTGAAACAGATTGTTTTCCATTCCAATAATGATTAAAATTCTTCCATAATGGGGTTAGAGGTGACGGCGGGCTGCTGGGCTGCGGCAGCCGACGGGTCGGGCGAGGCGATTTCCTCGGCGGGTGTGAACCCACGGAGTCCCGGTAGTTCCTTGTCAAAAAACGCGTTCAGACAGCGGCATGCCCAATGCTGCACATCATTGCGAGGCTGGCGCATATTGATATCAATAAGATGGTTGAGCTTATCAAGCAGCAAATCATGGTCGCCTGGCTGCAACTGGCGAATGTAACCGTTGATTTGTTCAGCCTTCAACGCCAATCGGTCTTTCATCAGACGGCGGGCCTCAATTTCCTTGGCAGATGCTTCTTTATTCTCATAGAGCTCGCGGCCCAGGTCAAAGATGGTCAGTGTAAACTCCACCTGCATAGGCACCTTTCCTTTTGCCCTGCCATCAGCAAAGATGGCGCGGTAGTCGAAGGTAAAGTCGGCTATCTCTCGGGCGGAGAGGTCGTCGAGTTCTTTCTTGGCCTGAGCAAGGTAGCGTTTGGCAAACTCAGAATAGTAGGAATACTTCTCACTGCACTTCCGGCGAGCAGCATCCATGTACGGCTCTTTCGCAGAAGGCTTCAGCCGTTCCCATGCTTCGCCGTCGGCCTTTGCCAACTTAACAGCCATTGCTTCCACGTCCTCTCCGTTGACAATCTTGCCATCCTGGGAATTGAATAGCCCGCACACGCTACGTACTTCCATATAGTCGGCAGAGAAGATGATGCGTCCTACAGTACGTTCTATGCCGTCAGGCTGCCGCTCGATAACTTCCTGCATCTGTTCTTTCCTGATGCCTCGCCATTTAGAAAGCCACTTATAGAGACGGTTGGCCGTGGCGGTCTTGGTGTGTCGGGTGGTAGGAAAGTAAAACTGAGTGTAACCAGAATCGGTCAGCAGAAAGTTATGCTGTAAGATTTCGCTGCGAATGCGTATCTTCACCTCGTTGCGCTTCAGGTTGTTAGACTTTACCACGTACTTCTGCCCGGTCTTTGGGTCAACAGTCTCATGGGTGTCGTACTCCTGAATAACATCAATCAGGTTTGTAGTGAGCACCCCGTCCTCGGAATGGACTTCAGCCTTTATGTCCTGCAGTCCCTTGATGACTTCTCGAAGCTCCGCATAATGACGCGGTGTGATTCCCGGCAGGTCACGAAAGCGAATGGTAGCGATGAAGTCCCCCTCCCGCTCAAAGTCGCTGACGCGGTCAGACGTGACAAGGTAGGCGTCGTCGTTGTTGAAGTTGAGCATGAGTTGCGTGCCAGCCTGCCTATTCTCTTTCCGTTTGGCGGCAGCATAGAACGGCTGCAACGCCCACACCAGTTCATCCATGGCCCGCTCAGAATAAAGCGTAGGAGCCATGTGCAGATCGGTAATCTGGTTTGGCTGAGTCGAAAGGCTTTTCCCGTCTTTGTCGAAAACAATATCAGGAGCCTTGCTTTTTGGTTTTCTTCCCATAAATAATTGTTTTTATTTGTTGTAGCATCGGCAAAGGTAAATATTTATTTTCACATATCCAAATATTTTATTGATTATTTTTATTTTGATTATCAATTATTTACAAAACACAACTTACATATTTGTCGAAACAAACACCCAAATTTGTCGAAACTAACATGCGGTTTTGTCGAACCAAAAGTATACAGATTTGTCGAAAAGCGCTGATATATAAGAACTTGCAGATTTGTCGAAACCGCTATTCTCCGTACTTTTATAAAACACCCAGATTTGTCGAAGATATCCCATGTTTGTCGAAAATACTCTAAAAGCATACCCGCTACTGTCGAAAAACGCTCCCGTGTCTGTCGAAGCAAATCCCTTAATTGTCGAAAAACGCTCCCACATTTGTCGAAGATTTCCCCGCATTTGTCGAAACCAATATTATTAAATCATTGGCTTTTAACCAGTTACGAAGTCAAAAATGTTCCTATATACTTTCTCTTATAATCTTTTCTCGGTATTCTTTTTCTTTTTATTCTTTTGTTAGTAGGCAATATATAAGAACCAGAATAGCTTTTATTTTTTTAAGAACGAAAAGAAAAGAGGGGGAGGGATTTTGCGAAGATGAGAAGTGCTTAATTTTCAATAAGTTATATCAAGATAGGACTTACTGTGCAAACAAGACATTATTCGTTTTCGACAAATCGGGGTGTTTTAAAATACGATTTACATTTTCGACAAATCGGGGTGTTCTGCTGCACGTAAGTGTATTGTGTGCGCGTTATCGCATCAGCATTTTTATTTTCGACAAATCGGTATTTTTTTCGCTTGCCCCCTCCCCTACCCCTCCCCCATGGCGGCGGGCAAAAAGGAAACCGCCAGGCAGCGGATGAGAGTTGCTGTCCTGGCGGCTGGCGTAAGAAGGTAAGAGCGTGTTTGTATGAAGCGGCGTGGTATTAATCGGAGAAAAACTTTTGTCCGTTGCCGTAGAGAAAATCGAGTAGATCGTCGTCGCCTACGATTCGTGGGATGTGATGTCCGCGTTGTTCTTGGTTTTCGATTTCGATGAGTTTTCTGGGGCCGACGTTACGAGTGCCGGCGATGATGGCAGCCGTCTTGCCGCTGATGGAGCTGGTGGGATGGATGCCCATCATCTCCAATGCCAGTTTGATTTCCCGGCGCTCGCAGTTGAACATCCCCGTGAGTGTGACGCTTTTCCCGCGTACTGGGTATTCGTGGTTGACGGCCACGCGGTCGAAGTCGATTTCGACGGTTACGCACTCTTTCGACCGGTCGCCCTTATCGTAAACGTCGACAACCTGTTCGATTCCGCTGCCATCGGTCGACGACAAGACCGCGAACACATTCTCCTCGCCAGACGGGTGTTCAGCGAAATAATCCGTGAAGGCACCCAGTCGGAGAACGCGCTTTTCCTGCTGTTGCTTGCGCATCATCTCGTTAGACACCGGCACCCCCGACCAGTCAGGCTGCTGTCCTTTGGCAGCGGCAATGACGAGTTTTGCGCACATCACTGCGTCGGCTTCAGCATCGTGATGGTTCTTGCAGGGAATGCCTATTGCCATGCAGCATTGCGCGAGTCCGTTGCCTCCATTAGGCGGGCAGTCTGGCCGTTGATATAAATCGCGGCTGTCATTGATTGACATCCAACTATGGTCGTAGTTACAGTTGTCGAGGTTCTTTTCTATGACGGGCTGCTCCACGCTCACTGCGTTGTGTGCCCACAACTGATAATGAAGCAGCATGGGTTGAATTTCCTGCCACACCACATCGAAGGGGGCGGCGTTAGCTGTCATTTCTGGTGTGATTTGATGAATGTTTATTAATCGTTCATCGTAGTAGTTGCTTGGCGGCTGAATGAGCCATGAGCGGCTGAGTATGATTTCAAGGTTCTGTACGATGGCGATGCCGAACTGGCAGATGTTTTGCTCGCTATCGGCATACTCTACGTCGATGGCGACGAAGTTTTTCTCTGGCTTCATGATAATATTCCTTTCTTTTTTAGTTTTATTATTGCATAACAACCCTATTGCATTATTGTTTTATTATTTTATTGCAATACGACAATACTAAGTTATTGCAGTATCGCGTTGTTGCAGTATGAGAGTATTGCGTTACGACTCTATTATTTTATTGTGATAGTGTTTTACGTCCCTTCCATCCGTACTCATTTGGGAGTTTAAGGGCTTCGTCACGTTGTTCGGGAGTGATGACGCCCTGCTGTTCCAGTCCGAGGAGTATGGTCTCGAAGAAGAACCGCTTTGCTGTCAGGTCGCGGTCTTCGGCGAACCGGGTGGCGAGTCGGTGGATGGATTTAGGGAGGAAGCACAGGGCGCCGACCGATTTCTCGGCGGCGAGTCCGGTGGGTTGTTCACTTGCAGGACCGGTGTCCCCTACCCTACTTTCCAATGCTCTTCTGCGCTGCAGGATGTCGTCTGGCGACTCGTTCAGTATCTGCGGCGGTTTTTCTGTTTTTTTCTTGCTGATTGCTGACATGATGTTATTGCTTTATTGGATTATTGTTTTATTGTATTATTAGATTATTGCAATACTGCGTTATTGAATTACTGCTTTATGGCGCGACTGCGTATTCGTTTTGTTTTACGGTGTTTAGGATTTATTGCCATATTGCCTTATTGCGAGAAGGCCGTATTGTTTTATTTCAATATGGAAGTATTGCAATCATTCCGTAATGTGATAGTGCGTTACTGCAATTAGGCGGTAGTTGGTTATTGCTTTATTGTGTTACCGCTTTACCGCCTTACTGCAATTATGTACTATTGCAGTAATGTCTTAGTGCGCTTAATGATTTCGTTGGCGAGCATTGTGAACTCTTCTCGTGGAACGTCGGCACGCGGTATGGAGTAGACGCTTGTGAACTCGCGTTGGCTTTTGTTGACAGCCTCTCGTTCAGAGATGGCGACGGGCAGGATGTCTTTGCCGTACCGGGCCTTCAGTTGTTCCTCGGCCTCGCGTTGTCCTTTGATGTAAGCCTTGCGGCGCGAAATGAGGAATCCGAGGTTTTGGAGTTCGTCGTTTTCGCTTTCACGGATTTCCTGGATGTAGGCGAGATAGTTCTGCAGGCCGTTGAGAGCGAATCCCTCGAGGTTAATGGGGATGAGCACTGCATTGACGGCAATGAGGATGTTGTCGATGAGCACCTGTGGTCCGACGGGCGAGTCAATCAGGATGAAGTCGAAGTCGGTTGCCCAATCGGTCAGCCCTTCGCCCGTATGGTCGTCAGGAGCTTTCTGTAGTGCGCGTGTCAGCTTCATGGCCGGATTGCGCATGGTAGGCAGCTGCTGGTCCACCTTATTCATGATGCAGGTAGACGGGCAGTAGTAGAGTCCGGACTTTGAGCGATAGACGGGGATGGGTGCATCTTCGCACAGCACATGATAGATAGTGGGGTAGTGTTGCAGCTCCATGTCTGGGTCCCAGTCCGTGCAACTTGACAGGTTGGCCTGTCGGTCCATGTCGATGACCATCACACGATAGCCTTGCAAGTGTAAGGCCATGGCGAGGTTCAGGGTGGTCGTAGTCTTTCCTACGCCTCCCTTGTAGTTGCCGATGCCGATGACGGCACGCAACTGTGTCTTGCGTTTTTTAGCCATAATATTGATGTTTTAGAATAATGATGTTTGCTCGCTTGCATAGAGATCGTTGTAGCCAAATCCCTGCATTAAAGCCGTCCCTTACGAAGGGACTCTAAATGTAGCGGTGCAAAGATACGAATTATTATTGAATTAATGCAATATTGCAATATAAAATTTGTTAATTATTGCAATATTGCAGTACAACAGTATTGTAATATTGTTATTGGCATTTCCGCCGTTAGTTTAGTTTGCACTAAACTTTGTTCCAATGCTTTCCTCTCGGCTCGTCTGCCCTTGACTTGAAAGTATTCTATGGGTATCTTGTCGAAAAAACAACAGACCGAAATCATGGTAAGGAAAATTCAAGTTAATGAGTATCTGAAGCGGTACGACAACATGTCGGCTACTGAGCGCCAGGCGTTCGCCAGTAGGGTGGGGGAGTGGCTGCAGTCGGCAGGTCGTGCTCTCACAAACCGGGCTGAGGATTTCGATGCCCGTCTGCATAGTGTCCTATCTGTAAGCGTGGGATGGAACGATGCTGAATGCGAGGCATTCGAAGAAGGTGCGCGACTGCTGAGTGCTTTGTCCGGCAGCGCTGACACGTGGTTGCCTGACCTGCTGTACAAAAAGGCGGTGAGACGTAGCATTCGCCAGATGGTGAAAGTGTTATCGTCGGTGGTTGGCACGGCAAGTGAACAACGAAAAGTGAAAAGTGAAGAGTCTGCCGCAACAGACCGGCAACCTACAGAGAAGGCAGCTTCTCAGGGTGAAAAGAGAAATGCGAAAAGTGAAGAGCCTGCCGAGGTGAAGTCCGCCTCCGTCCCTGTAACGACCGGCGTACCCATCCGGCCGAAGCACATCGACCAGTACGTGCATCTGTTGCCGAAGAAGACGCAGGAGCATGCTGCCGAGGTGCGCGACCTGCTTCGCCAACTCGACGACGCTCGTGAGAAGGCACGCCTTCTGATGGAGAGCCCGCAGGCCAGCCCTGACAGCCGGGCGCAATGGGCGAAGCGTGCCGTGCAACTTGACAACAAAGTGCGTGACATCTACCGTGAGCTGGATGCCGAGTGGGAGAAACTGGTGAAGCAGGGTAGGGTAGTGGTCGACATTTTCGGCAATGCAGGCCTCACCCCCGACCCCTCTCCAAAAGGCGAGGGGAGTGTGGCCCAAGAGGAGAAGCCAGAACTGACCTCTGAGCAGAAGGCACACCGCCGGGAGTTGCGCAAGTGGCTCATCGACACCAGGCGCGGTGCGGAGGGAAAGGCCCGCGAGAAGCGTATCGAGCAGTGGAAGGCTAACTGGAAAGAATACATGACGCTGGAGCCTCTGGAGGCCGCGCTGAAGGACGAGAAGGTGGTGGCAGCCGCCAAGCACTTTGGGATTGAGATAGTTGAGAGTTGATAGTTTAAAGTTTAGAGATATGACATTTCACTCGATAGTCAGGCAGTGGTGCCGGACATACAAGCCGATGAGAGACAGCGAGAAGAATCGGCGTTTTTACCTCACCGACTCTATGGCAGGTGTGGTAGAGATGGCGAAAGGCATCAGTAACAGGTTTTCACCCTTCGTGCTGATGGAGAGCAGTGTGGAAGGTTACATGCGGGGAGGGCTGATGTTCAGAAACTACCCGGTGTATTTCTTTGTCCGTGCTCGTGAGATGGCAGACGGCGATGCCGCCGCAGAGGCGAAGGAAGAGGCGTGGATGCACTGCCAGAACTTCCTCACGTGGCTTCGTGTGCGTCACGACAGCGACACGACAAAGGCTCGGGATTTTGAGCGCATTGATCTGGAAGACAATATCGACGTGCAGACGATTGGCCCGATTGAGAACGGATGGTTTGCCGTACTGGTTCAGTTGGAGCGGTGCGAGCAGACGAATCTCTGCGAGGACGAGGAGTTGTATTGCAAATAAATAAAAATGATATGGAGAAGAATTGTTTAAACTGCATGCGGGTGTTGCCTATCTACGACGGAATGGAGAGGATAGGGCAGGAATGTATGCGGAACCCCGGCATGCGGGTGAATGGTCGGATGTCCTGCGAGGAATGGCGCGGCGAGGCGCCTGCGGCGCAAGTTCAAAGTTCAAAGTTCAAAGTTCAAGGTTCAGAATATGAAAGAGGACGAGAAAACGCCGAGTAAGGTGACGGACATCGAAGCGTTGAAGAATAATGTGGAGATGGCGGTGGCAGGATTTGCAGAGCGGTGGGCCTCCATGCCGAAGTTCTCCGAGTTCTGCGAGGTGATGGACCAGCGACAGTTGCGCGACGCGATGGGTCTGCGGGCCACCATCGACGCCGGAGACCCGTGGCCACAAGCCGAACAACTGTTACTGAAGATGGGTTTCCGTTGGCACTGGCTGGGAAACATACGGGTGATGTATTTGATGGAGCGCGACGACTTTGTGCCGGACACCGGATGGGAAGACGGGAAGAGTTTAGAGTTGAGAGTTGAAAGTTGAGAGTTTTGGTTTTGGCTGCGATGATATCGCAGCAGACGGGACAAGAAACGAACGACGATGATACGGCTTAACACCATATACAACGAAGACTGCCTCACGGGAATGCGGCGCCTGCCTGACAGGTGCATAGATCTCGTGGTGATGGACCCGCCGTATGTCATTGGCAACAAGGGTGGTGGTTTCTGGTCGAAGGCTGCGGATGGCAACCATTATAACGCTCGTGGCACACGCAAGGGTATGGAACGCCTGGAACCGTTGAAGGATGGCTTCGATACTGTTGTTCTTGACGAGTTGTGTCGCGTGATGAAGAAGGTGAACATCTACATCTTCTGCAGTCAGAAACAGATACCCGTCTACCTCGACTACTTCGTCAACCGGCTGGGTTGCCACTGGAACCTACTCTGCTGGCACAAGACGAACCCTATACCCGCGTGCGGCAACAAGTACCTCAATGACACAGAGTACATCCTGTTCTTCCGTGAGCGTGGCGTAAAGCTCTACGGCTCTTACAACACGAAACGCACCTTCTACACCTCGCTACGCAATCAGCAAGACAACCAGCGCTACGGTCATCCGACCGTGAAGCCGCTGCCACTGGTAAGAAACTTCATCGTGAACAGCAGTTGTGCGGGTGGGGTAGTCCTCGACCCATTTATGGGTACAGGCACGACGGCCGTGGCGGCAATCGAGGAAGGCTGCTATTACATCGGCTATGAAATCAATGCCGACTACTGCCTCACGGCAGAGGAGAGAATAAAGGCTGCGATGACATCGCAGCAGACGGAACAAGAAAAGAACGATAGACAAAGATAGATTATGGCAAAGATGGAACCATTAGGGAAGTTCATCCTCTCTTGGGAGGGTGGCTTCGTGAACGACCCGCTGGACCGTGGCGGCGCCACAAACAAAGGAGTGACGTTGGCCACATGGCGAAGGCAGGGCTACGACAAGAACCACGACGGAAAGATTGACGTGAAGGACCTTAGACTGATCAGCGACCAGGACGCCCTGCAAATCATGAAGAAAAATTACTGGGACCGCTGGAAGGGCGACCAGATAGCATCGCAGGCTATTGCCAACATCCTTGTAGACTGGGTGTGGGGTAGCGGCGTGTGGGGCATCAAGATTCCGCAGGATATGCTTGGCGTGAGAGCTGACGGCATCGTAGGCATCCGGACGCTGCAGGCACTTGGCCGTCAGGACCCGAAGAAGTTCTTCGACCGCTTGAAGCAGCGCCGTGTGCAGTATCTCTACGACATCTGCAAGAGTCGCCCCACCAACCTGCGATACCTGAAAGGATGGCTGCGACGGCTGAATGCCATTAACTACAACAGCCTGACGTGCAACGGCGGGAAGGTGGTGACGTGGTAGCGGCGCGGTTTGAAGTTTCAGGTTTCAAGTTTCAAGTTTCAGGTGAAAGGTGAAAGATGAAAGGTGAATTATGAGTAGAGAGAGTGTTATACCGCAAGAGCTGATGACAGGTTCGTTGATGCACTTCGAGAAGGGAGTGCCCATCGACGACTGCAACCTTCGCACGGAGCATCGGCGAAGGCTGGCACGCGTGGATCACGTCTACTGGCTGTGGAAGCGCAACCCGTTCCTCGACGCTTTCGAATTGTTCAAGCAGCTGGTAAGGGGACAATATGCCGACCGTCAGAGCGAATGGCGGGCAGCCCAGAAAGACAAGTGGCTGTTCGACTTCGTCGTGGAGCACATTGCGCCGCCCAGTCGCCGTGAAGACGAGGCGAAAGTGCGTGCCGCTGCCGAGCAGACCATCCGCATCGGCATGGAGACCGACAACGTGACGGCGCTGACCAAGGGTGGAAAGTTGCTGTACGACGTGGCAGGGCTGGCCCAACCAGAGAGCGAGCGGGCCGACCTGAGCAAGGCCATGTTCATACCGCCCGTGGTGACGACCGTGGCCAGCGAGATAGACCCGACCAAGGAAGATCAGACCGACGAGCAGGCACGGCTTATCATGGATAAGTATAATGCCTACGTGGACGACAAGCGCAAGAGCGTTGACGAGAAGGTGGAGGTGATGATGGCGAAGCGGAAGGCAGACCCACCCCCAGCCCCTCCCGTGGAGGGAGGGGAGTGATGAGTGACGGGTTGCGATGATATCGCAACATACAGAACAAGAGAAAGAACACCATGAGCAGGATAGGCAGTAACCCTAACACCAGCAGCGACCAGTTCGAGGCGAAGATGTTGCCCGACATCGAGGATGTCAGGCCGGAAGACGGCGGCACCGTAGACCTGATTGGTGACGGTCAGCACAAGATATACATGCACCGTGGGCAGCTCGACGTGTATAACTTCGGTTCGAAGCACACGAAGCTGCGCTGCGCACGCGGTTTCGGCAAGACCATCTACCTTGCCATCTACAACATGAAGTGCGTGCTCGGCATGCGCCGCATGATAGGGCTATTCCTTGGAGCCAGTGCCAAGCAGCTCTACACCCGCACCATGCCCAACATGCTGAAGGGCTTTAACATGATGGGCTTCCAGGAGGGCGTGTTCTACTTCCTCGGTCAGGCCCCCGCCCGTCTGCGGTGGGAATACCCGTTGGCGAAGCCGAGGGTGTGGGAGTCGTGCGTCCACATGCAGAACGGTGCTGTGCTGCAAGCCGCGTCGATGGCCGTGAAAGGTTCTTGTAATGGCATCAACGCCGCATGGCTCTGTGGTGACGAGACAAAATACCTGCCTTGGAGCAGGGTGAAGGAGGAAGCCTATCCTACGCTGCGTGGTGACTTCATGCCGCCTTCTGCCCGTAAGGTGGAGCAGAAGCGGTGGGGCTACGGCACCGACCCGAAAATCAACAACTACTATTGCTCCACCTGTTTTGTCAGCGACGCCGGACTGAACACCCAGCAATGCCAGTGGGAGAAGGAAGAGCAATACGAGACGCACGAGGTGAACGAGCAGATTGCCGAGATGCTGGCCGAACTGAAATACTTGGAAAAGACCAACCCGCGACTCGCCGTACAACTGGCGCAGAACGAGAATTTCCTGCGCAGGCTGCATTTGCTGCGCTCGCAGAGTGAAACTTTCTGGAACTTCTCTTCGCTGGAGAATGCTGCTATCCTTGGTGGCGAAGCGTGGATTCGCCAGATGAAGCGCGAGTTGCCCGACCTGATGTTCCGCATTCAGATCCTTGGGCAGAAGCGCGGTGCCGCCAAAGACGGATTCTACTGCAACTTCTCAGAACTGAACACCTATGTCAGTGCAGAGATTACCGATTTGGTCTACGACAAATACACCACCCGTCTGAAAGGCCGTGCGCTCGATGTTCAGAAATGGCCCACCGACTTTGAGACGGAAACGCTGGAATGGGACCAGTTGCAGCACGACGGAGAAGATTGCAGCCTGGACCTCGACCTCGACTACAGCGAGCCCCTTCGCATCGCCATCGACGCGAATGCCAACATCAACTGCATGGTGGTGGGCCAAACGCGCATGTATCAGGGCAAGCCGTCGTTGTTCATCATGAAAGAGTTCTTTGTGCAGAACGAAATTCGTCTGCGCGGACTGTCAAAGCTGTTTGCAAAGTACTACCGTCCCTTCCTGCGGCGTGGATGCAAAGAGGTTATCTTCTACGTGGCCAGCAGCATCAAGCAGGGTGGGGCAACCGCCTACGCCGTGGAGAACTCCGAAGACTCGCGTTTCGACAAGGTGGTGGAGCGTGAGCTGACACAGTATGGGTTTCATGTGACCATCGGCGAATTTACCTCCTGGCGGCATGAACGCAAGTATCAGCTCGTGAATGACTGCTTTTCGTCGCAGGCATCACCTAATATCTTCGTCAACCGCGAGGCTGGCCGTTGCGACTACCTGCTGACCGCCATCGAGAACACCGCCATTGTGCCCGGAACATTCCGAAAGGATAAGAGTACTGAGAAGCTGAAGAGCACCGACCCCGACAGCCTGGGGGGCGACGCCCGTACCCGTACCGACATCACCGACGCTATGGACGACCTGATCATCGGCACCAAGGAATGTGCCGAGACTCGGCAGAACATCGGCGGCGGTCTGCGAGGACGGTTCAAGAGCTTGGTCATGCCAAGATAACTATTTAACGAAAGCTATATGGAAATATTCGACTTACCACAGAAAGAGTATCTGCAGAAGGATGACATTGAAATCCTTGACAAGCAGAAGCAGGAGTTTAAGTTCATCGGTCGTGAGCGCAAGGTGCCAGGCCACACGATGTTCTCTTTGAACTACAAGACCGGCGAAATCAAGGTTGCCGACATTGAGCATGTGAAAGACATCCACTTTACAACACGGCAGCGAGTCACGAACGGCCGCATCGTCATTGAGCCGAACTGCATCTACCGGCAAGCCCTGAACAAGAAGAACTTCATCAAGCGACTGGTGCGCGAAGGGATCCTGGTGAAGAGAACGAAAAAGCAATAGGACGATGACAGACAAAGAACGCAAAGCAAGGATTGCCAGAGGAGCCAGCAACTACATGGCTGGCAGGGCAATGTTGCTGTCATTGAAGCCGCTCAGGTTAAGCGATGTAAAGGACGCCTATCTGTGCGGTGCCGAAAACATGGAGCAACTGATTGACCAGTCGATGTGGTGGAAGATTGCCGACAGTGACGACCTGCCTGAGATAGACCGGGAGGTGATTGCGCTGACCGCCGACAGAAAGGTTGTGTTTGCACACCGGCCCAAAGAGTCATGGACGGGAAAGAACATTCTCACAGGGCAAGTGGAAACATTCTATCCCAAGCGGTACGGCAAAGGCGGGTGGAATATGCCCGACGTGCTTTTCTGGCTTGACATCAATATTCCCGACGTCGACGAGTATCTGAGAATGACTGACAAAGGAGGTGAGATATGCGACAGGGAAGCGTGAAGAAAGAGGAAGTTTGTACTCCGCGAAAAGAGGAAGAATGTATATTGAAGCAGTTCTGCAGCGACAAACGAATGGGTGTTGGTTGAGCCTTAATGCTTTTCATTGCGACACGGTCGCAACAGACAGGACAACGAAAGCGAGGGCAGGCGATTATTCCCTGCCCTTGATTTTAAAGGTGTGGGTGCCTATCTTTCAATCGTAAAACCAACACAAGAATAGACTTATGGGAAAGAGTAATAGCATATCCGTGCATCGCCCAAAGACACTGGAGGAGTTCAAGAAGCTCAACCGCGAACTGAACAGTCGTGGGTTTATCGCCATCGACGCGCTGAAGCCCGGGCTGGTGCGCACGCTGACGTTAGGCGACCGCGACCCTTCCAACGGACAGGCAGAAGACATGGCGGCGTGTATCGGCGGCGGGGCGTGGTCGAACGGACCGCTGAGCAAGGTGGCATGGGCGTTCGACGCTCGCGACAACTCAGTGGTGAGTGTCGCGGACAAAGACGGCAACCCGCTTGGTCTGGGCTACGTGAAATGGGGCGCAGGCAACGCCATCCCGTCCGTCATCCCGCCGCTGGCCCTGTCGTCGCCTTATACGGCTGCGCCGTTGCGCTACATTGCCGACCTCACCACCGGCCTCGGTCCGCGCCTGATGTACCGCATGGGCAGTGATGATGACAATCTGGTGGAGTTTAAGGATGCCGGAGACATCCTGCTTGCCAGGATTGAAGAACTGGAGGCAAAGGAGCAGACGGGGAGCGACGATGTTGTTGCGATACTATCGCAACAGACGGGACAGGTCACGGGCGGTGCCAACGTGAGCAAGGCTTTACGCCGGGCTCGTGAGCAGTATGCCGAATGGGAGCGCACATGGCTGGGGTATGACGTGGAAGAGGAAGACGGCACCAAGACCCATATTCCCGGCGCGAAGGAGTTTCTGGCCGACAACAACCTGGACCTGCATTTCATGCAGTGCGAGCAGGACGATGTGATGCTCGACATCTACTTCCCGACGGTCGGCTTCCAGCGCGGCCGCAGAGGCAAATGGGACCCGAAGATCGTGCAGGTCAGCATGCTTCCCAGTCATAGTACCAGACTCGAAGTGATGAATGAATACCGGCACATCAATCATGTCTATTTCTCTGACCAATGGCGCACGCTCGGTTCTACCAACGTCAAGACCGTCGGCGTCGACAAAGACAAGGTTGTGATGTACCCGGCTGCCATGCCCCAGCATCTGCTCAGCGACCTGCGCTATATCGTGGAGAGCAACCAGCGCACACGCATCAAAGACCGTCCTGTTTGGGTGGTATGCCCTACATTCTATCCCAGTGGCCAGAAGCCCTACTATCCGCAGCCGGCGTGGTGGAGCATCTTCACGAGCAAGGCTTTCGACTTCTCGTCGACCATCCTCTACGACAAGGCGAAGGCACGTGAGAACTCTACATCATGGGGAAAAATCATCTACATCTCGCTGGACTACCTCGACATGATTTTTGCCGACCAAGGCATTGCCGGTGACAAGGAGAAGCAAGAGACGTTCATCGGGGAGTTGGACCAGAACGTAGAGCAGTTCCTGCAGATGCGCGAGAACAACGGAAAGATGATGCGACAGTTCATGTGGATAGGGCAAGACGGCAAGGAGCATCACAACGTAGAGGTGGTAGATGTGGCTAAGACCTCCAACGACGTGGCGAAGGCTGGCAAGGAAGAACTGGAGCTTTCCACGTCGCCCATCTTCCTCGCCCTGCAGGTAGACCCGCGTCTGGTGGGTGTGCCGATGGTGGCCGCCTCGAACGGAGGTACGGCCTTGCGCGAGATGCACCTTCTGAAGCAGCAGCAGCTGAACCCGAAGCAACGCCTGTACCTGCAGTTCCTGAACACCGTGGCCCGGTTCAACGGATGGGATGAGCGTGCCGAGTTCCACATCAAGCAGCAGACGCTCACCACCCTCGACAACAACAAGACGGGAACGGTGGAGACGATTGCGGGAGAGGGGGCGTGAAGCCCCTCCCCAACCCTCCCCAAAGAGGGAGGGTGTAAGGAAAAACGAAAATCGGCGGTAAGGGTTGTTATCCTTGCCGCCGATTTGCGTTTAATGATCCTGTTTATTAACAGTTCTCGTCCATACCTCAGTGGCACATTCCTTACATTCAAATGTGAAGATATTTCCATCGAGGTCGCTGCAGCCAGAATTAAATTCGTGAAGGCGCATCATTTCCCCACATACAGGACATTTGATGTCCGGACGAAGAGGATGCTCCCCTCTCATCGTCACTTGGTCTGGCAATACAATAGATGTCTTAATTTCCATAATTTCTATTCTTCACGTTTCATCATTTCTGGATTGTCGTGGATGTTGCCGACTACCTCTGCCCATTCCTGCGTAGGAGCGTTGCAGGGAAATTCGTTGTCGAGGTCGCCATTCCACAAGAAGGCAAATACGCCACGCACGAAGCGCACTTCGAGCAAGTCCTTTTCCTCGCCCGCTTTCAGGATGTCGCCAGCGTAGATTTCCTTTCCGTTCTTGTCTTTAAGAGTAGAGAACTGGCCGACGGTATCAGGGGTTACTTCATATTTTCTGTAGAGTCCATCGGCATCAATGGGAAATACATAGCAGCCACCACGGTTATCGTGCACCAAGTCTCCGTATTCCCATTTTTTGTTATCAAGGCGCTTGCCTCTGAATTTGATAGTTACCATAGTCTTATTCCTTTCCTTTTAGCGCCTCCTGAAAGGCGGCTTGTATTGCCTTGCATTTGGCATCGTTTGACAATTCTTTCAGTTTCTCGGATTCTATGTCGGGCAGTGAAGCCACGACGATGGAGTTGAGCGCCCAAAGTGCTACACGCTCATAGTCCAGGAGTTCTTGGTATCGCGTCTTTGTGATGGTGACGCAATCGCCGGGAGTGGGGTAGTTGTCTTGTGCCATAGGTCTATGATAATTTATTTTCATAAAACCGTCCTGTATTGATGTCAATGCCCGGTGCAAACCATCCGCAATAAAGACATGAGGTTGAGCCATTTTCTAAGTATTGCCCGCAATTAGGGCAGCGACGTTCTGATCTACTCATAAATTTAGTTCATAATTATTCAAAGATTTGGGGCACTTATTGCCCGGTCTTCTCTTACAACACTTCCTTAACCATTAGGGAATGTCTTTGGATATTTGCGAAAAACCTTTTTGGCCAGTTTCGGAAGGCGACGCACAAAGAGGCGCATCATCCTAATCTGGGCTGGGGTCGTGTTGAGCACAAACGTATATTTGGCATCACCTGCTTGCATCTTGTCTGGAAACATCCACATAGCGGCGTAGGCAATCAAATTCTCATCACCATCGGCGTATGATATACACATGAACATCAGCGCATAATGGTTTCGCAGCAGTTTGTTCATGCGGCGTTTCTTTTCCTTGCGAGGCAGTCGTCCGTCACCGCGGATAAGTTTGCGGAGTGCAGACGGCATTTCTCCATCCGTTTCTATGCGTGCTGTTCCAGTGATGGTGAAGCCCTTGTTGGAGTAGGGGCTTTCCTGTGCGTCCTCGTCCGATTCTGGAACGTGCAGTTCGGTGGCCGCACCAAGTTCAATCGGCTTCATCTCTATGTCATCTTTTCTGATGACGTACAGTTTGCCCAAACCGGCGGGTTGTTGTTGATTTTCTTCCATAGGTCAAAATAATAATTATAGTTGATGCAATTCTGAAAAACTCTTCCAGCCGGCTTCGGTGAACTCACGGGTATAGACTTCGCCACGGGGCTTCAGCGGTTGCCAAGCGGGGTCGCAGAACAGTCGGTAGTGGAACACGCCACACTGGCGTCCGACCTCCGAATATGGTCCCTCGCACCACAGCCACCGACGATCGTCGCCAAAGAGCTGCTTCAGAATGTACTCCAGGTGCGAGCGCTTCATGCCGCCGGGGAAGGAGATGGACAGGTGGTAGCACCGCTCATAGTCGGGGTTCTTCCACCATCCCGAGGTGTGGTAGCCTACGTCGCGGGTGAAGATGACGATGCACTCAAACCGTTCGAGCCACCATCGGCATTGTTGCAGATAGGGGTCGGCGGGGTTAAGTCCGTCGAACGTGCCGTGCTGTGCCGTGCGCCAGATGCGCGGGAATGTCTCGCCGTTAGTGGCGTTCATAGGGATTATCTTCATTGGTCATTCCTCCTTTCCGTTTTGAATCACTGCAGGGTCTGGATCCTGCAACGTGATGGACCGGATGGTTTCGAGACTGTGCGACGGATGACTGTGGAACAGCTCAATGGCTTTCTCCAACCCCTCTGCAGCTACGAGGCGACGGTTGATGAGAAAGACACTGCCGAGGAAATAGCTCTCTGGCTTCGCTTCTTCCTCGGGCATAGGTGCTCGTTCTTCCAGTTCCAATGACTGTTCGTCGCAAACCACGCAGATGTCGTCGTCTCCTGTGCTGAGAACATAGCAACAGTCATCGCCACCCCAAAAGTAATACTTGACGGTCAGATGCTCCTGATACTCTTTCCCATCAGGCGTTATAAGGTGGTCGCCGTCTTTCAATCGCACCATGTCGTACATTCCAAATTTAAATGTTCTTGCCATAGTTGGTTTCATTTTAGTCGGCTTGCGCCGAGAAATTGTTTAAAAATTTGTTTCAAAATTATTCATGTAGTTAACCAATCGTCCGTTCCTCTGCGATGTCTGCCATTCTGATTTCCAGTCCTGCTTCGGCGCATTTCTGTTCGTAGCATTGATTGCGTTTGGTTTCCGGGGTATAGAATATGACGTAGCGCGTGGCAGGGTCTTTGCCACGATCTTTGATAGTTGCATATCCGTATCTGTCGGCATGGCCACGCAGGCTGCGCTGACGGGTGTTGTAATATTTGGGGCTGTGGATAGGAGGTGGCAGTTGTTCAAGCATCTCTTTCAGCCTGACGACTGCCGTGTGGTCGCCCTTTGCCTTCAGCAGAGTGCGGAGGATATTGCACAGTCTGTGGCTGTCAATCCTTACGTTAGGCCGTCGGTTATGCGCCTTGACGAATGCCATCATCTGTTCGGCGTATTGTTCGGTTTCTTCATCAGACCACACGACAGCTGCAGGGTATTCCTTCTTAATCTCGCTGGCGAAGTCCTTGTCAGTTCGTTTAATGTTGCTCCACGCGCGGAACACCTCAGCACTGCTGGTCTTCCTGCTGGGGAGACGTCCCGTCTGCCTGCAGTGTTCAATAACGATACGCCGTTCTTCGTCCCGGTCCATACGGCGCTTCTTGTATTTGTCATTTACAGCAAGGAGCCTCGGATTGTCTATTAGCGCCTTGCGGCTTTTTATTCGTTTATACAAATTGGCTTCATATTTATTTTTCGAGAACCTTGACGGGATTTTGTGGTTTGCCTCGCAGAACTGGATGTATTCTTCCAGTAGTTCGTCAGCATCTTGTACTACGGGCTTCACACTCGATGCCAGCAGAAGCAGGCTCTTTACGTCCTCGCGTTCGCAGTATGGCGGCTGTCGCAAGCTATTCATATAGGACTGCAACTTCACCTCCTCCTGATAGTAGGAGTTGGGCTGTCGGCCCTTCTCGGCAATGAAGTCGTTCAGCAAAGCCACTCGGCGTTTGATTTCCTTCTCGTCAAGAGACTTGCGGCTGTAGTCCCGCGAAACAGCTATGACGCGCTCGTCGTCATGGTAATTATGGCGCAGCCAATTCCAACAGTTACTGGCCTGCCGCGTCTCGTCGGTCACGTTTTTTCGTAAATCTTTCTTCACTGGGAGTGTAGGGAGGCGGTTGTAGCGCTGACAGAAGGCGAGCACAGTGGCATAGCGTTGCTCGAACGTGAGCTTGTCTTTGTCGCGGTAGTATTCGTAAAGTTGTCGAAATGCCTCGTCCTGAAGCAGTTCATCACGATTCTTGTTAAAGTAGCGGCGCAGACATCGTTCGGTTTTCTCCGGTATGTGGTGGTCTACCCTCGGCCAGTGGTCGTTCTCGCCTACAAAGGCACGGATACGTTCTTTGATGTCGTCGAGTGTCAAGTTTCTGAGGAACCGCTTCATCAGTGCCTGCACTCGCTGGTCATCGCGCAGGTATTTTATCAGCCACGCCCAATGGCGATAGTAATCCTGCTCGCTGGCCTTTGGCAGTCGTGCATGTTTTTCCACGAATGCGTTGACGAACCGCAGCCTATCATCGGCGGTGTAGGCTTCCGGCACCAGTTTGTCTATTATCTGGCGCACCCCCAGCGTATAGTCCATCACCTCGAACCTGCGCGGCTCTCGCCCCTCGCGCTCGGCCTGCGGTATCTCTATGGCGTCGAACTCGTCCTGTAGGTCCTTGATGGCCGTGGTGGTGGTGATATTATCCACCATGTCGAGCACCAGCGGCTTCGCAGTGTTGGCGGTAGTCAGGCAGCGCCCCATCTGCTGCATGTAGATAATACGGCTGCTGGTGGTGCGCAGCATCAGCACGGCATTGACGTTGGGCACGTGGATGCCTTCGTTGAGCATGTTCACGCTGAACATAAGCCGCAGTCCCTCGTCCTTTTCACTCTCGAACTGTTGCATCTGACTGCGCTGCTCGCTGTCGGGCAGGAGAGAGTGCATCAGGCAGGTGCATGCAATCGTGAATTCTGCCTCGCGGAACCACCCGACGACCTCCTTACGCATTTGCTCCAGGCTCTCGATGTTGCCGCAGAAAACGATGACTCGCCGTGCGTCCTTATCCAGATGCTTTCGCAGGATGGATGGCATGCCGTAGGAGAGTTCCCAGTGCAGGTGTGCATTGGTGAGCCGGAAGATGCGCTTGCGCTTCGCATCTTCCGTCAGGCTGCGGCTCTTGCTGATGCGCTCTTCGGTGTCGCTGACGGCCTTATCCCACCGAAACAGTCCGCTGACATATCGCGGTATGGGCAGGATGTTGCGGTTCCATGCCTCTGCGATAGTGATGTTGCTGGCGATATTCCCGTGGAACAGCTCATCGGTCATGTTGCGCTCGCCGTCGAGATAGCGGATGGGCGTGGCGGTGGTACCGAAGACCTTTGCCGTCTGGTTCACCTCCAACAGCCTGTCGACGGCGGCCCCCCATTCCAGGGCTCCTGCGCGGTGGAACTCGTCAAGGCATATCAGGTCGTAGTCCGTGTGCGGGCTGTCTGTCAGCATCAGCGTCTGATAGGTCATGTACTCCACACCTCGCCTGCGCCACCGCAGCACGTCATGCACCTGGTCGAGCACGAAGATGTTAGGGCCCAGTATCAGAACCTTTTTGAAGTTCTCCGACACGGCAGCAATGAGGTACGACTTTCCCGTACCCGTTGGATGCACCACACAGGTACGGTCGCTGGTCTCCAGTGCCGCCATCACCTTCTGGTATGCCGTCTTGTTGTGAGAGTATAGTTTCGTTCGCATGATTTGTCAAACTCAGTACCTAATTCATAGTCATTCTTTCCCAACTCTTCCCGAAGTTGTTTTTGTGCGTCAAGATGTTCCTTGACGATGTTATATGCAATCAGGCAGAGCTCCTGCCTTATGCGGTTTCTCGAACCTTTTTTCCTGGTGGAGAGGCGAACCATTCCCACTTTTGACTCCTCGTAGATTTTCTCCATCTGTCGGATGTAATGGATAAGGATGCTGCGCTCGTGGAAAAGGCGCTGGTAGTCCTTCACAATGTAATGTATAATGAGCTCTGTCGGGACCTCCGGCGGTTCGATTTGGGCATTTCCGTTTTCGTCGTATTTCATGTTGCTTAATCGGCTTGCGCCGAGAAATTGTTCAAAAATTTGTTTCAAAATTATTCAGGTTTCTTCAATCGGTCGAGCCGTACCCATGTCAGACGGTCGTGACGTTCATGGTAGCCCACCTTCTTCAGGTGGATGGCTGTCACCTGTATCATCTTCCCGTCGGCGAGCAGGTAGTCGCCTATCCTTATGTCTTGTGGTTTCAGCATCGGTCAGTCCTCCTTCTCGTCCATCTGTTTAATAAAATCCTTATGCTTTCTCAACGCTTCTCTGTAAGCATAATATGACACAGCCTTTGGATCCTGTTTGCAGCGCCAAAGTTCCTTGCACAACCGGGTGTATTCCTTCAGTTCGTCGGCAGTCATGTCGCAATAGATAAGTCCCAATTCCTCGTCATACGGATTGACAACACCTATCTCGTTCATGTGCTCGAATACTTGATAGTATGGAGCGTCCTTGAGGCAGTAAAGTTCTCTGCCGTTGAACCAGTCTTTACTTTCCCATCCCAACGATGTGAGTAGCGTTTTAATTTCGTTGTAATTCATTTTTCTCCTATTATAATTCGTTGATGATAAATTGATGATATTCGTCCATCGCCTTGCGGAGATGAGAAGCATCTGTTGTCAAGTACTGCGCTGCACGATACATCGCATCGGCCAGCTTCTTCAGTTTCTGTAGTTTCTGCTCTCGCCTTAGTTCCTTGATGATTTCCTCCACATCGCGCAGGTCAAGATATTGATGGTCTTCCATGGTGAGTGCTCCACTCACTTTCTGATGTTCGATAAATTCTTCAATGCTCATTGTCATAGGTCATTCCTCTTTTCTTAGTTTATGTCCATTCGCTTTCCAGTCGGGCCTCTTATTTAGAGGGTGCCGGGCGCTTGATAAGCGGCGGCATGGACCCTCTTAATAAAAGGCTTCGGGGTGTTGTAGTGGACGACGGCGGCTGTCATCTCTGCCACCTCCGTGATCACCAGCATCAGCCAGTGTTCATCGGTCAGTTCCTGGTCGTGGAACCCATGCTTGCATGCCGTATCGTAGGCGCGTTTAGTATATTCGTTATAGTCCATCTTCTTACAATGTTATGGTTTTTGTTCGTTGATATTCGTTTCTCAGTGCCGATGTATTGTAGCCGAAAGCACCGAGCGAGTCGATGTATGCGAGTGCTTCTCCCTCCGTCATGTTGGAGAGGTCTTTGGCTTGTATTCTCGGCACGCCTTTTATCGGTTCGTGCCTTCTGACGTTTTCTCCCCGCGCCATCCTTACGGCTTTTAGCGCATCCTTCATTGACACTAACTCCACTACTCCTTGCGGAATTGGGAGCGTTATCTGCTTGCTTGCCAAATATTCTTCTGGTGTCATCGTTGCGTCGTTTATTTGGCTATCTCATAGCTGTCAAGACCTCCGTAGTGGTTCACGGTGTAAGCCGTTAATTCTCCACTATTGCTGTCTCTAACAACCATACTCATTGCAATAATTTCGCTGTCATTGTTCTCCAAGTCGATAATCTTTATCAGGTCGTCTATCTCCATCGGTCAGTCCTCCCATGGTTTCGTCCCGTCAAGCGTCGTGCGTCTGCCCAACACCTCGACAAGATATTTCTTGCCTTTCTCCGCACCCCATTCCTCGCGACCCTCTCGGTACTCGATGCCTTTCAGCTCAAACGTCATGCGGCGCGACTCGTCGTCCTTCTTCGGGTAGCCGAGGGAAAATTGGACGTGGGTGTAGTGTCTCGCATATATATCAAAGGTTACGGGACACGGCAAATCAGTATAATAGCAATACCTCCTGCCGAGATGATGCGTCGGAGTCAGAGAGTCTCTTTCCCAAGATGCAGGACAAGGGCATGGTTGAATGCGTTGACACCAATACAGCCCAGGTTCTCGGTATTCTTCAGGCTTCTCGCCAGACTCTATCATTCTGTACCACTTCGCCTTTAGTGGCTGGTGGAGAATTTTTATTGGTTTCTGATTCATACGCTTATTCTCCCTCTTTTATTCCTGGCAGCCTCTCCAGTTCTTCCAGTTCGAGATAATAGTTGGGGCCGCCGATGCAGCTTGACGTGAAGTAGTGGCCCTTGGAGGAACGAATCAGATAGATGTCATGGTCACTGTTGCCAGCGACTCCGTTTTCCATACGCTTCCATCTGACCGGTGTCTCATTCTTGCAACTGGCTTCCTCCTCCATGTCGTTGATATTGTCAACGGCAATGGCCACTTCCACCCAACATTGGCTAAATGCCTCCTGCTTGTACTTCAGTGCCTCGCACTCCATTCTAAACTTGTGCTCGTTCATATATGCAACCTGCCGAGCGCACTCCTCTGTGAAGTTCTTCATTTTTTTGACGAGGTCATCCAAGATAGCTTTTTCATTCTTCGTCATGTGCTTATTCTCCTTTCTCTCTCATTCTTTAAGTTATTTGTTAATATTTACAGGTGCGATGGTATCGCACCATACGGAACGGTTACTGCTTCGAAATATTCTTACGCTTGTCAATACAGATCAGTGGCACGTTGAAGATGACGGCGAGATAGATCAGACCGCCCAGCCAGTGCCAGAAGTTGCTGAAGAAAAACTCACAGTATTCCATAATTCAGTCCTCCTTGCGTTTACGATTACCACAAAGCAGCTGCTCCATCTGCTCTTGCGTGACCTCGCAGATGACTTTGATGCCTGCAGGTTTTTTCTTTACCTTGTATTCGAAAGTAAATGACACCTGGCGTAGCATCTCTGTTATGCCCAGGATGACTTTCTCTCTTTGTTCTTCTTGCTCTTTTTGTGTCATAGGTTTTTAAGTTTAGTGTATAAACAAAGTGACCGCAACTACGCGCTGTCGAGTCCTCTGTGCTGGCTGACTCCGGGTTCCTTTCGCTCCCCGACGCGGTTGCGGTCACAATTATGGCATTCTATTGTAGCTGGCATAAAAAACGCCGCTGGCAATGCGGCATCTTCATCCGCACAGAGGTTTGACGCTGCAAAGATACAATAAAATTATGAAAGAGTGCAATAAAATTATGATTTTTTGAACAAAAAATTTTTTCTGCCCATGGTTCGCCTGCCCTTGCTTTTTTTTGTCGCAAAGCGTATCTTGCAGGCAAAAAGATACGGAATGTTCAACTGGTTGAAAAAGATATTTCGACGCGACTCATCCCATCAGAAAGACGGGGTGGGGGAGCGGCTGCACATAGAGGGAACGCACACCCAGCTCACGCCCGAGCCGGACGACGCGGAGGTGGCAGCCCAGGCGTTGCTGGAGAGCCTGTGCGCGGAGCGCGGTTCAAAGCGCTTCGCGCGGTTCAAAGCGCTTCGCGCGTTCAAGGGGTTCAAGGGGGGCGTTGCGACGGGGTCGCAACAGACGCGACAGGCTCAGGACGGGACGGCGGAGTACTACCGCGAGCTGGCTGAGCGGGTGAAGGAAGCGCATGAGATGGAGGCACGGCTGACCGTGCGGCGCCTCGCCTACTGTGAGCAGGAGCTGCGGAACCCCTTGCTGAACGCCAAGCAGTTGGCAGAACTGGAGCGCGGACTGTACCGACATCTGGATGCCGTAGACCGCGAGGGAGGGGAGTTGAAGAGACGCTGGCAGCACGTACTGTCAGAGGTGGTGGTGAGAAGCCCCACCCTGGCCCTCCCCAGCAGGGAGGGTAAAACCCCACCCCAGCCCTCCCCCGTAGGGAGGGAGTGATAAGGGGAAGATTTTATTTAGCTGCGACGGTGTCGCAGTAAACAACAACACAAGGACTGAAGAGACAGAAAAAAATCATGGCATTGCTATCTGAAGTACAAGAACGCTCATGGGCAACCGATAAATACGGCGACGGCGTGTTGCGCTGGAAGTTTGACTGGCGAGACACCCGCATCATGAACTGGATCAACAAGTTTACAGAAATTACCGGCGAGAATACCCTTGCCGACGTAGACCGTCAGAAAGCCGTTCGTTCGGGGCGCCTGCGCCGGTCGCTGGCATGGAAGACATGGGAGGCCAGTGGTGGCGATGCTCAGGTGTTCGAGGCCCGCTACATCTACTATGCGAAGTTCGTGGAACTGGCCGTCGGCAAGGGCGAACCCTACGACAGTCCTGTGCCTGAGATTCCCCATCCGCGATGGGAGCCTATCAAGGTGGCTACACGAAAGCGTAAGGGTAAGCCACACGTGGTGACGGAGATGCGCACCCAGGCCAGCAAGTTCACGTCTTTTGCACGTGCGCAATTCTCATTTACAGGCACCATCTATATGCTCTACGCCATGGGCGGCAAGGACAACCCATCTGTGGCAGCTGCCTACAACCGCGCCTTGCAGTGGGCCCTTGAAACGCCAAAAGACTAAGGAGCCACACCCTCCTCAGTAAGGAGGGAATTGACATTAAAAATTTCACGACAATAAAAACACAATCATCCCATTATGGCAAACAGATACGACATAGTACGCATAGATTTCCAGGCAAGCGCCCGAGGTGCCAACGCAGCCATTGAGTCACTTCGCCAGGAGGCAGAGAAGAGCAATGCCGAGCTCACCAAGATTCGTGGCAACATTGACAATGCGCTGAAAGCCGGGGCCCCTGACGAAGTGATTGCAGGCATGAGAGCCGAGGCAAAGGCAGAGGAACGTCGCTACAAACAGTTGACGCAGGCACAGAACGAACTCATCAAGGGTATGCGCGTGCTCGACCAAGGCGTGAAGATGTTCAACGACGGGTCGCTTTCGCAGATGAACGCAGCCTTCCAGAAGGCCGTTAATAGCGCGGCCAAACTGGCACAAAGCAAGATGGATGCCGGTACTCAGTCGTGGCGTGAGATGGGTGCCATCATGCAAGAGACGGAGCAGAACTATGCCCGTATGCAGCGCGACACCGAGCAGCTGATACAGGTCATCCAGAATGGCGGCACCGTATTCCGCTCCACTCTGGAAGCGGAGAAGAAAGGTATTCAGGAACTGATGGGACTTGTACCGTATATGGGCAGCGAGTATCAGAAGTTGGAAGGGCAGTTGCAAGTCGTAACCACCAAGCTCGACCAGATGGCCACAGCCGAGCGCCAGATGAAGGGTGAGATTGTCACCGCCAACGACGCCCGTCGCGTAGCATACCAGTTGACGGAGGAAGGTGCTGCTGCCGCCAAGCGCGAGGCAGAAGCCGCCGAGCAGACCATTGCTGCCAGCAAGGAACGAATCAGTGTTTTGGAGCAGGAGCGAAAGACTCGCGAAGACGCTGCCCGCGCAACAGCCGAGACCGTTGCCAAGCGCAACGAAGACCTTGCCATGCAGCGTGATGTCATTGAAAGTATCGAGAAGGAAATTGGGAAGGAAGACCGCAAGAGCAAGAAGAAGCGCGAGGCCGCAGACGCAGCAAAGGCCACTGCCGAAGAATCGGTTAAAGCCGTAGAGACGGAGAAGGCTGCACTTGAAGGTTTGCAGACTACCACGAAGGCTGCCGAGGATGAGGTGAAGCGACTGGAGGGGGAACTGAGCAAGTTGGGCACACAGAAAGTTCAGCCAAAGGTGGAAGCGGACACCAGCGAAGCCAAGAAAGAATTATCAAAGTTACAACAACAACTTCAGCGTATTCAGGGGTTAAAGGCGGAAGCACAGTCTAAACTTGACACCATCAAGACTTCTGTCGGTGAGTTAAAAAATCCAGTCAACCACGACGATGTCAAAAAAGCGCTTGAAGAAGACCGAGCGGCCCAACAAGAGACGATTGCGAAACTTGATGCCAAGTGGGATGAATACTGGAAGAAGCAAGAGGCTAATGCCAAGAAGTTCGCAGAGGTTTTGAAGAAGTCGGTTGACGATATAGACTACAAGGATTTCTACGAACATGTGTCAGGACCTAATTCGGAGCTTGCTAAATCGTGGTACAGAACACAACGCCGCGAATCATACGGAATAGACTATTGGGGTAACGATTCCGAAAACTATAGAGAACTTACCCTTTTGCGTGCAGGGAAGCGTGTTGGTAATTTAACTGCCGAAACACAGGAAGAATTGAAAGTCCTCGAAGGGTTGAAACGTAAATACGAGGAATACGAAAAAGCGAAGAATAAAGCTCGTGAAGCCACGCCCAAATACGATTCAGCTTACGAAAAAATCGACAAGGCTCTCAACGAGCGTCTTCAGGAAGAAGCGAAATTAGAAGTATATTACGAGGAGGAAATCAAACTAAAAGAACAGATAGCCGCAAAGGAGAAAGAAATCACCGAGGCAAGGAAACAGTCAACCCAACCTATCCAACAGCAGGATGCAGAAATCAAGAATCTTACCAACGACATCAAGAATCTCGACGGTATGATTAGCGAGCTGAAGAAACAGCGCGATGCCCTGAATACCTCGCAGCAGAAAAGTACTGCCGGCATGGAGGGCGAAGCAAAGTCTGCACAGGATCTTGTCAAGGAGATGAAGCGGCTGAATGACGAGATAGATAAGCAGAAAGGGAAACTGCTGAAACCGGAAAAGGAATACCAGAAATCCCTTCAGTTGGCCACTGCCGCCAAGAAACCAGAAGACCGTGACCGCCTGATAGCCGAAGCCGAGCAGAAGTTGAACGAGAAGACCGCAACGACGAAGGCGAAGATTCAAGAACTTGAAAGACAACTCGACAAGGCGAGGGAAGCCTACAAGGCCCTCACCAAGGAAGAAGGCGCTGCTACCGATGCCGCCGATGACGAGACGGCTGCCGTGCAGAAGCTCATCCAAGCCCGCGACAAGCTGGTGGCATTGAATGAGAAATCGACATTCCACGAGAGTGTCAGCGGCGAGCGCACCATTACTAACCCGCGCGAGGCAGAAAACTTCCTGTTGCAGCAAATGGCCAAGTTTGATAGTGGTCGTGTGGGTAAAACGCAGGCCTCAGTTTCAAAAACAAATTTTGAAGCCTTGCGCAAAGCCTTCGGTGAGCGCTATGGCATGGAGAAGGCGGAAGCTGAGAAGTGGTTAAAAGAGTTAGCAAAGCCTCACGGCGGTATTTTTACTAAGGGAGGGCAGGCTGGAGACGGCTCATATTTTTTCAATATCGACCCTGCGCAGCGTGTCACTTACAACAAGGAAAAATTACAGGCTTCAAAAGAACTTGGCAGAACCTCTATCATCACCGACCCCACCGAAGCGGAGAAAGCCTATCAAGCCGCGTTGAAGCAAGTCGGTGCTACTGAGCAGCAGGCAGCGGCCATGGGCAAGCTGTCTGGAGAAACCCAGAAGCAGGCACAAGCCACCAAGGAACAGACACAGGCTACACAGAAGCAGAACGAGGCAGATAAGGACAAGGCCGCTTTGGATGCAACGATTGCCGACTTGGAATCGCGGAAGCAGCAGGCACAGGAGAAACTTACACAGTTGCAGCAGCAAAGTGCCAAAGCCGCAGCCGAACAAGCCGAGGCCGACAAGAAGGAAACGGAGTTGAAGCAGCAGCTTGCCGGAGCGCAGCAGAAATTAACCGAGGCACAGAAGGCCGAAGAGGAGCAGCAGAAGAAAATAGCTGATGTCACCGACAAGGCCAATTCCTACAAGGAGAAATCCGCTCGCTTGGAATCAGAACTGGCCAACGCCTCTGCCGAGAAGACAGCCAAACTGGAGGAAGAGAAAAAGAAACTCGGCGAGTTGGAAGCCGCCACGGAAAAAGACATTGAGCTGAATAACAAGCGTCAGCAGGAACTGCAAGAAACGAATGACAAGATTGCCGAGGAAGGCAATATCATACGTGAAGCCCAGACCAAGCGGGCACAAGCTCAGACCAACAACATCAAGGCCACCGAAGATGCTATTCGCAAACTACGTGAGGAAAATGCGGCCATAGATGTGAATAGCAAGGAATGGAGCGACAATGCCCGCGAGATACAGCATCTGGAGGAAGCTCTCGGTAAGATGAAGAACCAAGCAGCTCTTCAGATGATGACCGAGCGTATGGAGCGCGTACCACAACTCTCCACCGCCGCCCTTACGGAAACGAAGCGTTTCTGGGAAGGAATGGTGGCTGGTGCAGAACGTGGCAGCAAGGAACTCGCAGAATATGAAGCCAACCTAAAAACGATTACCGAGGAAGAGGCACGCCGCAACAAACAGTCGTTGAAGGATACCTCTCGCAAACTCCTTGGCAACCTCGGAGGTTATAGCGTCGAAGAAATCCGCGAGGCCATCGACGCCGCGACAAAGTTACAGAGAAGCTACGACTCCACCAGTCCGGCAGCACAACGTCTGTCGAAAGCCATCGTCGATGCCGAGGAACATTTGAAGAAGTATGGTGTGGAAGCAGAGCGTGCTGCCCGCCGTGAGGCACAGGCCGTTGCCGATGCAGCTGCCCGCCGCCGTGAGCAGGATGCTTTGATGCGCCAGCAGCTGCAGCAGGGCACCGGCCTTTCCGAGTCAGCCCTGAAGGCACAAGAGCAATATTGGCGTCGCCTGATTGACGATCCGAAGACTGCTGCTGAGAGCATTAAGGGTTATCAGCATGAGCTGCAGCGCACCATTGAACTGCAGCGTCAGCAAGCAGAAGCCACCCGCAACGAGCGTGCTGCACGACTGAACGGTGACTTGGGCAACCTGAGCGAGGCAGAAATCCGCGAAGCCATTGAAGCAGGCAAACAACTCGCACAGAGTTACAAATCCACCAGTACTGAGGCGCAGGAGATGGCTCAGAAGATTGTGGCTGCCGAGGAACATATTAAGCAATACGGTCTGGAAGCACAGCGAGCCGCACAGAAGCAGGCTGCCATCGACACGCAGATGCGTGAGCGTATGAACAATCTCACGACACTTTCCTCGTCGGCTCTTACCGAAACCAAGAAATACTGGGAGGACATGATGCGCACGCAGGGCCTGGCAGAGCAAAAATTATCCTCCTATCGCATACAACTGGAGAAACTGATTGCCGAGGAGAACCGCCGCAAGGAGGTGCAGGCAGAGCGTGTCATTGGTGACATGGGTAACTTCAGCGACAATGAGATTAAGCAGGCCGTGCAGGCATTCGAGCAGTTGCGCGACGTGCAGAAGCATGGTTCTGACGAGTGGAACTACTACAACCAGCGCGTTCAGGAGGGAAAGAAATACCTTGATGAATGGGCGAAGGTAGACAGTGTCATCAAGTTTGAAGAGCAGATGTCCAAGTTGCCACAGCTCTCCGATAGTGCCCTGCAAGAGACCAAGAAGTTCTGGGAGACGATGGTGGCCGGAGCCGATAAGGGAAGCTCGGAGTTGAGAGAATATGAAGCGCATCTGGAAAAGGTGAAGCAAGAAGAAAGCGAGCGCAGACAGCTCACCTTAGAACAGCAGGCTCAGCGCATCACAAACCGTCCGATGTTCTTCTCAATGTCGGAGAAAGAAATCCGTCAGGCAATCGAAGCGACAAAGGAGTTGCAGCAGACGGTTAAGATGGGCGACGATGAGTACGACCAGTACACACAGGCCATTGTCCGTGCCGAAGAACACCTAAAGAAATATGGCCTGGAGGCAGAGCGCACCGCAGCAAAGCTGAAGGAAACCAACGCCTATTACGAAAGTCAGCTCAATTCCGGACAAATTTCCGAGTCGGCCTTGAAAGCTCAGGAGTCATACTGGAAGAGACTCATTGATGACCCTAAGACGGCATCGGAGAGCCTGGCCCATTACCAGCGTAACCTTGACGAGGTACACAGGTTGCAGCAGAAGATGGCAGATGAGACTGGTCAGGACGCCTTAGCTTTCTTTGAGAAGGGGAGAGATAAGAATGCCAGCAAAAATGAGGTGGAAGAGCAACTAAAGAATCTAAAAGCCTTCCGTGACTCGCTGCCTCGTGGCCAATATCAAGATACGATAGCCAAGATAGACGAATATATTCATAGGGCTGGCGACTCAGCAAAAGCTGCTTCGGTTCAGATGATGTCGCTGAAGGATGCCTTGCGAATTGGCTCGGCTGCTGGCGGAGCTAATTTCAAGGGGACAGTGGAGCAGTTGACGCAGGCCAAGAAGACGCTGGAGGAACTGCAGCAGAAAGCCGTCAAAGGAGGTTATGCCTGGCGCCGCATGCAGGAGGGTATCGACAATATCAATCTGGAGTTGCGTCGCACCAGCTTTATCTCCAAGGAAGTACAGGCCATCCTTGATGCTCCGAAGGGCAAGTCGTTCAACGAACTGAAGCAGGCTATCGAGCAGGGCAGGGCAGCCTTGCAGAACATGCGCCGCACCACCGAGGAAGAGCGCAAGGCGTTTGACGAACTGGCCAAAAAGGTAAAGGAGGCCGATGTGCAGATGAAAGCCCTCGGCAGCAGCAGCAAGGCTACGGCCAGTTCTTTCGACAAGGCATGGAGCCGACTGAAGACATACATCGGCCTGTACGTCAGTGCTGCTGTGGCGATGCAGAAACTCACGGGTACGATGGGAGACCTGATGGAGCTGTCGGACAAGATGGGTGAGGTACGCAAGACCACCAACTTCTCAGCAGACGCAGTGGGACATCTGACCGGAGAGTTGAAAAAGCTCGACACCCGTACCTCGATTACAGGTTTGCTCGATTTGTCGGTGGCTGCCGGTCAGCTGGGTTTGAAGACACAGGAAGACGTGCAGGGCTTCACCGAGGCTGCAAACAAGCTGATGGTAGCCCTGCCCGAAATGGGACGCGAGGGTGCCACGGAGATGCTGAAGGTGGCATTGGCTACTGGTGAGATTGATAAGATTCGCAAGCAGATGGAGGAGGGTATTATTGACGGTTCCTCTGCTACTGCTGTCGCCATGGAGAAGGTCGGTTCGACAATCGACCGTCTGCGTGCCACGAGTGCGTCGACCGCTCCTGCCATTACAGACTTTGTGAAGCGCGTCGGTGCCGTGGGTGCGCAGAGTGGTATTACCATCGATCAGGTGGCCGCCCTCGGTTCCACCGTTGATGCCTTGGGTATGAGAGTCGAGATGTCGGCTACGGCATTGTCGCGAATGATTCCTGCCATTAGGAATAATGCGTTTAACATTGCGCAGGTTATCGGCGTTACCCCTGACACCATCCGCAACCTTTTCGATACAGGCCGTGGCATGGAAGTTATCTTGATGATACTTCAGCACATTAAAGATGCTGGCATGGATGCCGACAGCATTGAAGGCATGCTGGGCATGGGCAATATGAAGGAAATCATGAAGGAACTCAACCAGCAAGGTGCTCGCGCTGGCATTGTGTTCGGCGGTTTGTCGCAGAACGTGGATGAGTTGCGCCGGCAACTCGGTGTTGCAGCAACAGCCTATGAGGAGAATATTGCCATTCAACAGGAGTACGACAAGATGAACGAGACGACGGCTGCCAAGTGGGCGCGTCTGAAGAACCAGGTGGAGGAGATGTTTGTCGGCGATACCGCGCAGCGATTCCTTGGAAGTATCATCGATGGACTTCGCCACATTGTTGATTTTATCAGCGGCAATGTCAATCCCGTGCTGAGAACTATATCGGAAACCCTCAAAGTCATTGCCGTTTACTGGGCCGCTTTCAGACTGGGCCTCGGTGAAGGTCTGATGAAACTTTTCAGCGGATTTAAGACAATGGGTGGCGGATTGAAAGCCCTCATAACAAACACAAAAGAATACATCGTTCTTAGCAAAGCTCTCCGCAACGCCAAGTTGGCAGAGGCAGCCGCTACGACGGCAGCAGAGAAAGCGACAGCAGCGCAATCGGTTACAACGATAAGGGCAAAGATGGCGACGCTCGGCCTTAACAAGGCCATGAAGGCGAATGTCTTTATGGCTGTTGCGGCAGCTGTCCTTTACCTTACGGTTAAAGTATATGACTTCATCAAGAGTTGCAGCGTAGCTGGAAAGGCCGTTGCGGACATGGAGATGGAAATTCGCAAACAGCAAAAAGCCGTCAACGATCTTTTCTATACAACCCAAAAGACCAACTCTGCGCTTTCTGAATCAAAGACGCGATATGAGGAATTAAAGAAGGCTGGCAAAGACACAACGGAGGCTGAGAATCAACTAAAGAAGGCCAACGCAGACCACGCTTCCAGCATTCGTGAAATCAACTCAAAGTACGGAGAGTATCTTGGCTACATGCTGAGCGAGACGGCCAGTGCCGAGCAGTTGGCCAGAGCACGTGAACTCATCAATGCCAAGTTGCGTGAGACAATCACCCTGAAACAGCGCGAGGCAGCTTTGGGAAATGTCGAGCAGGAGTATGGCGGAGAAGCAAACAAACGAATTGCAAAGTTGGATGATACCGTCCGTGCTTGGTTTAAGGATGAGCAACAAGCAGCTAAAATTTACACACAGATTGTTTCTGCCGTTCAGAGATTCAGTAAAGATGCCCAAGGGTTGCGCACATACATTGACACTAAGATTCTGCCGAAGGGTGGTCTTGGCCGTCGTCGCAGCGGAACCACATTAAGCATTCTTGACGTAGCCGAAGACTACAGACAACAAATCGAGCAAATGCAAAAAAGAGAAGAAGCAGTTAATAAACGCTTCGACGCGCAAGATACAGAGAACAGGAAAAGCACCCGCGAGGCTACTGTCCGCACATTAAACCAGACGCTTGCCGACTGGAGAAAACTACTCGGTGAGTACCAGAAGGCAGAGGGCGAAGAAAAGGAAAAACTTGCCGCAGAAGTCTACAAGCAACAACGAGCATACGCCAATCTGCTTGCCACCAATGCAGACTATCTCGAAAACGACAACCGTAAAGCCATTTTTGAGAAGAATGTCAAGAACATGGCAACCTACGAAAAGGGTTTACGAAAGGTTGCAGGCGAAGCCATCCGTACCATTGATGCCATGGAACGTGCCGAATCGAAGATTACCGGTACGGACTACACAAAGGATGGAGAGAGTGCCAACAATCCTTTTGGTTCTCCCCAGGGCGCCGACTCGCTGAACTATGCCGACATGAACCCGAAGCAACTGGTGGCACGCCGTCACCAGATGGAGCAGTTCGTGAATGCCATCCAGACCGACACCGACATACAGAGCGTACTCTCGGAGGACAAGGCATTGAAGGCAGCCATCGAGAAGGGCATGTCGAGCGACATGCGCACCGTCATCGAGTGGTACAACGCCGAGCGATTGAAGATACAGGAAGAACTCAGGTCGCGTCACCTGACCAACGAAGGCCATTGGCTCGACCCGAAGAAAGACCGCAGCGGCAAGTCGCGCACCCCGGTTTCCGATGGAGCACTGGCTGAACTGGAGCGTTACTACGCCTGGCGCAAGGAAATGATTGAGCAGGCCCGCATTGAGGAAGGCTTGACGGAAGAGGAGTTCAACCGTCGCATTGACGTGATGGAGCAGGAGCACATGAAGAAGCGCTCCGACCTGCGCGTGTCGTTCACCACCCGCGACAAGAAGTTCATTGAGGACTTCCATAAGTGGTGGGCCAGCGTGGAGGAGCTGGAGGAAGTAGACTGGAAGCTCATCAGCGACGAGTGGCGTGCCATCCTGCTCGATGCCAAGAACGGCGACAAGCAGGTGAAGATGAACAACATGAAGGCGCAGAAAGACCTCGCCGCCATGGAGCGCATCGTCGTGAAGCACCTGAATGCCATCGACGACATCCTTAGCAAGGAGCGTCCTTACGACGGCATCACCCGCAACCTGCAAGACAACCTGACGAAGATGGGTATTCTCTTTGCCGACTTCGATGCAGAGATACGCGAGCGCATTGCCAAGGGCGAGACCGACGTGTCGATAGATGCCGCCGACGAGGTGCTGAACCGCACGAAGCGACTCGCTTTCCTTTTGAAGGAAGCCGAGCATGCCTATAACATCACCATCACCGACCTGCTCAACACCATGCGTCAGGAAGGCTTCGACGCCTGGGCAGATGAGATTCAGAAAGACGACAAGCTGCAGCAGGCCCTGATGGCACAGTTGCGCACCGCCTATGATGCCGTGCAGGATGCCATCAAGAAGGAGGCCACTCAGATCAAGAAGCAAGCCGAGATACAATGGAACGACACCACTATCGGCAAGAACGGTCAGCAGAGTCAGAAGCAGTATTTTGAAAGCATGCTTGCGCAGTTAGGGTTGCAGGAAGATGCCATCAAGCGTGCCAACAGCCTGATTGGTGCTGGCAATGCGAGCGAGAACGTGGCCCTCCGTCTGGCTGTGAAGCAGATGGAAATCCGTCTGAACATGCAGGCTCAATACTACGCCCTGATGCGAAAGATTGGTCAGGAGCGTGCCAACCAGTTGCTGCTGACGGCCCAAGAGGCAAGAATAGAGAGTGAGCGTCTGAAGACCGAGGCTGCGCGTCTGCGTGCCGAAGGAAAGACCGATGCTGCCGAGCAGAAGGAGCGCGATGCCGCAAAAAAAGACGCTGAAGCCATCCAGGCCACCGCCGACCGCACCCATGTGCTGCGTTCCCTCGACCTTGCCACCACCGAGGAACAGAAGAAGCTCGACGAGCAGCGCGTGGCCATTGCCAATCAGCTGGAGGAGATTCAGAACAACACCTACAAGAGTCTGAAAGAATGGGGCGACCTGCTGGCCAGCAGTCTGCAAAGTCTGTTTGAGGCAAGTCATGCCGGCGACAAGGAGTATTACAACGAGCTGGCGAAGCTGGAACTGACGGGCAAGGGTGGTCCCGGTGCAGGCACTTATATCGTGATTGAGAACGAGGGCACCAGCGATGCAGAGGCACACTATGAATACCTGGACGAGCGCGAGGCTTTGGACCGTCAGCGCGAGATAGAGCGCCAGAATGCACAGGCCGAGGCATGGCGCAAAGTGATGGACGACATCAACATGAAGATGAGCGAGACCATCACCGACCAGATGAATGCCATGTTGCAGAATGCCAGCGTGGATGCCAATACCGATGCCGTGGGAGCAAACACCGAAGCCATCATCAGAGCGACGGAGGCTCTGAACAGTCAGGGGGTAGGCAGCGGTGTGAAGTTGGATGCCTCCATGACCGGCATCGAGCCAAGTTCTACTCCTGAGTTTGACGAGACCAACCCTGACACTTGGCCACGTGCCATGCGAAAGCGTGCCGGGCTGCAGGTTGATAGCGACCCCTACAACAACACAGGCGGTGAAGCGGAGAATACATCAGTATTCCTCAACCCCGCAGGAGCCGGCAACTTCGACTCATGGTATGAGCAGGCTGCCGGTGCCGCTGAACTGTCTGCACAGCGGCAGATAGATGCCTCTAACAATGTCGCCTATGCCATGGAGCAGAACTTCCACAAGCAGGTGGATGCCGCCACTGATGCCAACAGGAAGACCCAGACCAGCACGCAAAGCATGTTCGCCAAGATGACGCAGGCATTGAACCTGTACGGCGTTGCCTATCAGGCTATGAGCAATGACAATCTAAGTACGGAGCAAAAGTTTCAGATGATTGCCTTGCAGGCTGCTGGTAGTGCGGCTATGGCTGCCCTGACCACCAACCTCTCGGAGTCGCAGGGCAGCGCCTTGGCATCAATGCCCGGTGTGCTCGGCAAGATCATGGAAGAGCTCGGCCCGATAGCCGGACCTATCGCCTACGCCGCCTTCACCGCCCTTATCGGCGGTCTAATGGGCATGGCCGTGAGCAAGGTCACGAAGGCCAAGAGTCAGATTGCCAGTGTGACGGGTGCCAGCAGCGTCGGTGCCGGGCGGTTGTCGACGGGAATGCTGACGTATGCGGAGGGTAACGTGAATGAGTTTACCGACCCCTCGACGCTGACACCCGGCAGGCAATACAATGTGGATGCCGCCGACGGCAAGACGTATCGGGCACGCTATATGGGCCGGAGAGCCAGGACGCACATCACCAACGGTCCTGAGTTCCACCTGAGCGGCGAGAAGGGTAGGGAGATGATTATCGACGCTGACACGACGCGACAGATCACGCTGAACGAACGTGACATCTGGCACACCATCCAGACCCTGTCGGCCGGTCGACGCATGCCGAGAAGGAGGTTGACAGGGCGCGGCATGCCAGCGTTTGCCGACGGCAACGTGGAGGACTTCGAGGAGATGATGAGTGGCTATGACGTGGCCGCGAACGGTACGGGCGGCATGAGTGCCGAGCAGTCGGCAACCTTGCAAGCCAGCATCGACCGCCAGAGTGATCTCTTGGAGCGTGCCCTGACAGAGGGCATCAGAGGCGTATTTGCCGTGAACGGCCCCGACGGACTTGTGAACACCTACGACAAGGGGAAGCGTCAGGCACTTCGCCACGGGCAGCAGTACCCGTGATTAGTTTAAAGTTTAAAGTTGAGAGTTGAGAGAGGGCTGCGCAGAAGCGCGGCCCTTTTTTGTTGCCCTTGACCCGGAGGCTGGCTGCCATTAAATTGCAGGAAAAGTTGTCATGGATATAGACCTCGTCATCCCGATGGTGTTCCCCTCAGACCCCGTGTGGCAGCGCGACTATGAGCTGTCGCACGGGGGTACCGCCTTTGCCGCGGCAAGGAATGTCCGCTGGCGCTCATGGGGCACCGAGGAACTCCTTGTGCGCTGTGTCATGAAGTACATGCCGTGGCTACGCAGAGTCCACCTCCTGCTCGCCTCCGTCTCCCAGGAGCAGCGCTGGATGTCCGGCATGGCGGCCGACGGGAATGTCGTCATCCATCATCACGCCGACTTCATCCCGAAGGAGTACCTGCCGTGCTTTGCCTCTCCGTGCATCGAGATGTTCCTCGACCGCATCCCCGGCCTCTCGGAACATTTCATCTACGCCAACGACGACATGTTCCCCTTGTCGCCCCTTGATGCCTCTGACTTCTTCCGTCCCTCCCCTGACGGGCGCCTGCTTCCGTGCCAGCATTTCACAGAGAAGCCTGCCCCTGTCTCTCCGAACATCTTCCAGCGTAAGTGCCGCTATCAGCTGAACATGGTCGCCGCCCCCTTCGGCCGTCATTACACGCGCACCTACCTGAAGGCCTCCCATAGCTTCGCCCCTATCCTGAAGTCCAGCTGCGAGGAGGTCTGGCGCCGCCACGGTGCGGAGATCACGAAATGGCTCTCCCCCGTGCGCCGCACCGACAGAAGCTATAACCACTATATCTACTCCCTGTACCAGCATTTCTCCGGCCTGTACGTCGACCACGTCCCCCGCGAGCAGTATGCCGGCAGGTCCGCCAGGACGTCCGCCCTTGCCGCCGTCATCCGCGACCCTGCCGCAGGCATCGTCTGCCTGAACGACAACGAGGACATCGGCGACTGGGAGCGCCGTGCCGCCGTCGTGCGCAGGGAGATATCCGTGAAGCTCAGACAATAGCGAACAAAAATGACATACACAAGCTACAAAGATCTGGCGGACTGCATACGCCGGAACATCTGGAAGGTTCCCGCCGACGTCGACCTGATCGTCGGGATACCGAGGTCCGGGATGATACCCGCGCTGATGATTGCCGAGCTGCTGAACAAGCGGTGCGCCGACCTTGACTCGTTCATCGGCGGACGCGAGATGTCGTGCGGCGGCAGGAAGAAGCTGATGCGCCCCGGAAAGGAGGGGAAGGTGCTCGTCCTCGACGACACCGTCTTCTTCGGGAACGCCATGAGGAAGGCCCGCGAGCGGCTGGAGGCCGTCGCCACGCGCTACGACATCGTCTACGGCTGCATCTATGCGGAGGGCAGGAATGCCAAGCAGATGGTCGACATCTGGTTCGAGGACATCTGGCGGCCAAGCGAGAAGATATGGCTCTACGAGTGGAACATCATGCACCACTACGAGAAGAAGACGGAGCTGGCCATGTGGGACATCGACGGCCTTCTCTGCAAGGACCCTCCCGACGACCGCGACCGCGCCGCCTACGAGCGCTACCTTCCCGACGCCGTCCCCATGGTCATCCCCTCCGCGAAAGTCGGCGCCCTCGTCACCTACAGGCTGGAGCGCTACCGCGCCGTCACCGAGAAGTGGCTTCGGCTGCACGGCGTCGAGTACGGCACCCTGAGGATGTTCAGCGCCCCGAGCCGCGAGACGCGCAACAGCACTGAAAGCCCTGCCGCCTACAAGGCGCGTATATACGGAGGCGCGACATGGGCGAAGCTGTTCTGCGAGAGCAGCGCACGCCAGGCAGAGCGCATCCACCAGCTCACCGGCAAGCCGGTGTTCTGCTATGAGAACGGAAAGATGTACATCTAAACAGGTAACAGATATCATGATTGCAGCAATCGTACACTACAACACCCCGAAGCTGACGCGGGCAGCGCTGCTCTCCCTGTGGAAGCACACGCCCGGGTGCAGGGCCGTCGTCTTCGACAACAGCGACCGCAGGCCCTTCGCCGTCCACAACGCGCAGTTCACGAGGAACCGCTCCGGGCTCCTCACCGTCATCGACAACACCGAAGGGCAGCACATAGACTTCGGGAAGTGGCTGGAGACGTTCCCCGACAGGGAGCCGTCGCCGGGCAACAACTACGGCAGCGCCAAGCACTGCCGCTCCGTGCAGTGGCTGTGCGACTACCTCGGCGAGCCGTTCCTGCTGATGGACTCCGACGTGCTCGTCAGGCGCGACGTGTCGCCGTTCTTCTCCCACCCGGACTGCGCGTGGGTGGGGGAGCTCGGCGAGAATGTCAGGAAGCGCTTCGGCTACACGTTCCAGAAGGTGCAGCCGTTCCTGTGCTGGCTGAACGTCCCGTTGATGAGGGAGCACGGCATCTCCTACTTCCACCCCGACTGGATGTGGAACCTCACCACGCGCCGCCCGAACCACCGCTACGATACTGGCGCATGGTTCCACCGTGCCGTCCAGGAGGCAGGCCTGCCGACATGCCAGCTCCCTCTTCGCGAGTATATCATCCACCTCGGCCACGGCTCATGGCGCGACCGCGACGCGATGGCGTGGCTGCAGCGCCACCGCCTGCTCTGGGACGCCGGCACGGCCGTCTGTTGCCCTTGACCCGGAGACTGGCAGCCATTAAATTGCAGGAAAAAGACGGTATTACTATGCTGATAACGACGCAAAACGAAATCATCAGTCTGATGCCGACGGCACGCTGGGACCGGCCATCGCAGTTGTTCGGTTATCTGGAGGAAGAAGAGCGCGTAGCGCTTGAACCCCTCCTTGGAACAGAACTGTACCAGCACTTGTGCGAGGAGTACGAGCGGCTGAAAGACGAATACACAGATATCACCGCGACGACCATCAAGCCCACCGGAGAGTCCAAAGCCAACCCTGAACTTCCCTACGCCGATGTGACGGAGCGGCTGAACCGCATTCAGGAAGGCAAGACTGGTTGTGGCTGCCGTATGCCATTTGAGGAGGAAGGCGACGACGTTCCTGCCGACGACATGATGACGATACGGCTCATCCGCATCTGTCAGCAGATAGAGTGGTACAAGATGCTGGCACACAAGGCCGGTCTGCTGACGGTTTCGTTCAACGAGGGCGGCGGCATGAATATGGTGAGTGCGGACGGCTATGAGCCTGCCGACGAGAAGCGTATGGAGCGCGTGGTGAAAGACGCCTGGATGAGTGCCGGCAGGGCTGTGGACTCTCTGCTGCTGTTCCTGGAGGCCGATGCCAAAGGGAAGAAGCAGTTCACCGAGCTCTGGCAGAAGGCCGATGCCTTCTACCTGCACAAAGACCTGCTGTTCCAGACGGCCCGTGTGCTGAACGAATATCTCGACATCAAGGGAGAGCGCATGGCCTATGTGGCACTGGTGCGTGATATCCGTTTCTGCCAGAACACTTACCTGAAGCCGAGGATAGGCGCGAAGCTGCTGAAGGCACTGGTGACTTTCGCCAATGAGGGCTCGGAGCGTTCTTCTGATGCCGGGGCTGCGACGGGGTCGCAGCAAACGGAACAGGCTGACCATTTCGAGGAACTGCTCGGAATGCTGCGCACGGCCCTGGCTTTCTACGTGGAGAGCCGACGGACTACCATTACGCAAACCACCCTGCTTTCAGGTTCTGGAACATACGCCACAGCGGGTTCCCAGAAAGAAGTGAAGCTGGCGCGGCGGGACTCGATGACCGACGCCCAGCAGGCTCTTGCCATGGCATGCGAATACATTGAGGAAAATCTCGATGCACTGGGGCAGGCTGTTGTTGGCACACCTATCTACAATGCGATACGCGCACGCGAGGAACAGGAGGCACGGGAAAAAGCCTGTGCCTGTGCCGCAGCAGAACGGCACCGCAGGGAGATGTGCGAACAGAGCAGCAGGCGGTTGTTCACGGGATTCCCTCATACGCACAGGACGCCGGAGAGGAAGTAAAGCCCCACCCCGACCCTCCCCCGTAGGGAGGGAGATGGAGTGCCCTTGACCGCTGAGAGGCAAACCATTACATTTGCAATAAACGAGGGCTGATTGCCCCAAAACGAACAAGATATGTTGAGAACTTATTTTCAGGAAACATTCTACGACATGGCCGTGGACGTCGCACAGAAATATGCTGAGGGCATCCGCGTGGCCATCCTTGCCGGCACGGACTTCGAGGGTGAGAAGCAGAAAGGCTTCTTCCTGTCGAAGAACCGCGGCTTTGAGGATAAGCTGTACGTGGGCGACATTCACCGCATTGAGAACCACCTGTATTGGAACGACGAGGAACTGGCCGACGACGACCAGATCGTGAACGTGGTGGTCATCGACGGTCCTGTGACGCGCGACGGTGACGGTTGCTCGTATGGGTCGAAAGACCAGCGAGACCAAATCATGTATGCGAACACCATTCCGCAGGTAGTCGGTCACATCTTCATCCTGAACACTCCCGGCGGTGCTGCCAGTGCCCGCATCGACTACGAGCAGGCCATTGACGACTGCCGCGAGAAAGGAAAACCCACCG